TCGTGGCAACTGCTGTAGAAGCCCCAATCACCACAGACAGTGTCTGGGTTGGAGCCAGCCAAACTACTGCACCGGTAACTGCCGCCTGGGTAGTCGTAGCTACTGCTGTAGTTGCGAAACTGGCTGTAGCATTGACATTAAGGGTTTGTGTGGGGGCAAGCCAGACAACCAGACCAGTCACAGCTGCCTGGGTAGTCGTAACTGCAACACTAATAAGCGAAACGGTGCCACTAACCGCTACCGACCCGCTGATAGACACCGATCCGGTATTCGTAACCGTGATCGTACCAGTTACAGTCGTTGTAATAGTAGCAGTAACAGTGGCAGTAAGGCTGATCGTCTGGGTAGGTGCCAGCCAGACTACAGCCCCAGTAACAGCAGCCTGGGTAGTCGTAGCTACTGCTGTAGTTGCGAAACTGGCACCGCTGATAGAAACGGTACCACTAACCAAAACCGAACCAGAAATGGAAACAGAACCAGAAGTTGTTACGCTGACGGTGACGCCAACGGTAACAGTAATGGTAGAAACCGAAACAGTCCCACTGACAGTAATTGTCTGGGTTGGGGCCAGCCAGACTACAGCCCCAGTAACAGCAGCCTGGGTAGTCGTGGCAACAGCGGTAGTTGCGAAGCTTGCCGTAGCATTAACGGTCATTGTCTGGGTAGGAGCAAGCCAGACAACCATACCAGTTACAGCGGCCTGAGTGGTAGTCATCACCGGGCCTGACAAGGAAACAGTGCCAGTGCCCACTGTAACTGTGCCAGACACTACTGCAGAGACAGATGCTCCTTGCTGAATTGTGACTGAAACACCACTGCTGACAGTAACGGTCCCACTGACAGCAGCGGATACTGTCTGCGTGGGGGCCAGCCAAACCAGCTGCCCAGTTACAGCTGTCTGAGTGGTAGTATTTACTACTCCAGACTGCGTAATTGTACCCGATACAACTGCAGAAACCGAAGCGCCCTGCTGGATAGTGACTGAAACACCAGAACTGACGGTAACTGTACCAGATACTACAGCAGAAACTGTCTGAGTTGGGGCCAACCAGACTATTGCGCCGGTTACCGCAGCCTGAGTAGTTGTGGCTACTGCAGTCGTAGCGAAACTGGCACCGCTGATAGAAACAGTGCCGGAAATGACAACTGTATTGCTGATAGAAACTGTACCACTAACAGCAGGCATACTGCTAATGGAAACCGTGCCAGTTCCTATAGTAACCGTCCCGCTGACAACAGCAGAAACAGAAGCTCCCTGTTGAATAGTGACAGAAACACCAGAACTGACAGTTACGGTTCCACTGACAGCAGCAGATACTGTCTGCGTAGGTGCCAGCCAAACCAGCTGTCCAGTGGCTGCTACCTGGGTAGTAGTATTTCCTATTCCTGATACGGATACTGTACCAGACACTACAGCAGATACTGAAGCACCCTGCTGGATGGTAACTGAGACACCAGAACTGACAGTAACGGTCCCACTGACAGCGGGCATAGAACTGACAGAAACAACGCCAGTGCTTACCGTTATTGTTCCACTGACAGCAGCGGATACTGTCTGCGTGGGGGCCAGCCAGACTACCGCGCCTGTGACAGCAGCCTGAGTAGTCGTAGCTACAGCAGTAGTTGCGAAGCTTGCACCACTGATTGAGACTGTACCTGAAACCCCAACTGAACCAGTGACAACTGGTGTCCCTGAGACGCTGACAGTGCCACTAACCGGGTTTGTAGCAGTAACACTGACGGTGATCCCCAAAGAGCCAGTAACTGGCAATGGGTTAGTAACAGTAACTACACCTCCGTCAACACCGCTAGTTCCAAGTTGAATTTTGACAGGCTGAAAGATAGCACCACCAACCACGTCGACTGCCATGGTGGCGGTGGCTGATATACCAGTCGACGGTACGAGGACTATGTCGCCCATAAAGGATTACTTTTTAAGAGGTATGAGGCCCTCCACGCCCGCAAACAAAATAATCACGACTGCAAATGTGGCCACATATCATCAAGGCGAGCAGGCAGGAACTTGCCGTTTTCTATGCGTGACTTCACCCGTGGCATCAATAATTGATCTTCAGGGGAATGAACTTCGCAGAGCACCGGCCCTTCATTCATCAGTACGTTGGTAACCCCCTGCACCAGATTAGATTCGCCGGTCAGCCGCATCGCCGGGATACCAAACGCCGGAGCTGCCTCAAAGAAGTTGGCACAGGTCAGATCAGAATTTACACCGGCTATGGACTCACGGCCAAAATGGGTGTTCTGCGTGAACCGCATGGTCAGGTAACCCTTGTTGCAGAACACGAAGATTTTGACCGGTATCTGGTGGTGGGCAACGGTCTGCAGTTCCTGCAGGTTCATCATCAGGCCACCATCGCCGTTCAGGCTGATGGTCTGCCGCCCAGCGCCGCCCAGACAGGCCCCTATGGCACCGGGGAGGCCTATACCCATGGCTGACACGCCACCTGAATGCAGCAGCCTTTGTCGGCCATTGAGGGGCATGGACTGCATGGCTGACAGCACGGCCACCCCGACGTCAGCCACGATTATGGCGTCCTGGTCCATGAGTTTGGCCAGCACTTCCATGAAATAGTAAGAATTGACCCCCTTGCTGGTGTCGCGGTACTCAGCCTGCATCACCGGGTATTTTGCCTTCCAATGCCTGCATGTCGCCAGCCACACTGGGCAGGTAAAGTTTGGACTTTCATCCAGAAGTGCAGTCAGAAAATCCTTGGCGTCGGCAACAATTGGCAGATCAGTCCTGATGGTTTTCTTGGTGGTCTCAGCCGAGTCAATATCCACTACAATCAACTTGGCTTTCGGCGCAAACAGCTCCTTGGTGTGACCAATAACCGGGATGGTCAGCCTGCTGCCAATGACCAGCAGCACATCAGCTTCTTGAACCGCGAAGTTACCGGCCCGGTCCCCCATCAGGCCAACACGGCCGATGTAGTTGGGGTGATTCGTCGGGACCAGGTCAGTACCGCCCCACGCAGTCACAACCGGCAGCCCGCCACGGGCAATCAGAGAAATAAGTTCGTTCTCAGCCCCAGCTAGATGGACACCATTACCTGCCAGGATCAGTGGTCTCTCTGCTTTATTTAGCATTTCCAGGCAACGGGTCACCCCACTGACCGGCGTAGGGTAGAAATTGGGTGTGAATCCTTTTAATTTATCAGGGTCAACTTCTGCGTTTTGTACATCAAGAGGAATTTCCACAAATACCGGGCCTTTGCGCCCTGTCGTGGCCAGGTAAACCGCAAATTCCAGTATATGCCGGATTGCATCCTTGTGCCGCACCGTATCTGCGTACTTGGTTATGGGCTTGACGATACTGACCAAATCCAGTTCATTGGGGCCTATTTGCCGGGTACCGGTGCCGTCGATCATGGTGTGACTGGCCACCTGACCGGCTATAATGAGCATCGGTACGCTGTCGACGTAGGCCCCTGCTACCCCGGTGAGTGCATTCGTGCCACCTGGGCCGGTGGTAACGTGCACGCAGGCCATTTTCCCGGTGACCCTGGCGTCCATCTCGGCAGCCATGGCCCCGGCCTGTTCATGATGGACTGCTATTACTTCCAAGCCGGGTTGGTGACAAATTGCATCGTTAAGATGCATAGCCCCAGCACCACAGACAGCATAAACACGAGTAACATGCTCATTTAGGAACCTCGCTACGTACTCACTGACTTTCATAGGAACCCCATGTGCGGGGGCGGGGGCGTATCCTGGAACGCAACCTGACCCTTTACGAACTTGTCCAGCCAGGAATTGGAGTTGGTCTGCAGGCAGTTTTCCCCGCAGTCGGTGGAAGCATCAAACTCGTCGCTGGCAAGGTAGTTCAGCACTTCCCAGTAGCGGTCGCTCTGGTAAATGTCGCGGAAGCGGTCACGGGTGATGTTGCCGATGTGAAACTTGGAGTAGCGGGAATTGAACTTCTGCCCGCAGGGGGCAATCAGGCCGTTGCCGGACATTTGCAGGATGAAGGGCGGGCCATAGCAGCGTTGGTAGTCGCGCTTGCCTTCGTCCTGGATGCGTGACCATTTCACTGCCACCCTGAAGCTGTCATCACTGAGGGCTTCAGCTTCCTGGAACAGCGGGTATAGCTTGCTGTACTGCCGGTAATCAACGTCCAAGTCACCATCAACGGAGTTAGCACAATGCTTCATGATCGCATAGTCTGGCCTGATTTCTTTAGCGAGACGGGCGAAGGGTACGATCTGATCACCATCCTTTGGCATCACGACAAACTGCATGTTGATGTTCACCGGCAGGTTGTCCCGCCGCTTGATTTCTATAGCCGCTTTTATATTGTTAACCACCCGGTCGAATAGAGGCTGTTTCAGCCCCATGATTTGTGCCCAGCGAGCCTTATCACCACCGCTAAAATTAAAGCGGAGGTAAGTAAGACCAGGAAGTATTTGCTCCAAAACTGCTGGAGTGAGTTTAAGACCATTCGAGCTCGTGCCGATTTCAAGGCCACGCTTTGCTCCATATTCAACCGATTCGGCGAAGTAGGGAACTTCAGTACTTTCCCCGTCACTGATGAGGCTGACACCCTTGACTCCTATTTCTGCTGCATCGTCAAGATAATCAAAGGCATTTTGTCGCGTGATGACGGTATCTTCACTAGCCTGTAAGGAGGCGTAGCAGAAGTTACAGGCGGCGGCGCACTTTCTGGTCCAAGCCACGTCCATGGTAATAGGGGCGATGCGGTCGCCTCGTTGCCATGCCAGGACGCGATCCCGGTACCAACCGATCTTAGTCCCATCGAGTTGCAGGGAATAAACCTCTCCTGCGGGTTTACCAGAAACGACATGATTGAAAAACTCCGGGATTGGTGTGCTCATAGTTTGGCTCGTTGTTCTGTGGTCATGGCGTTGCGCAGCTTGCTGTCGTCGCCACGCTTTTCCTGAAACACTTCTATGCGCAAGCCGGTCAACCGGCGCAACGTGCGTTCAAAATCCAGCATTGCGGCATTACGGGCAGCGACGGGTACGTCGGCACCAAACCTTATAAGGGCATGCAGCGCCGGGATTTCAACCATCCTTGAGGTCCTTCAGTATCTTGGCAGCTCGATGTTCCCACAAATGCCTGGACTGCACTACCTTGAAAGCCTCAGCAGTTGCCTTTTCCCGTGCTTCGTGATTGTCCAGCCAGTACTGCGCCTTCGCCTTGAAGTCCTCAGGAGTGAACACACCATAGTGGACGTCAGGCTCAAAGCTCTCAGTCAGCTGCCCGACACAATTTCTGGGCGTGGTATGGCTCATGATAAAGCAGCCCATGGCCATGCAGTCCAGTACCCGTGAATGAATGCCAAACCCCGTTATGTTGACGTGCAGGTTGATCCTTGCCCGTTGGAAGGCGTTATACAACACTTCCGTGTCATTGGTGTGTGGTTGAACCCACTCAGCAAATTCAGGGTAGTGTTCCCAATTGCCGCCACGGATCTCACACTCTTTGGAAACTTCAAGCATCTTCCTGGCAATGGCCAGCCGGTCCAGCAGTCTTGAATATTGTACCACCATCCATTTGACTTCCTGGGATCTGTTCTTGAAATGCCCAGCCCAGTCAAATCCCAGGTCCTCCCGCTCAAGCAACTCTTTAATGCGGGCGTACATCCCCAGCGGGTCCAATTCGCCACGCAATGGGGTGTAATACTCCCTAAGCAGCCGCTTCACTACTGCCGACCAATAACCTTCCAGGCCCTCTATCTGATCAACAGGCGGGGGTATGTAAGTGCACAGTGAAAGGTCCAAACCGGGTGTCTTGCGTGGCCTGTTCAGCAGCAAGGGGTCAACGGCGTCTGCCAGTGAGCCACGCCAGTGTGGGCCTGACTCGTCTACCCCAACGCTGCGCCCATCCCCAAGGGTATAAATGATGTCGCCGTCCAGGGATTGTGCTTCGTAGGCGTCAAGCCTGGGGACTTTGTTACCGTGCGGCCAGCTGATCAGGTCTTGGACCCAGGTAATATACCTGACTTCTGGTGCCAGGTACTCGGGGCGGGCTATGTCAACCCCCAACACTACATCTGCCTGGTTCAGCCGATCATCGTGACCAGACATCATGTAGACGATGTACTCCTCCTTTGAAGCCTTTACTACCCCACTAGCCAATGCTGCCAGCATCCTGGCCCGGTAATGGGTCATCATGTCAGTAATTAGGAAGAACCTACGCATGCACACACCCCACCGAGTTAGTCTACATACTTTGACGGGTTATCGGCCTGGTACTGCTTGACGGTCCTGCTCGCTTCGCAATCCACCATGTCAGCCAGTGCCACCATTTCCTTCGGCATCCAATCATGCGCAAATACGGTTTTGCTGTTGAGTACCGTTTCCATGAACCATTGAATAGCTTTCTTTGTTGGGGTTTGCCGCACCAAATCCAATCCTTCAAGGAAGGTGGCATGGGTCAGAGCACGGCCACGATGCACCGACCAGGTGCTGAGGTCCCCCCTGCAGGGCGTTTTCTGGTACAGAGCCTGCAGGAAATGCCGCTGCGGGCACATGATCCGGATAACAGCAGGGTTCAGTTCCAAAAGCTTGGTTGCCCACTCCATACTGGGGCGCGGCCCCCACCAGCACCGGCTCTCCCCAAGTTCCTTGATCGGTTGTGCTGCATAATTGAGCGAGTAGAAATATTCATGCGGATGCACATCCAGCCAAGTCATGTAGCGGGTAATCCATGCATCGTTCATTTCCTGCATGGACCCAATGCTGAGTACGACGTCGCTTACTCCCCATACCCTTTCTAGCTTCTCGGCGGGCACCAGCAGTATCTTGGCATCTGGGGGTACGGTATCAATGCAATAAGCAACCTTATCACCAAATATCGCCCGCAGATTTACCTCAGAAAAGTACAGGGACTCAGGCAAGTCAATGATTACGTAGTGATCCACCGGGAAGTAGAGGCACCAAAGCCGGGCCATGGCCCCGTCACCACCACCGATCTCAATTACGTTCCTGGCATTTGGCACATGGCTGCGAATGGTAAAAAGTGAATAAAGATGCCAGAAAAACATGTCGCTGACTTGAATTTTGCCGTCATTCGCCAGCGTTTCAGGCAGCGACTTGGGATTATCGGTCATTATGTCAAGAAAATCATTGAACCAGGGGAATTCATGACGAAGAATGCCGAGACAGGCACCAAGCAGTTGTGGGTCTGCCTTTTCCCGGTGTGAGAATGGTAAGGCCCTGGAGTTTTGAGCGAAGTGCAGTACCTGGGTGGTGTCGGTGAAACTGCCGATCACCCTGCGCATTTCCCTGGCCCACTCATACCAGCGGCCATAGTCGGGGATTTCCTTGCCGTCGGTGGCGGCATGAAAATGGGCAGCTGCCAGTTCAAGAATGCTCTGTTCACTCATTCAATGCCTGCACACCCGACTCAACACGCGCACGCTCCATGGTTAATTCATCAACAATCTGGTGCAGAATGATCTGATGGGTCAGTTCGACAAAGCCGTACCGGTGTGACGGCACCCAGAAGTTGATATCGCCGCAGCCACGCAGTCGGTTGTTATGGTCAAAGCCGCTGAAGGTAAAGACCTGAACCCTGCCAACGTGTCTGGCTGCCTCAACTGCATTGATGATATTTGCAGACTCACCGGAACTTGAGATTGCCACTAGAATATCACCCGGCATGCCATAATACTGTATCTGTTTGGCATAGACCTGAGAGTAACCGAAATCATTCGCCAAACAAGTCAGTACAGAAGGGTCATTGCATGCCGTGGCGGCAACGTGAGCGTTCTTTGACAGGTCTATGGCCATATGACTGGCAATCGCGGCTGAGCCACCGTTGCCAACCAGCATGATCTTGCGCCCTTCGTAACGGGCCGCCTTGAAACGCGAGCAGACGTACGCAATGACGTCCTGGCAGGCACAACCGTCGTAGTTAGTTACCTCGGTCCTGTGGTGTGCCGCAGCAAGCTGCCCGAAATACGTCATTTCAGCAGCCACTCAAGGTTCTTGATGATGTCGTTGCGGCCGACGTGCTGGCGGTGGCCTAGGATGGCAGTTTTAAGTCCCCCAGCCACGTTACCAACGAAAGCTGCCATTTCTACATCAAGACCAGCAGCTATTAGAGGTGATGCCACAGCAAGGAAAGCATCTCCAGCCCCCATAGTATCAAAACCGCTGTCAGCAAAAGCGGGAATATCCTTAGGAGGGCCAAGAGAAGGCGCATAACTGACTGAACCATAGCGGCCTCTGGTGACTGTGACGGTCTTGGCCTTGGTATACTGTGATAGTTTGGTCATGACACCAAGTAAAGGCCCGTCCTGGTCACCAGCAGCCATCCTGGCCTCGGGTTCGTCAACACACACGTAGTCGGCGCGTTCGTATTTCTTGACTGAATTGAAACCCCAGTTACCGGCGTTGGACTGCGCGGTGACCGCTAAGAACTTGGCCTGGGAAAGCGCCTTGCGGTCCACTGCATTCAGCAAGCCATGACCAAAATCGTACACAATGGCCACATCACAGGCTTGGATGGCACCGTTCCGCCTGGCTGCCCACAGTGCCGGGTCTGACTTGGGGGGCAGTTCCCGTGCTGAGTAGATTTCAAACAGCTTGCGTGAGAAGTCAGCGTCCACATACCGGGTTTTAGTTATAGCATCATCGCTGGTCGTAATGTTTACCAGGGGCCAATCCCCATGCTTGGCCGCCGCCATCACCCCGCCTTCAAACCGCTCCTCGGTCACAGCCACGGTGGCAAGGATGAACTCCTTAGAAGGCTTTGCCAGGGGCTTGACATACCGATATTCGTCAATAATGGTTTCACCAACGAAGGCGATCCGGAGTTTGTCGGCTTTTTCAAAGGCAGCCAGCACAGAATCCAGGAAACCACGGCGTCTGGCGGTTTCCAGGTAGGCAAGAGTAGCCTCAGGCAAGCGGACATTGCGCAATAACCTGGTGCTGGACCACTTTTCACTGGTGGTGATGTAAAATCTACCTCCCACACCCTCAATGGCAGCTATTTCGCTGAGCAAACCGGGGTCATTGGAGCCGACGTAGTCACCACCCTTGGCGTAGACAGCAGGTTTGACCTGAGAAATGATCTCAGCGGCGGTTCCTGACTCGCTGATTATGACAGCGTCAACGCAGGCCAAGGCCAGCAACGCTTCCCTGCGTTGTTCGGCGCTGAATTGTGGCCGACCGTGACCCTTGTTGACGTGTTTATCGGCTGTGATGCTGACGACCAGCCGATCACCCAGCGAGCGAGCCTCCTGAAGGTGCCGGATGTGGCCCAAATGCAGAAGATCGAAGCAACCATGGGCCAAAACAGTTCGCGAAGCAGCTTGCAGCATTGCTCAACCAGCCATGACTGACTTGATTTTGTCCAATTTTTCCTTGAGAGCGGCTTTCGTAGCCTCAACTTCTTTGAGATTTGCTATAAGTTTGGATTCTCCCTTCCGCACATCGGCCTCTCGGCTGGCAAGTTTGGCCTCGGTATCCCTCTTGTAGACATCAAACTCATGAGCTCTAGCATCGCGATCAGCCTGTACGGCCTCAAAATCCTTTACCCTAGCCAAAAGCTTCTGTTCCTTGGCCGCAACTTCCTTCTCGCGGGCAATGAAGGCATCACGCAAGTGCTGGCGGTGGCCTTCCAGTTCAGCCTCGGCCTGCTGCTGAAAGGCAGCGTGCTGGGTAACCATGTCGCGCTCACGCTTGACGGCATCGGCAACCTGGCGATCAGCTTCGTCCTTCAGCTGCCTGGCTTCGACCAGCTGCTTCTCGGCCTTAGCCGCCATGTCAGCGGTGAATTTCTTGATCTCTTCGTTTTTGGCAGTGATCTCGACAATGTGCTTCTCGGCAGCCTTGGTTTCATTAAGCCGGTTGCCAATCTCACGCAGCTTGGTTTGGTAGCTGGGTTCGTCCTTGAGCATGCCAATGACGTCGACGAAGCTCATTTCGCCGCCGCCGCCGGTTGGCGCTGATCCCATCATGGTGGTAACCTCCTATTTAACTAAATGTAGAAGAAAGCTGACGACAAACGGGGCCAGTATCAGCGCGATCAGTGGGGCGGAGAAGAACCAAACATACCACATACTAGGTGTTGGCTATCACCGCAACGACCTGCCCAGGCACCACGGTGTAGTATTCGGTCTGGTTCTGGATCATGCGGGCATTGTTGACGGTAGCAGTGACAGTGACACCGATGTTGACTGAGCAGGTAGCGTCCACATTGATCCGTACCAGCGACGTATTGGCACCAAAAGCCACCGCACTGGTGGTGGTAGAGGTAAAGGTGACCGGCGAACCGGCGTTCTCACGCCAGCTACCGGCATTGCCAACCGGGACCACGCCGCCATGGGCGACACCGGGGCCAACAAATTCGGTGATGTAGGCTTTACCCATGATCGTTACCCTCTCTTGGCCAACCTGCTGGTGATACCGGCACCTTCCACTATGTGAGAAATGTGGAAGCCGTCAGGGTCAAAGTTTTCATCCAGGAGAAGCAGCCATTCCCCGTCGATCTCAACCGAGACCTTGATGTTGCCCAGGACGCGGTCGCTGGTCTTGGCCGCGTCAAGATGAACCGCAGTGATCACAACGGGGGTTTTCATGACGGCTCCTTGGACTCAACAAGGCTGATGTCTATGGCAAACTTGCCCTTCTGGCCGGTGTCTATACGGAACTTCACCTTCTCTCCCTCCAGCAGGCAGCGGTTGATCCCTGACTTGCGCAGCTGGTTGGCATGCACAAAAACGTCCATTCCGCCCTCGGGCAAGCTGATGAAACCAAAGGCTTTCTGAGCATTGAACCATTTAACTGAACCGGTAGAAAAGCTGTTGTCTGCACTCATTCAGCACTCCTAAGGATTGGCAATCACCTGGCCCAGCTTGGTGGTCACATCGGCCAGCGTACCAACCACGTAGTACACCACCCACGAATGACGGCCAGCCGCTATTGGGGCAGCGCCAAAGACGTTTGCATCCCACTTGTTGCTGTTGCCGCCAGCGCCCATCCAGGCGTTGTAGCCCCCAGTCGGGCTGTAAACTCCTATGGCGTGGGCAAGGCTGGCATCAGCCAGGACCAGCGGCTTGAAACTGCTGACGATCTTGCTGGGGTCGTAAGGGGCCGAAGGGGTATAAGGCAGCACCGTCAAGGAGCCGTTGTCCCAGGCGTAGAGCTTGTTCAGGCCAAGTGCCACGTAGCCGGTCAACCCCTCAACTCCGGCAGTAGCGTGTGCCGCCGCCAGCGTGACCGTCACATCGTGGCGCACCAGATTGACCACCCCGTGGTAGTCCACTTCTATGCGCTTATCAATTTGATCGGCTGAGTAAGTCTGCCCGTTAAAGGGCACCCAATAGGCCGGGCTGACCGATGTAGACAACACCTTGCCGCTGACCGTGGCACCCAGCACCTTGCTGGGGGTACCCTTGGACGAACCGGCTTCGGTGGGGTTGTTACCCTCACCACCACCATCCAGCTGATAGGCAGTCTGCAGTTCGCGGCCCAAATCACTGGCATTGATGTATTCAAGACCACCCCAAACAAGAGAATAAACCGAACCGCCGTGGCTGCTGCTGGTTTTTATGGTCAGAGCAGAACCATTGACTTGCCACACCGTATCCGCTGGCGGGCAGACCGACAACGCCAGCTTGCGGGTGGCGTGCCACGCTTTTCCTAGTTTAGAATGACGTGCAATTTTTACCATCAGACGACACGCTACCGCCGCTAGGACACTTGGAAAAGATATCCTACCGGCGGCCATTTATCTGGTTTACGCACCCCACTCAGGCCGCTGTGAGCAGCCTTTCCTCTATTTCTACCATACAAGAACGGCCCAGCAATTCAGCCAGGACCTTTACCCGGTCATGCACCGATTGACCCTCATAGCAAAGCAAAAGCCCCGCCAGGGGGCCTTCTTGGCATTTGACTTTGGAACCTTTACGGAAGCGTGGCGGTGCCACCAGCTGGTACAGCCCGTTTTTGTCTTCCCTGGCTTGTATTGTTTCTATGACCTGATCAGGTAATAGTTGCGGGCCAGAGTCAGCCATCAGCAGGTAACTGATCCCACGGGTGCCGCACAATGAATGCCACACCTGCTCCAGCTTCACGAAGATGTAACGGGGAAACAAGGGACGGACTACCGCAGCAACACCGGGTTTCTTGTGCTCGTATTTTGGGTAGTAAAAGGTAAAGCCCTGACGCTGCAGATTGACTGCGGCGATGCCCTCATGGTTGGGCTTTGTCATTGCTACGAACCAAGACATCAAGACACCCTTCGCACGAAGCCAGAACCGCTAACTGATTTGCCCAATAGTGTCAAGGAGCCTAGACCCATGAAGATCCCCATCTGGTTCAAAGGTAGAGACGGGGTTTGGAAAGTTTTCCCGGCTGAGATCAGCCGCCACCTGCAAACCTTCCAAGATGGAAAACAAGGGGTCAGCCATGTTGTCATGAGAGAAGCTGATTTCTTTGTGAACGAAGTGTCGACAGAAGACTTTTGGGAGATATTCGACCACTATGACCCCAGGTATATCTTGAGGGAGGAACCAGCATGCAAGTAGAACTGGAACTGAAGAGGATCAGGCCCGGCAGCATCAGGTGGGACCCGCTGCAGAACATCACCACTCAAGAACTGGCCCTGGCCCTGCCAGTTGTCATTCTGCTGCTGGCCAAGCCCCATTTCACCGAACATGACCAGGCAGCCAGATGTCTGGAACAATTGCCAGAAACTGCCAAAAGACACTTCAGCTACCGGTGGGGAAAACCATGAAGCTGCCGCTATGGGTCAAGGGTAGGGATGGGAAATGGCACCGGTTCCCCTACGAAACCCTAACCTGGGAAAACGGCAGGTATGTCATTCACCACGACGATATAGGCCCGCTCCTCAAGCTATGCGACGCAACAGGTTGGCCTTTGCACCAGTTCTGTAGCTACGACAACGACCATGGCCAACCTTGGGGGTACCTGGTACTCAAAGAGAAAGCCGGGGAAGACAAATGATCCCAGTTTGGGCCAAGGTAGATGGAAAATGGGTAACCTTCCCCACCCACCTGCTGCAAACCCTGGAAGACGGTTCTACCGGCTTCAGGTTTCATACCGACCGCAACGAACACGAAAAAGTAGTAGCCTTCAAGCAATTCAGGGAGCACTTCTGCCACAACCCGGTCAACTGGTACGAAGACCAAAAGACGCCAACCTACTATGAATACCGGCTGAGAAAACAGCCTTAAGACCGAATAAATGCTAGAAAAAATCCAGGTAATTCTGGGGCAAATCCAAGGAACCAACCATGAAGCTGCCGCTGTGGTACAAAGATCAGTTTGGCAAGTACATCACCCTGGAGTATTACCCAGATGGAAAAGTGGGGATCAGCCATGACCGGCTGCTGTCCCACGACAGATCAGGCAGTATCCTGAGATTCGCGGACTTCAGCTATGACAGGTCCCAGGACCGTTACCTGCTACGGCACCACGTTCGCAACCCAATGAAGGGGCAGCAAGAATGAAACTACCGCTATGGATCAAGAACAAAGAAGGAAAATACGCAGCGTTCCCCTACGCCGACAGGTTCACCACCTTCAGCGACGGGAAGTGCGGGGTTGAAGCCAAACACGTCAGGTACTCGGACTTGCGGTTATTTTGGCAACATGTGTTTATTTACGACATAAGAAATGACCGGTTTCTGCTGAGGGAAACCAGGCGTAAATATAAACGATAAATTGCTAAATCTTGGTGCGGGTCGCAGGGGCACCACGCCCGCCGACGGGGAGGGAGGGGTGACCATTTTGTCAAATCACAAGTTGTTACACCCCTGTAACAATACGTTACTTGACAAGGCTAGCGTGTGGCACAGTCAAGTGCCACACGCTGCAAGCTAACGGGTGAGGCTAGCGTGTACTAACGTTTCATTGCAACCCCCTTCAAAAGGTTGCGGGCTTACCGCGCCGCAACCATTGTTCAAGTTGATAGTGTTCAGCCGCCGTGAGCGGCAGCTGCGGTTCACCGTCAAAGTCAGCGTCAAGTAGCGTGACCTTGGCGGCATTGAACTTGCGGGCTTGCCATGCGGCAAGCGGGGCAAGTTGACGGTCACGGCGCGCTAACCTACGCGCCGCAACCCTGTTGTAGTGTGTGCGCATTAGCTATTGAAATGCGCGGCCAAGTCAGTCAACGCAGTTTCAGTAACCGGCGCGTCAACTGGCGCGTCAGTAACCGGCGCGTCAACTGGCGCGTCAGTAACCGGCGCTTCAACCGGCGCGGGCTTGGCGTTGCGCTTGCGCGCCACCTTGACCGCACCGGCCTTAACCTTTGGCGCGGCCTTGAAGCCGTGAACAATGAGCAGCCGCTCAATTTCAGCGGCGCCCTTGCTGGTGAGTTCAGCGCGCTTAACCTTGGCGCCGCGCTCAATTGGGCTGAACAAGCCCGCGTTGACCAGCGCTTTCAGGTGGTTGTGCGCCGCGCCTTCAGCACCGGCCGCGTTCAGGTATTGTGAAACCTGAACACCATCAGGCCGCAGTGCCATTGCCACGTTCACGGCTTCAATACCAGGGGTTTTTTTGCAGGTCACCGTTGCCACGGTGATCATTGCCGGGGTTGGCAACGTGCCCACCCGTTCAACGCCCCACCGTTCAAAGTTGGCCACGTATTGATTGAACCAACCCAGTTTGGGGTGATCAGCCGCAACCTTGATAGCGGCCAGCGCCTTTTCATGATCAGTTAACTTTTTAGCCATTGTAGTTTTGCCTTTCATTGTGAAAGCGGCCCTTGAGGCGTGCCGCATTGCCTTTGAATTTTGGTAAGCCCGTTGATTGCACGCCTTACCCAACGCGGCATTTTTGCCTTGGCGTCAGCGCATGGTTACCGGGCTACACCACAGGGCTAGCCGCCGGGCGTACCTGCTAGGTTATAAGCCAACCCAGCACTCACCATAAAGCACGCCACACACAATTAAACAAGTAAACAAATGTTACACGTTGTAACATTATGTGATTTGACTTGAGGCGCGTGGTGACGCAGCTGCGGCTGATCACGAAGTGTTACAATTGAAATATTGCGTGATCAGACGAAGCGCGGCCTGGACGAAGCGGGCGGCCGCTTGGCATTTCTTGCGGCCAGCGCCCAGGGCGTCGTCGTCGAGGACTCATCCGAAGGGCTCATCCGACAAGAGCTCATCCGACAAGAGCTCATCCGACAGGTCATCCGACAGGTCATCTAGCTCATCTTAAGAATATCCTGGCGTCGTCGTCGATCACGAACGGGCGTGGAAACCGTAGGATTTAGGCCTCATCTGGCTCATCCGCCGCAAATTACTTAGTTTCCTAAGTATCCTCAATTCAACGAGTTCGCGAAGTAACGAAGTGCCCCGCAGCAATTGTGCTACGGGGCAATTATGCTGGATTGGCTCTAGGCAACTTCTTTGCGCTTACCTTTCAGCCACACCTCAAAATCTGCCATGAAACACCCCTCATATACCTCATGATACATACTGTTGACGCGGGCCTGTAGCATTTCTTGCACCATCACCTCATTCACTATTGGCCCGTAGCGGTATTCCAGTGACTTGCGCCAGTTGTTTGCCCGTTCAGTGGCAAGTTCGTGTGCCCGCTGCCTTGGGCTACGGCTGTCAGTCTCAACACTCACCCGCCAGGTTCTTGGCATGCCTGGGGTGTGGTGATGCAGCTTCTTTGCCGCCCTGACCGCTGCTTCTTCATTCACTGCCTTGACACAGTACGGCCACTGAGATTTGCTGCTGTTGGTCAAGATGACTACATAATCTTTCATGATCTTTTACCTGTTGGGTTTGGGTTTCAAGCATGCTGATACTAGCATTTTGGGCTAGAAATTGCACTAACTTCCTTTTGCTCGGCTGTAGACAAAATGCTGGTAACAGCGCCCGTTTCTTCCCCGAATCAGGCATCTATCACAATGTGCCTGATAACAGCCATGCAATGATCCAGGCCGTGCTTCTATTGTAGTTGTCGTAAGTGTAATCATCAATACCAGGAGTCCTGTCATTTCTCACTTCCTTCCTGTTTCCTGATTCTCAGGATGAACCCATTATCATCCATCAATATATGCTGGCCACACTTCCTGCACCGGTAACTTCCCAAATGTACGTTATCCTGGTAGTTTTCCCCGCCATCTATGCACACGAAGTTGATATTAAGTTGGCTAAGTGACGAGATGTTATACCATACTTCGCCAGGTCCCAACCTGAAGGGTCTTATGACTAAAAGACAAGGATGATCGTTGCCGCAGACTACTACATCCCACATCTTAGCCCTGATTTCTGGTACTACCTTGAATCTTTCCTCTGATTTTACTGGTTTCTGCATCATCTAAGTTTCCCGTTTCTGCAGTTTGAAAATCTTCCCTACGGTGAATAGGCATTCCCCGCATTCCGGGCAGTTTGTCGCACTGAGTCTTTGGCCCCGCTCAAGCTTCATCTTGCCCAGGGTACGGAACGCTTTTTCAGTGATGGGGTCGCCTACCCTGACTTCCTTGAGTACCAGCAGGCACGGATGCTTATTCGGACAGACTACTACATCCCAGGCTTTGGCTAGCAGCAGTTTTTCATCTTGCATCTGATTTTACTGGTTTCTACATCATCTAAGTTATCTGAGTTAGGGCTATTGTTATCGTTTATACCGTGCTAGGGTACTGGCTATGTGGCACCAGGGCTTAGGCTTTAGTTCTCCACACCTCAGCATGGCGGGGCGCTTCTTTGTGGCCGGTGACCGTGACAGGGTTGCACAGCCAGTCATGCCAAAGACTATAGGGCAGTTTGAACTGCCGCCACAAGCCGGTACTAAGAACGGCAACACTGCACTTGACGGGGTACACTTCTGATGCGCTCACCCTACGGCAAAAAGGGCAAGGCAATTCTTGCCCCTGATGCGGCCTACGCTTTGCGTGGGCTGCGTTTTGACGCAGGCGTGAAGGCCCGCATTGAACCCAGTATGTGGGGTTCGCGGGCCGTAGGTTTGCATGGGCCAAATGCGGCCGTTGCAGGCAAGCGCATCCGCTACCTTGAACCCAAAACCGTAGTATATTCTGACGGTACACGCGGGGCAGCGGTGCTGCTCAACATGCATTCCAAGTCAGGCTATATGGGTTTGAAAGTTGAGGGGCAGCGTAAACGAAGGATGCCCACGGTCACTAAGCGGTATGCGGTAGCAAACAAGTAGGCACAGAAGACGCAGGGGGTACACCCTGCATTCTGAAGCCGGTGACCCGTGATTAACAATCCGTGACGCCCGTCACGGTGTGCTGCGCTTACCCGGTGGTATTCTTTTGCTGCCATGCTGGCCGCGCAGCCATCACGCCTGAAACCAGGGTCAATTCCCCAAGGTTACCAAGCCTTGACCGCTTGTAAGTATAATTCCGTTGCAGTTACAACGGGTAAGCACAATCCCTCAACTGGCAGTGCAACAACAAACTTCTTGCTACAAAAAACTACAACAGCAAATCTGTGCAACCTAGCAACGGCCAAACCCGCAAGGGCAATTGCGAGGACTCAAGTGGTTCAATGGTTTCAGGTCAATGTCACTTCTTGCCACGTTTGGTACGGCAAGGATTGACCGTGATGGCTACGCTTTGCTGGCAGCAGGCTTCGTTTATAGCCTGTTGGCATTGCGCCCCGGTACTTAGTGCAGCAAAACGCCGTAGATTAATGGGCAGTGACACGGCAATACCAACTTCTTTTGCATGAATTTGTTTGTGGGGTGGGCAATCTGGCTCACCCCTGTTAGGCAATTTGCCAACTGGAGGACTTCTCATGAAAATGAGCTTTGATGAATGGAAGAAGCGTGTTGACCTTGAGATTCAGGCCAAATGCGGGATGACCGCTGATGACCTGGATGATTGGCACTACAGCGACGACTGGCGTGACGGCCTGTCGCCCAAGCGGTGCGCTGCGCGTGCCATCAAAAATGCAAAGGAAGCCTGTGGGCTGTAAGAAAGGAAGCCTGTGGGCTGTAAGAAGGGACTTGTTAATGGGCTACAACGAAGAAATCAGCAGCGTTTGGTGGGCTGCGTTCCGCAACCTGCCACAACGCAAAGGAAAACACTTGGACGGCCGCTATGCCAGCATGGCCAGACTTCTTGGCTACAAACTCTACAGCACTGGCGGCCACTTCTGCGGCCACAATACAATCTACCACAATGCGTGCCGTGGCAGCGTGCCTAAAGACCCTAAAATGCGTGAGAAACTGTTCAAGCTGGCTGGCCCGCATGGCAAACTCATCGCTTGGCTGGCCTTGGAAAAGCTGGGCATTTCTCACCGCTACATCAAACCCGCAACTTGGTGAAGGAGGACTTGAACATGGGTGTGAACATCTTTGCGCCGGTGAACAGTGAACACGACGCTGACGCCATGGTCGAATTTGCCAATGCCAAGGCCAAAGGCAGGTTCGACTGGTGTGACAAGTTCGAAGGCCCTGGCGGCTGCTGCTTGAGCATCATAGACGCCTTGGCTTTCAGCGAAAAGGAAGCACCGTGGTGGGTGCTGACCAAGGGGAAAATGGTGAAAACCAAGACCCGCAGGCAGTGGCAGCGTTTGCTCATCGATAGCGGCTGCCACCACGTCATCTTTTTGAAGGCCAGGCTGTAATTCATCTATTGGGGGCGCGAATGCCCCCGTTTGGCAATTTGCCACAGGAGGAAGTGATGATTACTCAGATTGACAGGCGTGAGAATAAAGTAGTGCAGAAGGTGACCAAGCCCGACGGCACGGTCATCGCCTATCAGTCCGGCACCCCCGGTGATGAGGCGACGATGGAACGGTTCACAACACTGGTTGAGGCGCGGGCCGCCGTTGGCATCTACGCCAAGGGCGTGCTGGCCAATGGAGGGGCGAATGGTTGAATGGGAAGAGCTAAGACTACTGTGGTTGAAGGACTTGATCAGTGATGATGAGTTCATCGACCGGGCACGCGGCATGGACATGTGTGACGACGCTGAAAAATTGGTGTGGGAATGCAAGGAGGACTAAATGGTAAAGCTAACTAAAGCACAACGGAAGGCGCTGTTCGCAGTGTTTCAGCGTGACTTCCCTGGTTGGGTCACACCGTTCATGCGCCATGACACCAGGGATGTGATAGTCCAGGTGCCGTCCCTGCAGTGGCGTCGCTTCCGCAAAACCGTGACGCCCTACTTCGACGGCAGCGGCTGCGTCATGGTGCCGTGGCACGGAATGATGCTGGGGATTGAAACAGATGGGTACACGCATTCTTGACGCTGAAAGACTGGCGGCAATACCCGGCTGCATATCATCGGCTGAGTTGTTCTCACAGGCGGTGAAAACCGGGAAGAAAGTCAAATACTACGTCCTGCAGCGTCAAAGCCACAGGATCATGATCAGGTATGTGACCCCAAACGGGAGTATCACCAACGGCAAAGGAGGAACGTTCCCCAACTTCGCATTTGGGATACCACGATTCACCAACTACTGGTACGCCTATGCCTACAAGTGCAAAGTCGATAAACAACGGGAGAAGAAAAATGGTAGTCATTAAAGGCAAGTTCGGCCCGCGTGCAGCAACCAAGCAGGAGACGAAAATGGACAGCACCGAAAAGATGATGAAGGACCTGGGCCTGGACAACCTGGTGGTTGTCGGCAGGGGTGAACGCGGCACGGTCGTCGCCTACTACAACACCTATGAAGGCCAGGACTACTTCCACATTCGCAATGTGTACAGCAAGCGCGGCACCTGGATGCACGGCAAGGGGTTGTCGGTCAGCCCCAGCATGGCCAAGGAACTGCTGGCTAACCTTGGCGAACTGGGTGGCAAGCTGGAATCATAATTCATCTATTGCGGGTGGTGCGATCACCCGCGTTTGTCAATTTTGAGAGGGGACTAACATGACTGAACCTAATCTGGTGCCATACATAGGCCGCCTCAGCCAAAAGGAAAAGGCGGTGCTGCTGCGGTGGATCAGGCAAATACCGGGCGAAGAACACCACTTTGAGGGCACGTTGCCGTTTGTGTCGGTGAGCAAAGTCTTGGGTGTTCTTGAAATGGTGAAAACGAGTGTATACCCAGCAGCGGGAGGGCACCCAGCCTCGCAACGTATTGCCAAGGAAATATTGGTGAAGCTGAGCGAAGCGCTTGATGATCGCAAAGGCCAAGCCAGCTTCTTAATGCGCCTCAACGACAAAAAGGTGTATAGGCACTTCGGCAGGCAGCCTGAGAAGGGCAAGCCGCTGAACTTCTTGCCCAAAGAAAAGGTGACGGTGGGTGTGAAGTATCATCTGCCGTCAAAGGACTACATACCTGACAAGGACGTGCTGGTAGCACCCTGTGTCAAGCTCAAGCCGATGGAAAAGGGACGTATTCTTGCCCGGTCGTGGCAGGTCACCGTGCTCAACCGCTGCCGCCCGGCCGTCGAGCTGTGGTTGCAGCAGAATTGTCAGTAAGGGGTCTGCGGGCTTCACTGGTAAGACTGAAGGGCCGCCCGCTAGGGTGAGGGCGGCCCAAGAATCGCTTACCAGCGGGCATTTGTGGGGCAGAGCGGGGGCTCTTAGCGTTTTGGCCCGCGTGCCTGCATCGCCGGGGTATTGGCAGCCACGGCGTCGGCTACGGTCTGGTCGTTGGCAGTCAGTTTGGCCACCAGATCATCAAGCGCGGCCTGGGTGACCGGATCGGTTGACGGCGGGATGGCTTGAATAAGCGCGGTAAGCTGTTGAAGAAGCGTGACCACGGAACCGGTCACGGTAGTGTTCTTTGCAACTTCTGCCGTTACGGCAGCCAAGTCAATGGCCATTTTGGCCTCCTGTTTCATGAGAGATCGCAACATCACCAACATCGATAGTTGGTTGGCGTGGATGATTGGCAACAGCGCCAGCCAATCATCTTGCCAGAACCATTGCAGTTTGGCACTAACTTTAGAAACTTTGGGCTTACGCGGGCGCGAACGTGGTTTCTTCATTGTTCCCTACCCGTCTGTGCTGATTGCACACTTGGAATATAGTGTGTGTTTGTGACATTTGTTAGTACCCCGCCTCATCTATTCACCACAGGAGGAACCAGGTGCCTGAATATTCGGTGACGTTGATGGAGCGAAACGCACCCCACCCGCAATGGGCCAGGACTACCTTGCGGGTGAAGGCAGTTTCTGCCAAACACGCCATGAAGAAGGCTGAGAAGAAAATAAACAGATACCCAAACGGGATCTTCGACGCCAAAAGTGCCCGCCTGGTTCCTAAAATATACCAGGACAGCAACTACTGGCACAAAATATGGAAACGGGCATATGACAATATGCCAACCAGAATGCATATCAGTATGCTCGAAGCCTGGGTGCCACAGGAACCTGGCAAGACCCAGCTGCCGGAATACATCAAGCAAAGTGCCAAAGGCACAATGCGGCAGGATTCGAGCGGGGCCATTCTTCAAAAGAAAGTCGACAGACGTGCCTACAGGATGGGGGCGCAGGCGGCGCTGACCCGGCTTCTTGAATATGCCAAATGGAGCCGGCAGCATTCCCAGGCGCATTTGGCCGTGGCGAATGCAATGGCCAGAGGCAGCAGGCCATCAACTGAGAAGCGACGGAAATTGCTAATCAAGCTGGCCGGACCTTACGGCACCAGGATTGCTGCTAAGCTACTGGGACGCCGGTTTCAGCCCGTAAAGATCAAAGGTGGAAAATGATGGTAGCTGAGTACAAGGAGGACAAATGAATGCCTTTGACAGGGAATTCATCAAATTTCTAGATGAAATTTGGGATGAGTACGACCCAGTAATTACTGAACGGAAGTGGCGTGAGTTCAAACTGGTTCACCGCATGAAAAAGTTCTTGAAAGTGGGTGAATACGAGGAAAACAAATGAAGTGCCCACATTGCGACGCTGATATTCTTTACGTTGTGGACAGCCGTATGACTGAGATTGACGGCTACAAAACAGTGCGTCGTCGCCGTGTGTGCAGAAAATGCAAATACCGGTGGTCCACCATCGAAGTTCCTTTGGGTGAACGCCGCAGGCACGACGCCGTAAAAATACTGAGCAACATCAGGGACAACCTGAGCAAGACACTGATACTCATCGATGAACTCAACCAGAAGGGGGAGAAGTGAAATGAGAAATCCTAACTACTACTACGAACCAGCCAGGTTTGGCAGCGAAGATGGTTGGTCAATAAAGATGGCCGACATAATTGTGTGGGGCAAGACCAAGGCCGCCACACGTTCCAGACTGAAGCGGGTGTTGCGTGAGAGGTTCAAGAACAAGACCACTGAGGAGATCTACGTGTTTCTAAAGGGCAACACAGGAGGAACTAATGACCAGTCTTAATGAAAGAACAGTGCTGACGTGCTTACATATTGGAAGTTACAATGGCAAGGCAGTCGACCGTGAGATCACTGAAGAGGTCAGTGAGCATCACCACGCTGATCTCAAGGACGCGGGTCGATACAGCAAACAGCTGATTGCCACCAAGTTCTTGAAGCCGGTGACCAGCAAGATCAGCAATGCCAGGCGCATCCACCGGCTGCTGACGCTGCCGTGGGACGATGATGCCCGCATTCTCAGCAATACGGGCTTCAACCAATACAGCGAAACCATGAGACTGCAGCGGCTGGGCGTCGAAGCAGCGGCTGCGGAGTTCACCGCGCACTGGGCGGACTTCATTCAGGAAGCCAGAACGCGGCTGGGCAATATGTTTGATTACGAAGACTACCCGGTTGCGGAAGTTGTTGGCAGGAAGTTCTACGTGGACGTTGAAATCAAGCCGGTGCCCTGTGCCGGTGACTTCCGCGCTGAACTGAGCGATGCGTCGGTCAAGGCCATCACCAAAGACATTGAACGGCGCACCGAAGAGCGGCTGGGCAAGGCAATGGATGACGTGTTTGAGCGCATTGCCGACGCCACTGGCAAGATGGTGGAAAAGCTGCGGGCGTACAAGCCGGGCGGGATCGGTGAGGCCAACGAAGGTACGTTCAGGGACTCACTGGTGTACAACCTGCGTGAGTTGACTGACCTGATCCCGGCGTTGAACATCAATAACGACAAAAGGCTTGACGAACTGCACACCAGGCTGCTGGCCGACTGCACCAAGCATGAGCCGGGGCAGCTGCGTGACGACGCGAAGCTGCGCCAGCAGACTGCAGCCGCAGCCGAGAAGATCCTGAAGAAAGTCAACAGCTACTTGGCATAGGAGACGAACGTGACACAGTTTGGCAAATCAATGTTTCGATTGCAGGATGCAATAAAACGCGCTGACGAACGATGCAAGCAGGACGACGACGGTTTTGTTGTCTTGGAAGACATGATCAGCGGAGAGTGGATTGTCCAAACCTTTGTCGCGGTTAGGCCACCTTGTACCCGAAAGGTCTATGAGATCTGGCCTCAAGAGAATGAATAAGCGCCGCATCGTCATTGTGGGCGGACCGCGTTGTGGGAAGTCCACAATGGCGCGGCGGCTGCGTGAACAAGGTATCCCCACGTATTGTGGGGATACCGTTAGCTTCGTGAAGCAGCCTGAAGAAGGCGTCATCTACCTGCCTGAATACCTTAGCTGGACTACTGCACCAGATTATGTGGCCAGGGAATGGCTGACGATGCCAGCTCCTTGGTGCTGTGAAGGTGTGGTGATGGCACGGGCGCTTCGCAAGTTGATGCGACAGAACCAGGGCCACCTGCTAAAAGGGACTGAAGTTATCTACCTTTCAGTGCCAATGGAGCCACGCACTCCGGGCCAGGGCAACATGGCCAAAGGTATTTCCACGGTGTGGTTTGAAATAGAATCTTTCGTTAGGCAATTTGCCACAGTGAAATAGGCTTAACAGGAGGAGAAGACTAATGTCTGAGACCATCAAAACGGCAAAGGACCTGGCGCTCAGGTACTACAAGCGACGCAAGCCCTGTTACGTGGAGGGACCGCCCGGCGTAGGCAAGTCCGAAATGTGGGCGCAAATTGCCGATGAACTGGGTATTGGGTTCATCGATATACGGTTAGCGCAGATGGACCCGGTTGACCTGCGCGGCTTGCCCAAGCATCAGGGAGAACTGGTGGTGTGGGGCAGGCCGGACTTCCTGCCCATTATTGAGCGCGACGGCCCCAACGGCATCATCCTGTTTGATGAGTTGGGGGACTGCGGCAAGGCCATGCAGTCGGCGGCGTATCAGCCGATCTTGAACGGGCGCGTTGGGCCGCACATCATCGCACCGGGCTGGTACCGATGCGCTGCTGGCAACAGCCAGCGGCACCGAGCCGGGGCACAGGCCATGTCCTCGGCGTTGGCCAACCGCTTTGCCTGGATTGAGGTTGAAGCGGACGTTGAGTGCTTTGTTGAACATGGCACCAAAATCGGCGTGCATCACTACGTCCTGGGCTTCATCAGGTTCAGGCCGGAGTTGCTGCATAAGATGGATGAATCCATGCTGAAGGCGTTCCCCACGCCTAGGTCATGGGTTTCGGCGGCTGAGTACTGTGAGGAAGCCGCTGACGTGCGTGGCCGGTTGATCGCCGGTTGCGTGGGGCCGGGAGCGGCTGGAGAGTTCGAAGCGTATATGCGTACCATGGACCTGCCTGAACTGGCAGACATCCTGGCTGACCCCAAGCGTTGCCGCATCCCCACTGAACCGGCGCACAAGTATGCGCTGAGTTCGATGTTGGCGCGGTATGCCGAGCGAAGCACGCTTGACAAGATCATGATCTACATCAAGCGCGCTGAATTTGGCCGTGACTTTGAGATCTGTACGGTACTGGACGCCACCAAGCGTGAGCCTACGTTGACTGAGACCAAGGCGTTCACTGAGTTTGCGTCGAGGAACCAGGACCTTACCCTGTAAAGGAGGTGATGCCACATACCAAAGACCCCATTCCCAAAAAATAGGGTTGAAGGATCTTCTCCCGAAAATGAGTATTGGGGGGCGGGTGCGACGCCCCCCGTTAGCCAATTTAGCCACAGGAGGATACTATGACTGAAGAAACCGATCAAACCAACTTTTTCAATTCTATCAGCTTTATCGACGGCTTGTTGAATGAGATAGCTGACCGTGTGCTCAAGAAACTAACGGACAGCAACAGCAACATGCTCAACACGATTCAGTACAAAGTCAGGGCTGAGAACATTGAGGGCCAGATTAAGGCCACCCAGATTGATGGCCTGGACGACATGGTTGAAGATGCAGTCAGCAGCGCCGTGAGGGATATGGCCACTGAGGCCGGTGCCGACGCTGCTGAGAAGTATGTCAGGGGCCTTGAATTCGAAGTCAACGTGCGCTGAGGAGGTACCATGAACGACGCAGTAAAGACTGACCTGGCAGACCTGCAAGACGCTATGGAAAGCCTGCAAAAGCAGTTTTTCAGAATGCCGCAGGCAGTCAAGGTGGACGTAGCCGCGAGGCTGCGTGCACTAGTCAAGACCGCTGACCTGATCGACGCCATGGCCAAGGAAGATATGAAGACGGCGTTGAAAGGCAAACCCGGTGTGGTGGTTGGTGAGATGTTCAGAGCCAACGTAGCCTACGTTCCGACCACCCGCCTGAACCAAAAGAAGTTGGAAGCCGAGAACCCTAAGGTCTACGCCAAGTACCTTGAGACCAAAGACCAGGCGCGTGTAACATTCGAAGTGAGGTAAACCATGTTCAAAATAGAACGCGACATCCCAATACCAGACTCTATCAACAGACATCGAACCAAGTATCCATGGGTTAGCTTGGGGGTGGGAGAGTCCTTCTTTGTACCTAATGGAAATATAGCCAACCTGCGCTCCAGTGCCAGCGTGGCCAGCGCCAGGCTCAAAAAGAAGTTCTTTGCTGGCATTGTCAAAGGCGGCGTGCGAATTTGGCGAGAGGGGTAGGAGCGAACAATGCAAAAGTACACTGACAAAAAGGCATACGACAAGGTGGTCAAGGCCAGAACCGTGTTGCTGGTGGGGCAGCCATTCTTTGGCTGCCTTGCCCTGCACATGGACCTGGTTGAAGTCACCAACGCAGACATGGTGCCAACCATGGCTGTGGATGGTACCAATATATACTACCACCCGCCGTTCGTGCTGAGCCTCAGTGAGCAGGAACTGGTTGGGGTGGTGGCGCACGAAGTGATGCACTGCGCCTACAAGCATTTCAGCCGACGCAGCCACCGCAACCCAATCATCTGGAACTGGGCCGGGGACTACGTGATCAATGCTGATCTGTTGAAGGCCAAGTTTACGCTGCCCAAAGAGCGGCTGCATGACTCCAAGTATGACGGCTTCAGCACTGAGGAAGTATATGAGAAGCTGAAGCAGGAAGTGAAGAAACAGATCCAGGAGGCCACACGGTACAGTGGTGGTGGTCACCTGGACCCCATGGCTGACAAAGGACGCTGCGGCGGCGTCATAGACGCTGGCAGCCTGGGCAAGAAACCGGGCAGCAGCAGCAAGGCTGAACAAGAAGCAGCCGAACGTAAGTGGGATACTACGGTACGGATTGCCGTCAACGTGGCCAAGCGTACGAACGCTGGTCAGGTGCCTGGGTATCTTGAGCGGCTGGTCAAACAGCTGCGCGAACCAAGGGTCTCATGGCGTGAGTTGACCCGGCAGTTCATAGACCAGTCAATGACCAAGGACTACAGCTGGCAGCGGCCCAACAAGCGGTATCTTGGCCAGGGCCTGATCCTGCCGGGCTTCATTAGCGACGCCCTGCATGAAATGAACTTCGGTATTGACGTGTCAGGCAGCATCACCCATGAGATGGCCGAGTTCATGCTGGGCGAAGTGGCGGGGGCGTTGAACGACGGCACCGCTGACAAAATGAACGTGATCTACTTTGACACTGCGGTACGTCACGTTGACACCTACGTGCCAGGCGACCTGGTGCAGTGCAAAGTCATCGCCGGGGGTGGCACCGACTTTGATGATACGTTCAAGTGGATCAGTGAAAATGCCGCCGATGCCCAGTGCACGGTGGTGCTCACCGACATGATGACAATGTCGTTTGGCAAAGACCCCGGCCACCCGGTGTTGTGGGGCGCGTATCTGCCCAGCGCCATGCTGGCTTCTGTCAAGCCGCCGTTTGGCGACATCATCCAAGTTGACAGTTCTGAGTGAGGCAGTCATGACAGTGGAAGAATTTATGCGTGCACCAATGACGAAGGGTTGTTCGTGCTGGTGGTGTATCCAAGGGATGAAAGTACGACGTATCATTAAAACAAATGGTAAGATCACCCCAGAACTAATGCGTTCAATAACACACACTACGTGCAAGGAAGTATTGATACAGTGGGTCTGCCTGCGCACATTAAACGCAAAGGAGGATTGAATGGATATAGATGAAGAGGTCAAAAGGGATCAGGCTCAGGACAAACTGGAGCGATATGAGGAAGCGCTCCGGTCAATTGTTAGGTGGGGTGAAGCGTACCCACTCAGCGTGTTTCCCGAGCCTGATCTTGATAAGGCACATGACCTCCTAAAGGCTGGCGGCATAACGCTCGATGCAGTCAGTGCCAGTGCCATGCGCCACGTCGTAACCATGGTCGCAGCAATCGCCAAAGAGGCGTTGAAGGAGGACTGAATGTTTGAAGTAAGAATCATCGTTGAGGACAGCAAGCTGCACAAAGCCCTGTGGGCCTTGGATGGCTTGATCGTAGGCCAGCCGCAGCTGCTCCCGGTACGTAATGCCGTGGCCAGCAAAGACAAGAAGCAGGTCAAGGAAAAGACACCAAGCAAGGGTGGCAAGCAAGTCGAGCTCCACAGTAAATTGCTTTCGCGGGGTGAGACAAACTTCAGTTGGGAAGATGCAGCCAACATCATAGAATCACTTGGTATGTCCAGGACAACCACCAGCGCCTATCTGACCAGGCTGATTGCGGAAGGCAAAATCAAACGTGTAGATAAAGGCAAGTACGAAGTGAAGTGAGTGCGTAACTGCAACCAGAGGAGCCATGATATGGCAAAAGGAAAGCGTGGTTTTCTACGGTACAAGAGCTACAGCTTCGTTGAGAAAGACCCGGTGATTGACGCGCTACGGACAGCGGTGAGTGCTTCCAAGAAGAAGTACAGCACCATTCACCAGGACTCGGGGGTCGCAGCTTCCACCATCCACAACTGGTTCCATGGCAACACGCGGCGTCCGCAGTTTGCCACGGTAGCGGCTGTGGCACGGGCGCTGGGAAAGAACTCAATTGTGTTTGCCAGCAACTCGGGCAATCCTCGGCTGGTCGATTAATAATTTCGGGGCAAACTATTGACATCCAGGGAAGGTGTCCCTTAGTACATCTCTACCGCAACCCCCGGAGTGTGTAATGATCAACGAAAGTGACGTGAGTACCGCTGGCAATGGCCAAGACGCTGAGGCCATGCCCATGCCGAAGCGGCGTGCCCGCAAGGTACGTACTTCGCCCAGCGGCCCTGTACTGAAGGCAATTGCCCGCAAAGCGGCCCAAAACAAGCCCGGCAAAGCCCCTGTAAAGGCCAAGGGTGCGGCCAAAGTAAAGGCCAAGGGTGCGGCCAAGCCGCGCAAAGCCCGCACCGCTGACCCCGCCAAGCAGGACCAGTTCGGCCTGCGCAAGGGCAGCATCAAGTCCCGTGCAGCGGCGATGTACGCCGCCAAGAAGGGGGCTACCCTCAACGAAGTGAAGGAGGCCCTTGAGAGCACCCAGTTCAACGTGCTGACCGAGCTGGAGGGGAAGGGCTTCAAAGTGACTCGTACCCTGGTGTCTGGGATTGGTGCCCGTCAGGCTACCAAGTACCATTTGAGTGCGAAATAATACTGCGCCCTAATCTGGTCCCCCCGTCCCGTAGGGGCGCAGTGGCCCAAGGAGCCCCCAGGTTCCTTGGGCCTTTTCATTTGTCAATTTTCAAGAGGAGCAAAGCATGACTGACATTCCGTTCATCCCTGAGTTCAGCAAGGCTGACGCACGCAACAAATGGATCATGGAAAATGCGCAGTACTGGACCGTGATCAGAAAGCGCAAGCGCCGCTACGAGCGCGATGAGTGCTGGTCACTTGAAGACGCGGTGAAACTGGCGCAGCGTCGGCTGGCCAATGACCCGCACAAGCAACCCCTGCTAATCTATGCGGTGGCCGGTGGGCACGATGCCCTGGCGGCCACCGTTCACCCTGACGGAGTGAGGGCAGTAGAATGACTTCACAGATCAAGCTGCTCACCAGCCAGGATGCGTTTCATGCGATGCACCAGGCCATCGACAGCAAGAAGCAAACGCTCAAGATACCAAACCAAATGTTGACTAATCTGCTGGTAGACTACAGCGTGATGCTGGCGGCGTTGAGCAAGGTCAGCGGCTTCGTGATCAAGGACCCAAGGGAGCGCCCGCAGCTGACCAAAGTAGATTAAAAGTTCCCCATGGGGGTATTGCCCCCGCAGCCGTGGAGGTCAACGGGCGAGCGTGAATACCGGCAGGTTTCCTCCTGTAAGTCCATTGCCTGCCGGGGCTAGGCGCGACAAGGATCAGTTGGGTTCCCCCACTGGGGTGGTATTCATGGCCCTGAAACTGATCAAGACCTCACTTCATCCAACCAAGGAAACACAATGAAGAAACGAGTTACCACTACCCATGAAGACCTGCTCAATCACATGGCCAACATGATCGCCAAATCAAAGCGGGTGACCTTGGCCATTAACGGCACCAGGAAAGAACCAAGCTTTTTCTACACCATTGGCAACCAGGAAAAGCAATTGCCCGAGCTGCTGGTCATTGGCAATTTCAAGGCCGACGCCATGAGTTGGCTGCTCAACGAGCTAAGTAACAAGATGTTGGCAGGGGAAACCATGCTGGATGGCGAACTGATTGGCGTAGGCGGCGAGTACCCCATACTCATCTATAAGGCATCCAACGAGGCCAAGGAAAAATACACTTTTCAGGCCGGTCAATTCTACGGCAATGAAGACTATGACGTGATGCAGGTAGTGCTGCCCGACACCAAAGGCTGCTACCCGCCCGACCCCAAGTGTCACAAGGACTTTCAGGTGCCAGTATTGAAGGAGGTCAAGGATGGACAAACACCCGCCAGGGGCACTGAGAACGATTGAGGAAGTACAAACACTTATACAACGTGTAAATGCCGGTGAGACAGTCAAGGTCTACCCGGTGACTTTTGGCAGTGGGACCCCGGCAGTACCTGATCTAACCCCAACACAACTGCTAGGACTTAGTGGGTTAAGGTGCTTAGTGTTTAAATGTGACAACCGAGCACAAGGAGAATTTGATTTGGCTTGGCGTGGGATAGGCAACAGCCTCAGCGAAAAGGACTGTTATGGCTATCTGTTTGAAAACTATTGGCACGCCTACGCCTACAGCCTGAGGGTCAACCATGACAGAAAAAGAGATAGTTGAGAAGCTGATGGCCGGGGAAACGGTAACCCTGTACTACCCCATGAGGGGTGTCCTGGACGTAGGAAAGCGCATCCTCAAGCCCCACCCCAGCGACCCGGAGAAATTTAATGTTCATTATGGTGACAACGCCGGTTCATTAGTTGTGCCCTTTGTCTTCAAGGGCAATCTTTTAAGAACTATTGTCCTGGATCAGGAAGCAGAACCCAATTGGTGGCTGGCCTGGGCCAGATCCCTGCGTCTGCAAAAAGGCGGCTAAAGCAGCTTGACAGTCCCATGAAAGTTTTGGCATGCTCAAAAAGTTGCCCGGTAGGAAGAGTCACTTTCCTACCGGGCGAATCCGCTAAGGCTTGGAAGGCTACAAGCGGATCAGGGAACTGGGTAGACATAGTTCAGAGTCCCCCCTCAGTCAACCCTAACAAGTAGCCAGCCCGGACTTAGCTCCGTAGCGCCGCCTGACACCCCGAAGTGACAGTGGGCTGGCACCCTCCCAGCGTCGAAGCGAACGGTAGACCGTTACACCCGACCGCAATGACCCTGCCAGAAGGGAAGTTGGCATCCTAGGCTTTTTGGCACACTAACTATGCCAGTGGTCTGGCCCGCCACGCGTCTTACCCGGTCGGTAGGGCGTGGGAAACAGGGCACCTAGGGTATATTCGCTGTTAGCTCTGGCTCCTCAATACCCGTAGGCAGGGGGTCGCCCTGCCTGGGATAGCGGGTGACCATACCTATGCCTGTAGCCCAGAAGTAGGATAGAAAATGATTAAGATCACCAAGTTACCGCCAGGGGAAGCAATAGGAGCCAGGGACTTACAGCTTTGGCAACAAAGGAGAACTGTAGGCAGAGGGGGAATTTACAAGAAGCATGCTGATACAAGAAGGGTATACATCAGATGCAAGGTTTGCAGATTCCTCAACGAGTTGGAAGTGTACTGGAAAAACATAGAAACATTGAAATTCAAGTGTATGAAGTGTGATTCCAAAGACGTGGAAGTAGGCCGACGTAAGAAGGATTCCCATGGGAAATGGCGAACAGAGTACCCAGCAGAAACCCTCAAGCGCAACAGGGCCAGTTACAGTAAAAGCAAATATGAGAAGGTTCCTGCAAAGGTCACAACTTTTGCAGAGGATGAATGCTGCAATTACAAGCCAGACCCTGATGAAAAGGCCCCCTGGGAAGATTGAACCATGAAGAACATCTTGTCACAACTCCCCAAACTGTCTCAGCAGGAACTAGCTACCATAAGAGCAGCCTGTGATCATCTACTGGACAAGAAACAAGAAACACCAGTTCTGTACACTTCTATGCTCGACATACTTGGCCAGAAAGGTCCCAGTTACAACAGTTTCCAACGTACTGCTTCCTGGAAACAGTGGCAGAAAAACCTCCACGAAGTTGAGTCCTTCTATGAGAAGTTATTTCCCAACATGACCAAGGTACAGGAAGCAGCTGTCAACAGCCTGCTTCTACAGCTGCTGGTTGATGATCTAAAGTACCTGAAGGTAGCTATTACCATAGGTATTGTTTCTAGCAATTTGGGTAGAGTTCCTGAAGTGTTTGACCGTGCCTTCCCCGGTTACCGGCAGAGCGGAATGGCTGGGAAGTTGCTTGAAGCCATGGTGAGAAAATGAGGTACCCAACGGGGGCTATCAGGTGTTATGAAGAAATGCAGGCCCTCATAGGGGGGCATGTCTATATTGTCGTGCCAGCAGAGCTCCTCGTGGAGAGGGTACCATATGTTGCGCCTAATATAGGAAAATTGCACCCGTTGAGGATAAGCGGTAGCCTGCTCCTTGTTAAGGAAACAGTGTATGCCGCAGCTACCCACTCCATTGCCATCGAAAAGGATTGGACCGTGAGGTGGGTGCATTCAGGCCCACTATATTTCTTCAGCAATTTCTGGTTTGCCCATGCCCACGTACAGCACCGTAACGATCTGGTGCAGTCATGAAACCGCTGACCCAAGATGAACTGTGGTTGCTGGATCAAAAGGTGGCTGAAGGTGAGACCGTAAAGTTGTGGCTGGTTTGGGATGGACCGGACGGTTACATAACGGCTCTTCGTTTGGTGGCACCGCAATTGGCGTATGTGAATGATAACCCTAAACCGATGGCCAATGTAACCCTAGAAAGTCTTACTGGTTATTATAGTTTCTTTACCAATTACTGGCACGCCTATGCTCATAACCTGAAGCAGTCATGAGGGAGTCAGATGCTACTAACCTCCTTGGCTGAAAATCTGCTCACAGTGCTTGCCTTTGACCCCGAAAGGGCACCCATTGTCCGTGCGGTGATTGGCCCTGAACTGTTTGGTGGACCCTACAGATTATTGGCAGCCCGCATCTATGACTACCTGGACACTTTCAAGAAACCGCCTGGGGATCATCTACCTGATTTGCTCAGTGACAAGCTTGAGGGCAAGGCTGCAGAAGCAGGCTATTACGCTGAGATCATTGAAAGCCTGCATGCTTCCAGGGAGCACATCAACGCTGCCTATGTCATGGCGTCGCTGGAAACTTTTGTCAAAAGACAATCCATGCGCAGCATCGCCATTGACCTGCAAAAGGCTTTGCAGCGGGACACTGAAGAGGGGCTTGAGGAAGCTGAGCGGCTGATAGCCGGTGCCAACCACGTCAGCCTGAGTGTCTTTGACCCCGGTACCCGTCTGTCAGACAAGAAAAAGGCACTGGAGTTCCTGGACATAGGTGACGACTCATTTCCCACCGGGATCAAGGAGCTGGATGATCGTGGCTTCGGCCCGGTGCGCAAGGAGCTATGGCTGTTCATAGGCAATGCCAAGGCCGGGAAGTCATGGGCGTTGGGGCAATTGGCCAAGTCGGCTTTAAGGCACCGCTACCGGGTAGTGCATATCACCCTGGAAATGAGTGAGAAGCGCACTTCGCAACGCTACTTCCAGTCGTTGTTTGCCATGGCCAAGCGCAAGGATGAATTTGAAATCACCAGGTTTCAGCGTGACAGCCTCAACCGGATCAACGGCTTTGACAGTAAAAAATCCAAGCCTGCGCTGTCCATGGATGACCCTCACATCCGCAAGAAACTGGAACGCAGGATTGACCGCTGGTCCGCCAGGTTGCTGGACAACATCATAGTCAAGGAATTTCCTACCGGTCACCTGACCGTGCTGCAGCTTCGCGCCTACCTGGACAATCTTGAGGCCAGTGAGAAGTTTGTACCTGACCTGCTAATTGTGGATTACCCCGACCTGATGAAGCTGGACAAGGACAATTACAGATTGGCCCTGGATGAAGTGTTCAAGGAGCTGCGCGGGCTGGCGAAGCAGCGTAACATAGCCCTGGCAGTGGTCAGCCAATCCCATAGAAGTGCGGCCAAATCCAAGCAGGTAGGCATAGAAAATGTGGCTGAAGCCTACAGCAAAATAGCCCACGCCGACGTGGTGCTCACCTATAGCCAGACCCCGGCCGAGAACAAGCTGGGGCTGGCACGGCTGCATGTGGCAGCGGGTAGAAATGATCGTGATAAATTTACTATCGTGATCTCACAGGCGTACAATACGGGACAGTTCGTTGTAGATTCCAGCCTCATGAGAGGCACATATTGGCAGAACCTGCCAGCTGGAGAGGAGGAACCATGAGCGACATTGTGGAGCGGCTGCGTGACTCAAACATGCCGGATGTTCACGTTTGGATACGTCGGGGCTTGGAGGCCGCCGACGAGATCGAGCGGCTACGGGCGGCAATCAGGGACTGTGCCCATAACTTGGGAAATGAGTTGTCGGCGACCTACGAGAGCACTGATGCTGTTATGAATAAGGTGGCCGCCGAGATCGTACACCTGCGGCGAAGGGTGCACTCAGCAGAGGCCGAGATCGAGCGTTGGAAAAATCTATACGACGCGGAAATCAACCGCGTGCTTGCTATGGAAATCGAGACCGAGCGGCTGAAGGAGGCGCTTAAACAGCGGGACGAAGATCACGCCATCATAACTCGCGACTTACGCTCCGAGATCGAGCGGCTGCGGGGAAAATAACATGATCTCTAAGCAGGCAGTCAGGGAGTTTCTAGCCAGGGACTTGGGATCCCACGACTGGCTTAAAACCATACCGATTGAGAAGCTTGACGCTGAATTGAAGATGCTCAAGCCCAGGCCGAACTTCAACGGTATCAATCTTTGGGCACATCAAAAAGCAGGACTTTTATTGGCCCTGGAACTCAAGCGGTTCATGTATTTCTGGGACATGGGCGGCGGTAAGACCCTGCTATCCTTGGCCCTGCTGAAGTACCTGAAGCAGCGTGGTGAGCGACCCAGGGCCATTGTCTTTGTACCCTACATCACCAGTGTTGACACCTGGGTTGAGGAAGTGGCCAAACACGCCCCCGACCTGCATTGTGTAGCATTGTTGGGTAGTACCGCCGAAAACCTTGACCGCTTGCAAAATAGAGACGCCGACCTGTTTGTGATCTGCTATCAATCGGCCGTGGCCATGGTCAGTTACCCGGTGAAGACCAAAAAGGGCAAAGGGAAGTGGGACATCAATGCTACCCAGATCAGGGATTACTTCAAAGGTTTCAATATCCTGATCTGTGACGAAATCCACCGCTGCAAGAACCACACGGCGCTGACCTACCGTATGTGCAGGGCCATTTCCTCTACCAGTGAATACGTTCTGGGGCTGACCGGGACGCCGTTTGGCCGCGACATGCAGGACCTCTGGCCGCAGTTCAACCTGATTGACTTTGGTGAGACACTAGGCCCGACGCTTGGGCTGTACCGCAGTGCTTTCTTCACTGAGAAGAAAAACTATTGGGGTGGCTTTGATTACATCTTCAAGAAACAGCTAATGCCGGACCTGCAGCGCATCATCAAGCATAGGAGCATCAGGTACACCATCGATGAATTTGCCGACATGCCCAGCAAGGAGTACTGTCGGCGCTTGCTTAGCCTCCCTGCTGACAGTGCAGGCTACGTGGCCAAGGCCCTGGTTAATCTACGGGATGCCGTGAAGGGCAAACAGTACCGGCAGGTTGAGTCCAGCTACCTGCAGCTTCGCCAGCTATCATCAGGCTTTATGACACTAAAGGGGGAAGACAATGACAAGATACAGGTCCAGTTTGACGACAACCCAAAGCTTGAGGCGGTTGTCCAGCATATTGAAGATATGCCACATGGCAGCAAGGCAGTTATCTTCCATCATTTTGTTTATAGTAACGGTGTCCTTGCTGACCGCCTTTCTAGAATGGGGGTTCCGTGCGCCCGCATCTGGAGCGGTCAAAAAGACCCTATTGGTGAACTACGAAGGTTCAGGGAAGACCCTGACTGTAAGGTGATGGTGCTGAACTGGCGCAGTGGGTCCAGTTCGCTGAACCTGCAACACGCCAACTACATGATTGTCTATGAGCAGCCGGACTCACCCATTGACCGCAAACAGGGCGAAGCCAGGCTGTGGCGGCCAGGGCAGGCCCAACGGGTGTGGATTTATGATCTACTGGTCAAGTACACGGCGGATCAGCGCATGCACGCTGCCAACTTGGCAGGCAAAAGTTTGCTGGAAGAACTACTCAACGGAGGTGAACTATGAAGATAGACATCTACATGGACCATGTGATCATCGAAGGCCAAACCATCAGGCGGCCCAGCTACATCAGCAGGGGACATTGGATGCAGTGGTGGGAAACTACCACTGCTTTCAAGCAGAAGTACTGCAAATACTGCGGGATGACGGCTAAGGCATGAGCACATGAGAAGAGATATATCAAGGGTCAGGGCACTCAACTGTCTACTTCATGATAACTTTGTCATAAAAGAAAATAAGAGCAAATTGAGTGTATTCGAAGAGAGTGGTATCAACTACGGACATGATCAGTGGTATGATTTTATCTCAGAAAATTACATTGATTGGAAAAGGGTTTCAGAGGCCACAGATGCAGAGCTGTTGTGCATACCAAACTTTGGCGGGAAAAGCCTTATGTATATACAAAAAGTGCTAAGGCAGAAGGGGTACGAGACAGCCCCTGTACCGGCAAAACGCAAACCCCACTACCAGAAACTGGGGCGCATATTCTGCCCTCACTGTGGCGAACATATCAACCTACACACCTACCACTCATGAACTGGCAAGACTTCCTCACTGACAATCAGATAGAATGGGTTTCACGCGGGCCTAATACGGCCCGTGGTGAGATCAGCATTCAGTGTCCGTGGTGCGGCGATGAAGACCCCAGCCAACACCTGGGCATCAATCTGTCCAAGGGAAGCTGGGGTTGCCTGCGCAACCCTGAGCATCGCGGCCATTCAGCCACCTACCTGATTGGCACCCTGCTCAGGTGTTCGCAACACCAGGCCAGAATCATAGTCGATCAGTACAGTAGAAGCGATCCGGACCAGATTGACACCAGTGACATACCAGAAGTTGGTGAGGACTGGTTCAAGAAAGCTAAATTGGTTGAACCACCTGAAGTGCTACCAACTCTACGCGCGATTGAGGCTACAGGGAGCACGGCCAAGTTCTGGCAATATTTGCTGGTCAGGGGCTTTAACCCAGATGCCGTAATCAGGCAGTACAAGCTCCAATGCTGTATGGTGGACCGCTACAAGGACCGGCTGATCATACCGCTGTATCAGCGCAAGGCACTGATTGCCTGGACCGGCCGTGCTCTTGGTACCCCAGTAACCGCACCACGCTACCTCAGCTCCAAGCGGGTCAAGGAGACCATTTTCAATGAGGACGACCTGATGCAGGGCGGCAGGTTGTTGTTCATCACTGAGGGGCCGTTCGACGCCATGAAGCTGGACTATCACGGCCTTGAACAGGGGGTGCGGGCCACCTGCACCTTCGGCACCAGCATACCCATTGAACAGCTGGTGCTGTTGAACAGCCGAAGAGCCCGCTTCGATAAAACCGTTATACTGTTCGACCGTGATGCGGTAGAGCCTGCTTTCATAGCCAAGGAGTGGCTGCCGTCATCTACTGTGACGGTAGGGCAGCTGCCTGAGGGGGTCAAAGACCCAGGGGAACTATCCAGGGAGCAAATTCAGGAGTTGATCAATGGACAGACCTGAAGGTGCTGTGACGCCTGAAGAGCTTGAGGCTTTGTTGGATAAGCACAACAAGGTAAGGGTCTATATGGTGTACCCCCGTGAAATATGGGATTACTTTTGTAAGGACCCTGGTCGCCACCCCAAGTATTGGTGCATTGGGCCTGAAGGAGTAGAATATAATTTGGATTGGAATGGCGTGTGTTATGGAATGAAGCATTGGCCCGATCACCACATATTCGTAAACTACTGGCATTTCTATGCATACGAACTCAAACAGAGGAGAGCAAAGTGAGTGAGATTGAGGCAGAACTGGTCAAGCTTTTGAAGTTCAAGAAACACCCTGATGACTACGAGGACCGGCAGGAGTACCTGACGGCATTAGCCGAAGCCGTGGATGGGGTTAAGGACGACACTACATTTGATAAGATGACTGAGCCTACCTATGACTGGCTGCAGGACGCAGTTGAGGCCAGGAACAAGAAACGGGAGATAGAGGATTTCCCTGACGCAGAACCGGAGGAGGTTGAGGATGCCAGCGAGGACGATGGAGCAGTTGAGGATGCTGAAGGTAGCGAACCCACCGAAGTGGATGCGGAAACGCCTGAAGAAACGCCTGAAGAAACACCTGAGGAAGGAGTTGCAGAGGGAGAGGAGACAGAACAACAACTTGAAGAAGTTGGTGAGGAACCAACTTCAGAAGATGTTCAGCCTGGCGATGGACAACCAGTATCTGATGCGCCACCTGCAACAAAGAAGCACAAAAACCCCAGGAAAGGGTCGGGCGGCAGGTACCTCAGGAAGAAAAAGGGTAAACCGGACATCCAGCCGAAGCACAAGCCGGGCCACGAGCCGGACTACACGAAAATAACCGGCAAGAAAGACCGCTACGGCGTCACCGAGGGCACCAAGGTCAGCATGGCTCTGAAGATGCTGGAAAAGGGCTGTACCATGCGCGACGTGCAGCTTGAACTGGGCGACACCCAGTACAACATGCTGCGGAAGCTGCACAAGCAAGGGCACCGGATTGACAAGCTGGAGAACAAAGTCCTCAAACTTATTCACAAGGACGATGTGGGAAAGAAGGTGAAGGGCAAATGACCGACCCCTTTGACTTGAAAGCACCACTGGTCACGGCCCTGTCGGCGAACGTTTACTCCGATGGGGTGAGGCTTAGCTTTGGTGAAGCCCTCCCTGCCGCTGGTAAGTCAACTTATCATACAGCAGTCTTCATACCTGCCAGGCTCTTTGTGGAGCTCAGGAAGCTGATCACCAACATAGAGCCCAAATTGGCTGAGATGAAAGATGCTGTATAAAACCAAAGGCCCGTCAGGGAAAGTTATGCATAGAACCAGGCCCCTCCTTATCTCCGCTAAGGAGGGGTATTCACGTCCGGCACCGGGCAAAGCTTGGTTTCAGACTACCACCACTGTCTGGCGCGTGGATGAACTGATCCGCAGGCGGGTCAGGGACTGGCGCAGGTTGCTGGGGGAAACCGGCCATACCGGCACCCGCACTGAAACCATGAGAGCAGATCATGATAGTGTTTATACCGGTACTCACAGCGTATTCCCTGCTCCTTTGGTTGAGTGGGTACTGCTTCGCTACGGACCACCCGGCGGTCGCATTCTTGATGCTTTTGCTGGCGGCCCTCCTCGGGCCGTTGTGTCGGCCATTATGGGCTACGAGTACGTCGGCTTCGAAATCAGGCAGGAGCAGATAGATGAAAACAAGTCCACGCTTGCTGATCTGCACCTTAGTGGTGGCAGCTTTATTCTCGGTGACGGCTGCGTACTCGGCAAAGATGTTGGCCTATTTGATATGGCATTGACTTGCCCACCTTACTGGAACTTGGAAACGTACAGTGATCTGCCCAACGACCTCAGCAACCTGAAGACTTACAGTAGGTTTAATTCAGCCATGTTAGATTGCGCTCACGCACATCGTAAGCACATGAAGCCGGGTGCCTTTGTCTGCATCGTGGTTGGACCGTTCAGGGATAAGAAAACTGGTGAGTTGATTGATTTCCCGGCGCACACAGTCCAGAACTTTCAGGCTGCCGATTTCATCTATTGGCAGCAGATTGTGCTGTCAAAGAATTTTGCTTCAGCTGCTAAACGCTCTACCAATGCCTGGCGCGGATTGAAGTTAGTACCGGCGCACGAATTCTTATTGGTGTTCAAAACTCCTGGTGAGAAATCAAATGTCAGAAGCAAATGACGCTATCTCCTCCTCGTATTCAGGACACCCCAATGAGCCGTAAAAACAAGGAGGATTGGGGGCCAGGCCCCTGGCAGAATGAACCTGACGATAAGGATTGGGTTGACCCAGCCACCATGCTGGATTGTAAAATACTACGCGGCCCGTTTGGGGCTCTCTGCGGGTACGTTGGCGTACCGAAAGAGCACCCGGCTTATGGAATGAGCTACAGTTTTTATATAGAGGGCTATGTCGACGAAAATGTTGAGTGGTGGCGTAGGCACATCACCCATCGGGTAGAATACAAAATCATGGACATTGACGTGCACGGAGGGCTGACTTTCTCAGGCCCACACACAGACAGTGATCTTCACTGGTTCGGCTTTGATTGTTCACATGCCTTTGACTTTACCCCAGGATTACTTGACGGTGAGACTTTACAGCATATCCGCATGAAGGATGAAATTTACCGCGATATTGAATATGTCACCACGCAAGTCGAATCCTTGGCGAAGCAGCTGGCAGCAATAAAGAGGTTAGATGATGGACAGACAGGAACTAGTTAAGAAGCTTGGGCTGGTCAGCTTGGCGCTGGCCGACAATGACCTGATACCGATCCTTAAATGCTTCGCCTTCACCGGCGAAGATGTCATTGCCTGCAATGACACCTTGGGGGTAACCACCCCCTGCCCCACCGAAGAAGCATTTTGTGTGCATGGGAAAACGCTCAAGGAGCTGCTTGAGAACAGTCATGCAGAAACGGTGGTCTTCAAGATTGAGGGTGACGACCTGGTGGTCAGGACCGGCAAATCCACCTTCAAGCTACCCTGGTTCCCGATTGAGGACTTTCTCTGGCTGGTGCCGGTTGACCTTGAGCCAATCATGGAGCTTAATGAAGACCTTCTCATTGGGCTTGGTCAATGTTTGTCGACAGTCAGCAAGGACTACACACAACTGAAAATGATGGGGGTGCGCCTGCACCAAGGCACTCTATACTCCAGTGATGGGGATGCTTTCACAAGGTATGTTACCGACACCAAGGTGACGGCAAAGGTGGACCGCCTGCTGCCAAACGATTTCTGTGCTTCGTTGATTAAAATAACAGAGCAGTCCGAGGCCAGTTCGGGTGAGATTTCCATCAATGACGAATGGGCAGCGGTAGAGTTGGACAGCGAATTCAGCATCTACGGTAGGCTGCTGGAAATTGACAACCCGCTTGACCACGAGGCGTTGATCAAGCGTACTCTGAAGGCCAAGCCACAATTCACCAAGGTGCCGGAGGGGCTGGATCACGCCCTTAGCAGGGCCAGGGTAGTGGCCGACCCTGAGTCCGCCAAAACCGTATTCACCATCAAAGGCGGCCGGTTGGGACTGCTGACAACTGCCTCTATGGGTATCATAAAGGATAACTTGCCATTCAACGGCCATAGTGATGTGCAAGCTAACGTCTCGGCAGCACGTATCCAACGCTGCATCAGCCTGTGTGATGAAATGTCGGTCGCTGAGAACTGCTGCACGTTCCGCTCAGGCAGCAAGTTGTTTATCCTGGCATCAAATCTGGGAGAATAAAATGCAGGACAGATTGAGGAATGCAAGACTGCATACATTCCAACAGCCTAAGGGGGCGTGCGCTGAATGCGGCGGGCGCGTTGTCTGCGATAGAACAACTAATTTGAATGGTGGCAGGACAATAGTTTCAAAAAAGTACTGTCTTGATTGTGGCATCCATCCAATTCCCTGGTGGAAACGGCTGAGCCCAACTGAAAGGATGATGCATTTCTTGCGTGTTGGTAAGTACGACCCAAGCAGGAGGTAGCCATTTCATTTTACTTCGCTAAGCAAGCCCGCAAGGCTGCAAAGCCTGCTGGCAAAGCCCCTTTGGGCACGCCCCGCAATGCCCGCGCCAGTGTGCAGGCGTTGCGTAGGCTTGGCTGCAAAGCCTGCCCCTTGAATAAGGCTGACGTGCAAACGCCCAAAATGTTGCCTACGCTGGCACGCCAAACTGAAGTGTATTTTCTAGCTGAAGCACCAGGGAGGGATGAAGATGAAAACACGGGGAAACCGCTCACAGGTCCCAGTGGTACTCTTTTACGGCAGTGCATTCCTAACGGCTTTGTACCTGTATGCTCTTTTGACAACGTGTGCAACTGTCGACCCACCGATGCCAAAGGGAACCGCGCACCAACTTGGCAGGAAGTAGAATGTTGCCAGCCCAGACGGGTCAAATTCATAGAACAGGCCAAGCCCAAGCTGATTGTCGGCCTGGGGGCAGTGCCGTTGCAGGCCATACTGGGATCAGGTGACCTGGCCGGGATGCGCGGCAGGCTGTTCGCAGTCAAAATAGGCAGCCACGAATGCTGGTTCATGCCTACCTATCATCCATCCTTCATCCTGAGGACCGCCTATGACAAGAAAAAGCCCCTCCAATCCAAACTCGGCCACTGCTTCAGGATGGATGTCCGTCGTGCTTGCGAAATGGCCGCAGAACTCAAACCCTGCAAAATTGATAGCGAAAGCGAAATCAGATCAGGAGTGCAGTGCTTTGACGGATCAGATCCCTCCCATTACGGAAAATTATGTGCGCTACTTGATCATGCTGGCCAGGCTGACACCCAGGCTGACACCATCGCAGTCGATATCGAGACCAGGGGACTCAGACCCTTCAGCGACGGCGCAGCCATCATGTCTATCGCCATATCAACTGCAACATCTAATTTCAGCTTTGCAGTTGAACATCCAGCATCAGCATTTTCAGTTGATCAACGAAAAATCATTAGTGAGTTATGTGCAAGGATACTTGGAAGCAGCGGGCCGACTAAAGCCGCACATAACGCACCATTTGAGCTCGAGTGGTTTATCTGGCTATTTGGACGCGAGATCGTGGACCACGCGACTTGGGAATGCACTCAGATGCAAGCCCATTTTCTGGATGAAAGGCGTGGCAAGCAGGGTCATGGGGAGGATAACTTCCGGGCTCCATACCAAAGTCTAGACTTCCTGGTGAAGCAGCACTTCGGCATAAAATATAAGTCCATGTTCAAGCTGAACAAAAAGGACATGTCAAAGTCCGACCTAGGCGAGATGCTGATTTACAACGCCCTGGATACGAAGTATACGCTCAAGCTCCACCACGCCCAGACCAAGCTGCTGAAGGAGCGCGGGCTGCATGACGCCTACCTTGAGGCACTGCCACGGCAGTCTTCAGTAGCCTTGATGCAGACCCTTGGGGTGCTGGTGGACCAGGCTGAAGTCAAACGCAATCAGGCCAAACTAGGTAAGGAAATAGCTGGTATTGAGGCTGAGATGGACGCCCTGCCGGTTGTGCGTGAGTACAAGGCAGATCACCGTGAAGTCAACTTCGCAGCTGGCCCAGACTCCCTTGACATCTTCAAGGACTACTTGAAATGCCCAGAAGTGAGGGTCAATCCTGAACATCACGAAGTGCACGACTACAACATTGCATCCAAGGCTAAGCGCAAGTTTGATGAAGCACCAGGGAAACCCAAATATTCGGTGGATAAAAATGTGCTTGATAAGATTGACCATCCCCTCGCCAAACTTATCGGTGACTTGCGTAACAAAACCAAACTCAAATCAACATACTGTGATGGTTTGGAATTCGGAAGGGGTGCTTTGGTGTACCCTGACGGTAGATTACACTGTAACTTCAACACCACCTTCGCAGAAACCGGGCGAACGAGTAGTGATGCTCCAAACATGCAAAATTTCCCCCAACGCAAAGACTCCTGGATCAGAAAGCAAATCGTGGCCCCAAAGGGTCATGTCTTTGTTGCGTTTGATTATGGTCAGCTAGAGGGTTGTACTGCTGCCATGTGCAGCAAGGACAAAGTGTTGGTGAAAGCCCTGTGGGAGGACTATGACATTCACATGGAGTGGGCACAGAAGCTGGCTGCCAGGTACCCTGAGATTGGCGTAGCGGACAAAGCCCTGAGGGCACGGGTCAAAAACAAGCTAGTGTTCCCGGCCATCTTTGGGGCCAAGAATAGCTCAATTGCCGACTACCTGAAGGTGCCTGAAGACGTTATTGACGACATTATGGATTCTTTCTGGGAGACATTCGATGGCTTAGCCGAATGGCAAGATCGAATTATGAAATTTTACTACGAAGAGGGATATGTTGAAAGCCCAACTGGTAGGAGGCATCATTACCCCCTAACAAGGAACCAAGCTATCAACTTCCCCATACAAAGTGTAGCCTGTGATCTGGTCTGCTGTGCCATGAACGAGTTATCACACAAAGCAGTGTCGTCCGGCAATTGGCATCTGCATCCTATACTAAACATACATGACGATTTATCGTTCTCGATACCTGACAATGACCAAATTCTTGAGAAATCAATTGAAACTATCTACAGGGCCATGCTAGACCAACCATATGATTTTATCAATGTGCCTCTTTCCGTGAAGGCGTCGATTGGTAAGAATTGGTTTGATATGCAGGATATAGGGGCATTCTGGAGTCACAAGGATCTGTAATGGATACTAAACAGCTAGTAACAAGGCTTAAACGTGACTATCTTTATAATCAGGAAACTGGAGATTTCTATCATCTCAAAAGAGGTAGTACTGCTGGTTACCGGCGCAAGGATGGGTACGTTGAATTGTATGTAGGAGGGATGCCATATCTGGCCCACCGCATGGCGTGGCTGTACACAACTGGGCAGTTGCCGCATGAGGTAGATCACAAGAATGGGGTCAGATCAGATAATAGATGGTCTAATCTTCGTGAAGCTTCAAGAAGCCAGAATAATGGCAACAGCAACGGTTGGTCCAAATCAAAAAGGAAGAATAATTTGCCAAGAGGGGTGTACATCAATAAGGCCCTACCTCACAGGTTTTTGGCAAGGATAGAAATAGGCCGTAGGTGCATAAGCCTGGGAAGTTTTGACACTGTGGCTGAGGCAGAAACAGCCTACAAAGAGGCGGCGCACAAACACTTCGGTGTGTTTGTCAGGAGTAATCGTGATGTATGAGGACGTAGGGGCAATTGCTTGGGTGATCTTCATCATATTGCTTGCCTGGTTGATGTTCTGCGCCTGGCGCACGTCTAGGCAACAACGTGCTCTGATAAATGCCCTGCTTATGGTTGAAAAATCAAGGATCAGAGCCGGGTTTAAGTACAATGAAGCCTTTTTGCTTCCGTTGAGGCGTGTTGGCTTTGGTAAGCACTTCTGGCATCTGTTCACCTTCCGCAACGCAGCAGGCCTCTATGACCGCAAATAGCTTGCATACCCGGTACCGTCCCTTGAGTTTTGATGAAGTTCTCGGCCAAGATAATACAGTCGCTTCACTCAAACAGGCAATCAAAGGAAACCGCGCTCACAGCTACATCTTCACCGGCCCGTCCGGGACTGGTAAAACCACCCTGGCCCGCATCCTGGCCAATGAGTTTGCCGGGGTTGAGGCAACCATAGCAAACGTGGAGGAGATCGATGCAGCAACGAACTCTGGTGCTGACGCTATGCGGAGCGTTGTCACTCGTTCAATGTACCGGGCCATTGGAGCTGGAGACGGTATCAAAAATATCATCATCGATGAAGCACACCGTCTGTCAGCAGCAGCCTGGACCATCCTCCTCAAACCGATAGAGGAACCGCCCAAGCACGTGTATTGGATGCTGTGCACTACCGAACCTGGGAGGATACCCAAAACCATTCAGACCCGTTGTCTCAAGTATGATCTAAAACCGGTAGGGGAGGAATTGATATATGAGCTACTACAATCTGTGGTCGAGGTTGAGGGGTTTGGAACCACCGACGAAGTCATTGCGGCCATTGCCGAAGATGCAAGTGGTAGCCCTCGTCAGGCGTTGGTATGGCTGGAGGCCTGCATCCATGCGAAAAATGCCCAAGAAGCCCGTCAAATCATACGCAGTGCAACGCAAAGCCGTGAGGCGGTTGATCTGGCTAGATGGCTCCTCGGCGGGCGTGGCCAGACATGGGCTGAGGCCGTTAAGCTTGTTAAGGCCCTGGAAGGCACCGACCCTGAGAGCGTGAGAATCATGCTGATGAACTACTTCGGCAACGTGCTGCTCAATACCACTGGCGACGACAAGGCACGGCAAGTGCTGGCACTCATAGAACCGTTCAGGGCTTCTTACAATGCCAGTGACCGCATGACCCCACTGCTGTACAGTATTGCGATGGCCATCAACCTGGACTATCGTCCATGACCGTAGACATTGACGAATTCAGAAAGTACCTGAAAATAGACAAGCAGGCGCTGGATGATGAAGTCATGCAGCAGCCATCCCTGTTTTTCGAGGTGTCTGAGGCTTATACTCAGGCAGTAGCAGAACGCGACGCTTTGAAGGAGGAACTGGCACTAGTTGATGGCAGCCTTTTTGGTGGGTATCGTAAACAAGATCCCAAAGCTACTGATACCCTCATTAAGAGCAAGATTAGTATTGAGAAAGGCCACCGGGCAGCATTTACTGAATACCTGGAAGCCAAGGAATATGCAGATAAGTTGGGTGCGTTGAAGGATGCGTTTAACCAGAGGAGTGAAATGCTAAAAGCACTAGGTAGACTATACGCAAGCAACTACTTCGAGCAAATGGCACTGAAGCCAACGCAAAGCACTGATGCAATGGTCTACCGTCGTCAACGTGAACGTCTGACTTTACAACGGAAAGGAAAAGGAAATGAACGATAGAAGCTTTAGATACCAGTCCCGCTCCAAAGAAGATTGGCGTGAACGTGCCAACATGAAGGGCGGGCAGTTCGACAGCTACATCAAGCCTGCCTACAAGATGTACAAAGTCAAGGATGGCAAGAACCTGTTGCGCATCCTGCCGCCTACTTGGCCCAAGGCCAAGCATTACGGCTACGACATCTACGTCAACTTCGGTATTGGCCCGGACAATCAGGCTTACTTGTCATTGTCCAAGATGCAGGGCCAAGCCGACCCTATCGCTGAGGCAAGGCAGGTGGCTGAAGCCGAAGGCGATGAGACGGTGGTCAAGGCATTGCGCCCTACCTACCGGGTTCTGATGTGGGTCATTGACCGCAATGACGAGGAAGAAGGGCCGTTGCTATGGCCTTCCCCGTTCACAGTGGACAAAGCCTTCATCAACTTGGCACGGGACCAGGATACGGGTGCCATCGTGGAGATTGATCACCCTGAGGAGGGGTGTGATATCCGCTTCTACCGTGAAGGCACTGGCATGACCACCAAGTATGATGCCAGCAAGATGCGCCTCATGGAGGCCGGGCCAATTGCAGACAATGAGAAGCAGCAGGCGAAGTGGCTGCAATACATTGCCGAAAACCCGGTGCCTGACTGCCTGCAGTTCTATGACTACGACCACATCAACAAGGTGTTCAGTGGCACTGCGCCGCGCCCCAAGGATGAGGAGCCGGAGCCTGCGCCACGCAAGGCGGCCAAGCCGGTTGATCCTGATCCTGAGGAGGAGTCTGACCCGGAGCCTGCACCCCGTCGCGCTAGGCCACGGGTAGCTGAGTCTGAGGAGACTGCCGATCCAGGCCCCAAAAGCGGGAGCATCAGGGACCGTATCAGGCGACGGCACCAGACGGCTAGTCAGCCCGCAGAGGAAGACTGAGCTACTAAAAAGGGGCGGCATCGACCCGTTACGGGGGGATCGCCGCCCCCTTTCTCAAATCCTCAATGACCACATCCCCTATGAAAGGTGGAATAAAATGAGTGCTTTCAAACAGTACCGAAGGAAGCAGATAGCTGAGTTGCGGCCCTATGTGGCAGGGGAGCCGCTTGATGGGGTCAGCATAAGCGCTCCTGACAAGGAAGCTGGTTCCCCTAAGAAAGGCGACATGATAGCCCGCAACCCAAAGAATCACGCTGACCAGTGGCTGGTGGCGGCACAGTATTTCGCTGACAATTTTGAGCCAGTATCATGAAGAAAATCATCACCTTGGCAGCTCTATCCGTATGTGTCTGCTTATTGCCCCCTGCTGCTGAAGCCAAGAAAATGAAGGAGTGGTGTTATGGGAACGGCTGCCTCAGCGGCGGCGGCATGGCAGACAGGTCCGGCTGGCATGAGTGCCATAAGGGGGAACTCAACGTCTGCCGCCAAAAGGCGGCTGAGAAGCCCCAATGATGGCAAAGCGTGAGCGCCCCAAGATAACCAAAACGTCGTACTTCGTAGGTGATAAGCCAGGGATCAACTTCGTAAGTTCCGGCTGCACGCTGCTGGATTGTGCCCTGGGCGGCGGCTATGCCATCGGCCGCATCGTCAACATTGTCGGTGACAGGTCCACTGCCAAAACCGCCCTGGCCGCTGAAGCCATGATCAACTTCTTGCTGAAGTACCCCGAGGGGGCGGTGCGCTACTGTGAGACCGAAGCTGCATTTGACTCTAGCTATGCTGCTGCCATGGGCCTGCAAATTGACAAAGTCGACTTTGGTGACAAGAACAAGCCAATCACCACAGTTGAAGAATTTGCCCGTGATTTTGACAAGTTCCTGGACGCCCAGATCAAAGCCAAGCTGCCGGGCATCTACGTAGTGGACAGCCTTGACGCCCTCAGTGACGAAGCTGAGATGGAGCGTGACGTGGGCGAAGCCAGTTACGGTATGGCCAAGGCCAAGATGTTGAGTGAATTCTTCAGGAAAACAGCCAGGAGAATTGAGCAGAGCCAGGTGTTGCTGGTAGTGGTCAGTCAGGTGCGTGAGAACATAGGGGTCACGTTTGGTGAGAAGTACCGCCGTGCAGGCGGGAAGGCCCTTGATTTCTATGCCTCGCAGATTTTCTGGCTCTCAGCTGTCAAACCGCTGAAACGCACCATCAGTAAGATTGAGCGAACCTATGGTGTGCTGATCCTAGCTAAGGTCAAGAAGAACAAGGTCGGGCTGCAATTCAGGGAGGCATCATTTGCCTTTATCTTTGGGTTTGGGGTTGACAATGTCGGTGCTTCGATAGGTTGGCTAAAGGATATTGGTGAATTGACTACTGAAGAGGCCAAAAATCTTATAATTGAATTTGGGGAGATGGATGATAAAGACTACAAGATTGAGCAACAAAAGCTAGATCAGCTAGTCAAGGAAAAATGGGCTACCGTAGAAACTAGCTTTTTGCCGACGCGGAGCAAGTATGCGTAAAGGTGGGGGCAAGCAGAAAGGCGCGCAGTTTGAGAGGGACGTATGCCGTGAATTGTCGTTGTGGGTCAGTCACGGCAAACAGGAAGATGTGTACTGGCGTTCAGCTATGAGCGGAGGCAGGTCCACCGTTGCAGCCCTCAAAGGCAAGCGGCTGGCAGCCCAATCTGGTGATCTTTCCTGCGTGCACGAAGTGGGATATGTCTTTGCCAGCAAATTTATTGTCGAGTGCAAGTTCTACGCTGACCTGAATTTCCTGGGCTTGCTGACCGGCAAAGGCAAGCTAATGGAATTTTGGGGGGAGTTACTGGTGCAGGCTGCCGCCTACAGCAAGCTTCCCATGCTTATTGCCAAGCAGAATCGCATGCTGACCATGGTCTGCCTATGTAACATAGGGTCCAGGGAACTGAACCTTGAGAAACGGGCGCTGCTTATAGCGCCGCAACGCAGTTTGCGTATAATCCCCCTCCATGAGTTTACCCAGTATGCCACGAGGCCGACATGAGCAAAGATAGAATCACCATCAACCAGCTGATCAGGATAGCCGAAGAAAGAACCTGGGAAGATTTTGAAGCAATGCCGGATGGGCGGCTGATTCTTCAAGACCATGCCCAGACCCTGCTTCAGAGCGAGGAACCAGTAAGCCCACTATTGTGGATATTTGAAATGCGAATTGGGCTTCACTTCGAACGGCCAATGCAGGCCATCATGTCGTGCGGGCACTTCATCAGGATGCGCAGTGCCGACATATCTTGGGGGGTTGAGAGCTTGAGAAAGCTGGATCCAGCTCGGCCCAACGATTGCTTATACACTCAAATGGGCCCCCTCAACGTGGGCCCCCTCAACTGGGGCTGGCGTCCTTACATGTCCCAAGCAACGTCCAATACGCCGTCCACTGTCTTTGTGGGGGTACCACTACAAACAACTTGTGGTGGGGCCGGGCCATATGCTACCCAGAATACAACATATCAACGCGCAGCCTTACAGGCGGCTCAACAAGCAATTAAGAGTGCCACCTCTTGGGGGCTGCAGACTCTTCAAGGCCATAGCAGCACCAAGATATGACGTGGCTTGTTTCTGCCGATTTACACCTGTCAGACCGGCCAAAAGACTCATACCGCTTTGCCATCTTTGACTGGCTGGCTAAGCAGCAGCAGAAACACAACGTCAGCGCCACCTTCATTCTAGGTGACCTGACCGACCGCAAAGACAATCATTCATCGGCCCTGGTCAACCGGGTCATAGATGAACTGCTGAAGCTGCGGCCACCGGTCTACATACTTCGCGGCAACCATGACGGTATTGACCCCAACAACCCCTTTTTCCGCTTCCTGCAAACCATTGAGGGGCTGGACTTTGTGGTTGAGCCTGTAGTGATCAACGGGGTGGCTATGATCCCCCACCAGCCCGATCAGGCCGCCCTGGACCGCGCCTGTGGCATTGTTAGGCCCTCTATGGCCGGGGTCATGATGCATCAGACCCTTGACGGGGCTATGGCTGAAACCGGCACCCGTTTGTCGGGCCTACGGTGCCCGCTGATTGAGGCAATGCAGCCCGCTATGGTATGGCAGCGGTGGCTTAGCGGTGACGTACACAAGCCCCAACGGCTCAGTGGGGGGCTAACCTACGTAGGCGCGCCCTACCATGTGCGCTTTGGTGATGACTTTGAGCCTAGGGTGTTGCTAATTGGCAACACTATAAACTCTCAAACGGCCCTGCACTTCCCCTGCCTCAAGAAATGGGTGCTGCACACTAGGGGCATTGGTGAACTTGAATTAGTGCTTGGGCTCCCGAGGAAAGGGGATCATGTCAAAATCATCGTTACGCTATCGCCTGAGGAGGTTGTGGAGTGGGCTGCAATTAAACGTAGGATACTTGACGCCTGCCGGGCGATGGAAGTACAGGTTTTCGGTGTCGAATTGGAAATTGCAGGCAAAAAGACAAAGGGAACTACTGACCAGCAACCTGTTGTACATGACCGAACGCCGAAGGAAATATTTGGACGATTTTGCCAAGCCGAACGGGTCCCAGTAGACATCAAACAGGTAGGGGAAGAGTTTGTTTCAAATTGAGAGCGTTGAGTTAGAGAACTTCAGGTCCTACCGTGGCAAGCATAGTATCAAGCTACCAACTGAACCCGGCCTCTACCTGCTTACCGGCCGTAATGAAGTTGAGCCACGTCTCGGAACGAATGATGTCGGCAAGAGTACTCTCCTAGATGCCATATTTTGGTGCCTGTACGGGCGTACTTCCCGTGGCCTGAAAGCTGCCGATGTGGTCAACTGGGATGAAACCAGTTGCAGCGTCACCGTAGGGATGTGGCTCAGCGACGTGCCGTTGATAGTCAAGCGCACGCAAAGCCCTAACAGTCTGCAGCGCAGCAATGGAGCGGTGCCACTCCACCCAGTCAGCCAGGATGATCTACAGAAACGCCTAGGACTAGGCCCCGACGCCTTCCAATACGCAATGATGCTGCCGCAGTTCGGTGAGAGCTTCTTTGACCTGGCACCAGCAGCCAAGCTGACCCTGTTCTCACAGATCATGGGCCTAGATTACTGGCTGGAAAAGAGCCAGGAAGCTGCAGAGACGGCTGGTGAAATCTGGGCTGAAATAGAAGAAGCCAATCACGAAGAGGGCAGGTGTGACGCGCAGATTGAGATGATAAATGTTGATCTGCAGCTGCTTGGCGGGAAACAGAAGGAATTTGTCGAAGCACAAAAGCGCGTAATTGCGACATTGGGCAAAGACAAAAATGAATTAAAAGCCGCCCAACGTAAGACCGCTGAGGCCATTGATTTTGCAGAAAAGGCCCTGCTGAACGCAACCAACAAGCTGGCCAAGATAGAAAAAGGCACGAAGGTGTGCCCTACGTGCCAGCAGACCATACCAAACTCCAAAATGAAGGCTGACGAAGCAGCCCTTGAGAAAAACCGCGGGGACTTTGAGAGGCAGCTGGTCAGGCTAAGAAGTGACCAGGCTGTCGACAGTAGTAAACTCAGTCAGATTGAGAAACACATTGCAGGTGAAACCAGCCGCGCTAACCCCTACGGTGAACAAATCAGACAAAAACAGGCCAGTCTGGTTGCTTGTAAGAAGCAGCAGGCTGACCTGATTTCACAGATAGAAGCAGCTGAGCAGGATCACGCTGCAGTAGACTTTTGGGTAGGTGGCTTCAAGCGTGTCAGGCTGTTCATAGTGGAAGAAACGCTGCGCCAGCTAGAGCTGGAAGTGAACAACAACCTGAGCAATTTAGGGCTGACTGATTGGAGGATAGAATTTGATGTGGAGCGGGAAAACAAATCAGGCGGCATCACCAAGGGCTTTGTGGTGCTTGTCTACCCCCCTGGGAGACCCGAGCCGGTCAGGTTTGAAGCTTACTCTGGTGGGGCTACTCAGCGGCTGCGTATGGCCGGGGACCTTGGGCTGGCCAACCTGATCATGCTTCGCGCTGGGCTGACCAGCGCGGTTGAGTTCTTTGATGAACCCAGCAGGCACTTGAGTACAGAAGGGCAGCTGGACCTGGCTGAAACCCTGATGCAGCGTGCCCTAACTGATAAGAAGGTGATCTATCTCTGCGACCACAATCTCATAGATTTTGGCTTCACCGGCACCCTTACGGTAGTAAAAACGGCTGCGGGTTCGCGGCTTTCCTACGGATAGCCATAGCCGCAGTTGCATGTTCTTTGCAGTAGACCTTACCCGCAGATGGTGCCCCGCAATACTTCTTGTCCTTGGCGTCATGGTCATTCCACAGCGGCCAATGACACGTTTGGGTGGTCAACCCCATGAGATCGCACGGATCACTGGTTGACACTTCCTTGGGTTGGGTTGCTTCGGCACACATATCATACTCTGGCGCAAAGGCCGCGTAGGTCCTGTAAATCATCAGCCTGGGGCGTACCCGTCTAGGATTGGTAATAGCTGGTGTATATGGCTCGCCACTCATTCGCCTGCCCAGGCGGTGAACCTTGCCAACTACGGCGTTTCTGGTTGCCCCAAGGATAAGGGCTATCTGGTTGCCTGAATGCCCGGCGTCAATAAGTCGGTTCAATTCCTTTACTTTTTCTTCGGTCCACTGGTTTATACGTCCGTTTGCATGTGCTTCAGTCATTGTTTCTTACCCTGATTGGTTAAGCCTAATGCCCAATAAACCGCACACCAATGGATGCTACAAGCACAATGATGGACCACACGGCTCCTATGGCCCAAATGCGCCCCTGGAAGTTGGAGCTGACATTTTCCAACGTGCTTATCCTAGTTTCCATCGAATTTCTCAGCTGATCCGTTGCTGTAATTCTATTGTGTTCAAGAGACGAGACCTTTTCGTCCAGATTGTTAACAATAGTGCCTAGCTCACGGCGAACCGAGTCAACGGCTGCCTGTCCTTCCTTAATGGTCCACATCAAACCAGAGAGATCAGATAGTGATTTTCTGAACTCGTTCTGCGCTTCGTTGCGAAGCTGTTGTGCACCTTCGGCTTTATCCACCGCCTTTTCAGCGGCGATCAGCGCGGCATTCACCGCTTTCTCAGCTGCTGCTAGGGCAGCTGTAACGCCTGTCTGTTGGGCTTCATATCGTTCGCGAAGTTGCAGCGACAGGTCGCCGAACCGCTGGTTAATATACTTCTCAAAGGTGGTGAAATTCCAACCACCGGCCTCCGACGGCAAGGAGACCGTAGGCTCTGACATCCGCCAGTGCCCACCACGGTCTTTTACCAAGTCAACAGCTTGCCGAAGCTCCTTGATATTTTTTCTCAGGTCGTCAAGACCATTTTCCTTATCATCGCCCATGGATGCTTCTCATGCTTCATTGGAGTTTCTCAACGCTTTAGATGATCCATAAGCTGTTGGTGCAACCAAACGTTCTGGTCGGCGGTGCCGGTGAACTTCCCCTGGAAGCCAAGCTGTTTCGCCATGGTTGCCCTGGCTTCAAGGCTGCTGTCCCGCCCCATGAGTTTGAGCAGGTCCACCGTAGAATTGCGCCAATTGAGATTGCCCCCGGTGGTAGCGGCCTTGTCGTCCAAGTACTTGGCTTTTTCTTCTGCGGTAGGAGTTTTCTCAAACAGCTTCTTGAAGAACGCCGCAATTTCAGCGAGAATGTCCATCATAGCCTCCTATAGGGATGCTATGGCAGCATCCAGGTCTGCTTCCTTGACGCCTTCAGGCGAAGCACCATTGGCCAGCATGTACTCTTGGCTGAAGTAAGCCACACCACCAAGGAAGTACTTCTCCCAGAACTTGTTGGTAACGGCTTGCAACCGCCCCCAGGTCACCACAATCCTGAGGCCCTTGGAATTTCTTCCCACCAGAGGCACGTAGTGCCCACCAACGGGGGTCCCGGTAGTGGCCGACCACGGCTTTTCATTCTCAAACTCGGTCATTGCCGTGTCGGGTACATTGAACCCGCAACCACAGGCCCCAAAGATATAAGCAGCCAGGTCCAGGTCGGTGTTCCTGTCGATGCTGGCAAACGCCTTGACCTTGTGGAAGCTTCCACCAGAATCCTCAAGCCCAGTGGCAACCCGCCATTTGGCTACAGCTATAGGGTCCAGCCCCTTGTCCTCACCACCGGTCAGGGTCATGTACTGACTTACAATCGTCTGGTTGTTGAAGTCTGGCATCGGCCTTTGTGTAGCCAACGCCCAGGTCATGATCTCATGAGCAGCACCAGCCAGGACACAATCCCCGTACTGGTCATTGGCCAGCATCTGCCAGGGCACGTCGTTACCTTTGACGTGCCCATAAGTAGCGGGCACTTTAGGAAGCTGTTTCCGGTTGATGAAATCACCAAACTTCAGCTTGATGGCTTCTTCACGCCACTCCTTCATTCCCAGTCTTAGGGTCATGACACTCAAGTCCTTGTTTGGACTGGTGGTTGACTTGGCGGAGGTGGGGGCGGTGGTGCGGCGTTGCGCACCTTTTCCGCAGCATTAAGTGCATCATCAACAATCTTGAGCAGGACTTGCCTGCCTTCTGGGGATTCAAGCTTCTGCTGGGCTTGTTCACGGTACATGCTGGCTGGCCACGTACCCATCCACATGTCGATCATCCTAGCAACATTGTCGTGCACAGACTTAGCAGCAGCGATCTGCTCAGCCTGAGTAGCCTGTCCCAGTCTCATTGGACTGTTGCCTCCACATCCACCGGCTTGCCGTTCACGTAGACAACAAAGTGCACGGTAGTACCCTTAGTGGGCTCTGCACCAAGCTTGCCCGCCGACTTGGCGGTTTGGTAACCAGAGCAAATCAGGCTGACGATGGCGCTGATGCTCATGGTTGGGTCAAGCCCAACGATTGCAGCAATTGTTGCTGCGGTCACGGCAATGCCACAGGCAGTCTTGATGGCGTCCTGGACCTTTACCGGGTCAATGGCACAGCCACCACCCATCCCCAGAACTGGAAGGGTAGCACCAGCTAAAAGCAATGCGCGTCTGTTGATGGGGGTCATTTCAGTCTCCTTTTAAGCGTCGTTCGACGCTATAAGTGGTCCACCATTGTGGGTGTTCACGCAGATGTTCTGCTGCATTAGTGGCATCTTCCTGGGTAGCGTAAGTCCCGAGTACCTTTGCGTAAGGCCAAGGCACCCTTTGGTAGGACACCACTACCCAGATCGTATTGTCTGGATCAGTCATTTAGAAACTCCTGTATGTTCTCGTGTGTCAGAAATGGGTTTAGAAGTAGCAGAGTATCAGCTGGGGTAATACGGTTCTTCGCTACAACCAACGAGTAAGGAAAGAAATTTGCTTGCTCAAGACAGTATACAATCAATTCACTGCAAAACCAAGAATCTGTCTGACGCCAATCCCGGTCATGGGGTTGGTCACTTAGGAAGTCCCACAAAGCACCATTGTCAAACGGCTTGCCAATTTGCTTGTGCGCCACTTCCATGAAAGAAGTATAAATACTATCTGATACCTTGAGGCTGGCTATTTTTGGCGTCCCCTTGTACGGCCACGGTGGATTTGGCCGTATTCTTACCCCTCCTGGGTCATTTGATTTGTGATCCTCGCCGCTAACACCCAAAAGCCCCGTATCCAAGAAAATATCAACGTGGGAAAATGGTGAATGGCACAGTCTGCGGATGATGCTGCTGGCAAAAGCAGTGCTCGTAGAGTACTGAATAAGGATCTCAGCCATTTACCTACTATTGGCATATGGCTTGTATGGCTTAGGCCCTTCGTCCAGCTTAGTGACGTTTGGCACGTCGTCACTGTGCACCAAACTGGCAACAGCCTTGTTATACACCATCAGTTCCCTAGGAACCTGGATCTGAATTTGCGGGTCAACATTCGCTGCTGATCTAAGCTTCGCTGCGTCGGTATGAGCTAGGAATGACCACACCACAGCAACGAGCCCAATAGCCACTGTTGTTACATCTGCAACCACCCCGGCGTCGCTGAATGCTGAAAAGCCTTTTGCTACCAGCCACGTACAGGCCATCGGGATGATTATGCGGAGAATGCCAATTACCTGCTCTTGGTTTGGGTTCATGTGGTGTGCTCCATGATCCGCTTCATCTCGGCGAGGAACATATTTTGATCGTTCACGTCATAGTCGCCGGGGTGGGGAATGTGGTGTGGGGTTTTGTGGTAGCTGAGCGGGTTCATGGTCCCCAACGGCCATTTGTAAGCACCCAAGCCGGGAAACGGGAACGGGTTGTAGCTGTAGATCAGGTGGGCAAATTTTATGTTCTTGTTTAGTGGGTAGCCCTTCGCACCGTAGATGCTTGCTTGGAAACCAAATGCCCCATCAATGGCCCGGTCGCCAACATACTGACAGACAACTGCAACGTCACAACACCCCAAACTAGTACCACATACGAAAACACGACCAGCAGGAGGGAGCTTCTTGATAAGTACAGCAATGTTTGCGGCGTCGTAATCCTCGTAAGGGGAATCGTGCATGTTAATGCCGAGTTGTGCCATGCGCTGAGACATGACTCCTGCAGCTGGGTCGCTTCCCCATCTCCCCCACATGCCGCGCATATAGTAACCGTGCCAGTTCATGGCTCAACCTCACTCCAGCCTTTGGCAAAGGCCAGGGGGATCAAAGGCTCTTTGCGCTCATGTCTACCCAGCTTGGCCACACTCGGCGGGGTCAGCAGGGTAATTGAATACTTCCTCAAATCCTGCACCCTGGCGGTCCAGCCCCTGCCAAACGTACCCCAAGTGCCCAAACCACGTAGGAAGGTCAATCGTGCATTGCACAATTGGTTGACGAATTGGGTCGGGTCCATACTGTTGATGGCTTTAAGGGACGTTGGGCCAAGTACACCATCAACTATGACATCTGCTATCTTTTGGGCGTATTTTACTGATCGTGACGGGCCTGAATTGACGCCAAAGTCAAATACCACGCAGTCACAGCCAGCATTCAGGGCGTCGAATTGGCAGGCAGTAGCGTACTTCTTCTTGTATATTTCGTCAGCCGTGGCCAGTGTCATGGCTTTAACTCTAGGTGCCCAGGCAGACATTGAACTCATTTTCTCACCAAGAAACTCGGCAAGATCGTAGCAAGTAATTCCGAAACGAGTTGGCCCTCCAGGATCGTTACGGATCCATCCGTAGTCTCCCTCGTAACGCATAATCATTCGTTGAACGAATGGCTGATAGTCTTGTTGCACACTAACCTCCAGCTCCGGGCATGAAACAACGGATAAAGACAGAGATGACTTCTTCACCCTGATTGCGTGTCGGGGCAGCCCAAACCAACGCAGTGCCGGAAAGGTTCGGCCCTTGCACCACGGCACCGTCGTCTACGTTCCACCATTTATTGTACAAGAACACCCGGTAGTGACATTTGCCATCAGTGCAGGTTGAGTCCCAATCCACGTCTGGGATGTGGTGCGCTTCTTCTCCGTCACAACAGGGACCCTTCGTGCTATACTGTTGCCTGAACCAACGGTCCAGGTCGGGCTGCTTGTGGTCATGAGCAGATGCAAACGCCACCATGCCAAGCAGGGCAAGCACAACCAAAAACCCCAGGATCACATACCACCACCACTCACTATTGTCAGGTGGCCGTATGTTCCAGTGATCGTCTAGGTCATCAAGAGGTGCTTCTGGGTTTGTCATACCGTAGTTGCGTGACATTTGATCACCAGGTCGTTGTGGCAGCTGCCATGTAATAAGTGGTCGTACCAACTACCAATGGAACAATCCTGGTGGCACTGAAATTGGACGCCGTAAGTGCCACAGTTACGCCGCTAGTCACTGCGACAACAACGCTGGTTACAGATACGACGATGCCGGTTGGGGCCACCGGTATTGAAGAAGCAAAATTCCCGCACCAATAATCCGGCTGCACCAGGGGCCAGGGATAGTTAACCGTCTGCGTACTGGCAGCGACCCCAGGTGATGCTGACCGGTATGGTTGCTCTGGTGCTGGCGCATTGAAGGAACAGCCCAAGGCACCAACAGCTACCCCAGCACTGACAGGAACCGACCTCCCATAGACACAATTGGAACACTGATCAACCATACTAAGTCCCCATCATAATAACCCAGTTGGTCCCATCCGACTGCAGAGCCGCCCAATTCCCTGCCGTACCTGCCAAGATGGCAGTGCCCGCACCGCCACCAGCCTTCGGCACCACATTGCTGGCATTGCTAACGACGGTTTGTGCCTGGATTGTCTTAACATATAGCCATTGCCCTGGGTAGGAAGCAGCAGCCAACAATGTGATGGTGACCGTCCCAGCCCGGTTGGCGATCAGCGAACTGTCGGTGGCGCTCTGTGTCTCGCTGGCATTGGTCAGCGTCCTTGGTGCCTGAGAAGCTATCGCCCCCCGGACCGTGAGCGTTGAAGTAGGTGCGGTGTTGCTGCCAATGGCAAACGTCTGGTCGACCACACCATAGGTAAAGAACTCAAATGACTGATCGCGGTAGAGCGCAAGTGAGTTGGCAACATCGTTTTCACTGAAAGTACCAACCGGCTGCGTCTTGAATACCAACCGGCCTGGAAGTGATGTTGCACTTGGCACACCATCAACGAAGCTCTCGATCATGGTGCCAACGCCCCAGGTACCGTTCCCCATGTCGCCGCCAGCACGAATCGAATTCAGTGGATCACTGTTGTGGACTATCGCGGTACCGCTGGGTGACGTAGCCCGCGACTTGCCCATGCGCAGGTCGGGCGCGACAATATCATTGGACCACTGGGCCATGCCTAGGCTGAAGTTGACGAACAGATTTGGCACTTGGCCAGTGATAAAAGTGGTACCAGATGGAATCCCTTTGAGATTAGTGCACTGGTTTGTATCTATTTGCAAAGCGGTGACTTGAGATCCGGTCTTGAGGGCAATAGAATCGGTAGTACCAGCAATACTGGTACTCTCAAGCGTAAGTGTAGAACTGGCAAGCGAACCGCCTGCGACCAATGGAGTAGTAATTTTTGGGGTTACAACATTGGTAGGGGTAGTCGGTGCGGTTCCTATGACTTGGCCGACCGACGTGAGTGCAGTAGAAATGTCCGTAAAAATGGCGTTCCAGACCAGGGACTGAATAAGGTCCCCCGGTGCCGCAGTTTCGGCACCGGCAGCTGGTGTGTAAACACCGGTTGTCGCATTGTAAGGCATCTTAAACCCCTGCGAAGATTATCTTATTGAAGATGATGGCGTTGGAGAGCGTGGGCAGAGCAGTGCCAGAACCACCTGTTGGCGTGGTCCCAGTCATTGCAGGTAGAGTATTATTTTGAAGTGTGACGGTGTTAACTGGACTTGGGGCAGCTGCCCCAGCACCCAAAACGAAACTTGCCGAGCTGGTGCCACCAATGGTGGCTCCTGCACCTCCCGCAGCATGAGTATGGGACCCCTGTCCTGATCCTATTGATGTAGACAAAGTTACAGCAGGAAAATGGGCTTGCAGTATTGTCTTGTTCTGCTGGCCGCCAGTACCACCCAGGACCGTACCGTCGAAGTTGCCCCCAGCTACCGTAATGAGACCGGCAGCAACACCACCCATATCATCCTTGCCAAAATCGGCCTTGCCACGGCAATCGGGCAGACTGAAATTGGGTCCAGAACCACCGTAAGTGTAAGCTATTGCAGTGAATAGAGCAGGATAGGTAGCAGTCGCCAACGACTGGCCAAAACACAGCAGCCAGCCAGAGGGGGCAGAAGTACCGGCAAAACTCGCTACAACCCCGATTGGAACACCATTGACAATGCCATTGGATGTAATTTGTCCAACGGCAACCCCACCCACGGCAATGCCAATGATATCTGCCCCAGCACTATAGAAGCCGGTATTGGTGTCAGAACCAAAGGTGTAGCTGGGCGCGGCAGCAGTCCCGGATGCGGCCTTTACCGGCCCAGTCATAGTAGTCTGGCCGTCAGCTGCCAACGAATTGGTCATCTGCGCGGCAATGTCGCTGAAGTCCGAGTTGACTGCAGACGATGATATGGTGGTGTTGGGCGTAAACGCTGCCTGTGGAAGCGTGTACACTCCACTGCCATTCCTGGGCATCGTTTATCTTTCCTTAGAGGAGGTAAAAATGTGGTATGTGCTACAGATAATTGTGTTCTTTACCGTTGTTATTTACTACCTTGCCAATGACATGCTGGATGGCATTCCACTTGGGCACCTGGCGCTTTTTGCCGTGATAATTACTTTCTTAGTGACCGTAATCCTGTCCAAATTCCTGGATCTACTCCGTTGGCTCATTAGTTGGTGCGGGTAACCGTTTCGCACCTTCTAAGCCAGCAACCCATGATGCCGTTTCAGGGTCCATCTCAAGCCCTGGTGTTAATCTAGGGGTAGTGTTTTCTAGCCAAGGGCTTAATGCTCTGACTATGGGCCTTTGTGCGCCCCTTATTGCGCCAGTCGTAGCGCCCCCCAGGCCAGTAGCCCCGGCTAATTCCAGCGCAATCGCCGATTCTGGGCCAAACCAGCCCAGATGATGCCCTGCATACGCCCCGGCAAGTTGGGCAAGCCCCGCAGCACCAGGGATCAACCATCCCCCACCTGTCATAGCTGGCACATCCCTTGTTACTGGGATTGCATCCCTGGCAAACCCCTTGAGAGGGGTAGTCATGGTTGGACTGTAGCCCCTTAGAACATCCTCTGGGACAATATGCTGTGCGCCGGTCGTAGCTGCGTGGCCTGTCGCTGCCTGCAAAGCATTTGCATCAGCTTCGGCTTGGTGCTGTGCCTGTGACGGGAATCTTGGTGCTAGATTCATCCTTTGAAGAGCAAGTCTGTTGGCAAGCTGGGCTGCTGCATCCTGAGGATGCACCCCCGGTGGGACGGTCAAGCCACCCTGCCTAAACATAGCTTCCTGAAGTGCTTCTGCCTGACGCGCAGGGGGGCCACCGGTAATGGACCTGAGCCAGGGGCTTTGTGTAGCCTGCTCAACCCCTACCGGGACCCCGGCAGCACGGACATTAGCTACTTGCTGTTCGTGTAATGGGCTTACTGAACTTGGTGCTATTGCTTTTCTAGCCATATTGGGCAACCCCCACCCAAAAGCACCCCCCAACATTTCCGCTACCTGAGGCCCCCAACTCTGCATATAACTGGGCAGCAAACTCTCACCAGCGTGTCTGCCTGCTACCGATCCACCTGCAGCAGTCAAGGCCCTGACCATGTTGGGGATCAAGGAACCAGCCCCGGTAACTGTTGCTGCTGCGGCCGATGGAATTATGTTTTCAGCAGCCTGCGCTACTTCCCCACCAACGGAAGTGGGCTGGTAACCCAAATCAGCCCCTGGGAATTTTTCCTGGAGCTTTTCCATCCTAGCAGGAGACGTATAAGGCCGGTTTTGCTCCTGCATGAATTTTGCAGCACCAGCCAAATTCTCTGAACCGGTAGCCTCACCTAGTTTCTGTACACCTTTCAGTGCCAGATCACCAAGGTTCCCAAATGTTGAACGTAGACCAGTAGCCGACTGGGCCGCCCACGGAATTAGCCCATGGCTGATGTCCTCAGCCGTGCTCTTCGGGGCTGGGGTGACCCCCTGCTGTTCATCATATACACGACGCTCTTCAGGCGTCATGTGCGCCAATAATTCAGGCGGGTACAGCTGTTCATTATAAGCACGACGCTCTTCTGGCGTCATGTACTTCAGCAATTCGGGGTCGTATTTATCCATGAACGTCGTGCCGATTATGGTGTGGGTGTCAATGCAGGCATCTTCTTTTCACTTTCAGTCTTGCGGCGCATCAACTCCTCAGGAGGTGGGAGGGCAACAGCTGGCTTGCCAGCTGTTCCTTTAGGTTTTGCAGCTGCCTCTTTTTCCAGCTCGATGTCTTTCTCAAACTTCTTAGCCGTTGCTTCGTCCATCAACGGCTTTTCCTTGTAAAGCTTCACTATCTTAGCCCTAATATTAGGGTCAACGGCACCAGTGATCGGATCCCTGTTCCTGTCAATCTCTTCGCCTGCTTCAATCAATCGATTATTCACAGCTTTCGCCATGGTTATCAACGCCTTGTTGGCAGCGACCGTGTTATTTCTGTTGGCGGATGCTGCGTTAATCATTTGGATTTCAGCTACACGGATCTGACCCAAACCACCCAACTTGGTCTTCAGTGCACTCAAATTAATATCACTGATCAGTTTATCGGCAGTATCAGCCTTTGACGCAGCGGCGTTTGCGTCTTTATTACCTGTAAGCCAAGCATAGCCTTTGGCCAATGCAGTCCGGGGTCCGGCGGCAAAACCACTGATAATGTCTGGTGCGTTGAAAATACGTTCCAGTTCGTCCAACGGCTGCAGCTGTTCGGCAGCGGACTTTGCATTTCCCTGAACTTCATCACCGTACTTGGCAGCAGCTTCTGCGGCCTTAGAAGCACCTTCTATTCTCCCTTTTACTTGGGCACCAAGTTCGCCCATATGATGTATAGCTTCGTCAGCTTGACGGGGGATCAGCGAACTGCCGCCACCAGTTGGAGGCGGGCCAGCAAGTTTTGTACCTTCTGGTGTCCCCGCCGTACCTTCGGGGGGTGGTGTGCCCAACATACCGGGCGACGGTGCATCAGCTGCCGTGCCTGTCTCAAGCGCCGCTGTCTTTACCCCACCGGCTGTTGGGGCGGCTTCGCTACTCTTACCGGGGGCGGGCGCAGCAACCGGAGGTGTGGCACTGGGAATTGCTGGGGTAGGAGGTGTAGGCGAGGTTGATGCAGTCGCGCTACCAGGCGTGCCAGGTGTCCCACCAACAGTGGAAGGTACCGGTTCGCCCTCACCTCTTTTATCCGTCGGCTCAACAGGCCCCAGGATACGGTAGGTGCCATCAGCGTTGTACATCGCCTTGACCGGTATCTTGATGCCTTCAGGCCCGGCGTATTCCATTTGAAAGACGTCACCCTGGAAGACCTGGTGACCATTGGCAGTTTGGGTGATTGTCCCAAACGGCGTCTTGAATTGGACCGGTTGGCCCTGACTGTAAAAGGATTGATCAAGGTATTGCCTCAAACTCGGATCCATGTACGGATTGGCACCCCCCATGAATTGATGCGGGGTAACGTGCTGACGCTGGGTAAAGAGCCCAGGATCCATCCTGACACTCTCAGCAGTAGCAGGGCCTGGGACTGTAGCTGGGGCACCCAAACTGGGGGATGCTGGCGCTGCCGGGTGCAGACCCCCACCACCACCTGCCAAAGCCGTAGACATAGCCGCTGGTGCGTCAGCGGGACCGGGGGCTGCCGCAGTAGGCTCTTCAGCGTAAGCCGACGCTGAGCCGTCCCCAGGGCCTGTAGCTGGCAACCCAGGAGCATTGGAGGCCAGTTTCATGAAATTCTGGCCGTACTGCCCAACTGACGTCCCCAACTGATCCTTGCGCTCAGGATGATTGACCCCACCAGGACCGCCAAGCCAAGCCCGTGCAGCCCCTTCTGGGCCGTACTTCTGTTCATACTGGGCAAATTTACCTTTGCGGACTATTTCCTGTGCTTCTGGGCTGTTCAGGAACTCCCCTGGGGTCATACGGTGACCAAGAAACTCCTGAGTCCACACAGGGATGTTGGACCCCATTACCTGATACTTGCCGTAGGCACGGTCACCAGCCATCGATCCCTTTTTGATGATCGGACCAAGCGCAGTGTACTTGCCGCCGCTCTCAAGTGAAGAAAGTGCTTTACCTTCCGGGTCAGTTGCATCACTAACAGGTACTAGTCCTCCTCCCCCTGAACTGGGGCCGCCAGGGTAACCACTCTCAAGGCCGGTGGCTCGGGCCTTGAGCATGGATGCTTTCTCACCGGCAGCAGCTTGATCCAACCCCATCCTGCCCATAAGGGCCTGGGTCATTTGTGTCCCTATGGCAAACGGGGAAACAGCCTCATGCTCCTTGCCAACAGGCGTGGTCATGCTCTGCTTCAGCAATGCTTCTGCCATTGCACGTTGGGCCAGTACTTGCCCAGGCGTGACAAAGTCCGACATTGAATAGTCATCGGCCATCGAAGTAGCCCTATAGCTGCATTTGGCTTAGCGGGTCTGGTCTTTGCGCAACTGCACTGGGTGGCAAGCCGCCCATGGGCGGACGGCCGAACAACGCACTGCCATTGAGGGATGGGGTAGGGGATGCACCCTGAGTGAACGGGTTCATAGGCGGACGTGGTGGGGGCATAGGAACGCCACCAGTCTGCGGCGGTGGCATTCCTGGTGATGCCGCTGGGGGCATTGCAGGTGGCGTGACCGAACCAAGCGGGTTCGCTGGGGTCTGAATATTGCCCTCATACGTGCCAGCATTTGGGGCTAGGGTATTGGCGTTCTGAGTATTGTTGTAGCCCTGCATCAGGGCTGAGATCATGTTGTTGATCCCCCCGCCAACGCCGCCAGGGCTGGCAGGGCTGGCAGAACTTGGGGTTACCCCTTGCTGCCCGCCAAACATCTGGGCGAAGGGCTGAAGGGGTGAGATTGCAGCTGGGTTATCCATTTGATTTTATCCTTTAATAGAGTCCGCCAGTACCACCACCAGCAAAAGCAGTGCCTAGATTTTTCCCAATGGCAGAACCAACAGGCCCACCCATTATACCTCCACCAATACCGCCAAGAGCAGAGATCATCGCATTGTACTGAGCCTGCTGCGCCTGATACTGCTGGTTCTGTGCTTGGGTCATTGTGGCCAGGTCGGCGGCCGTATTCGGGGCCGTGAAGCCAGGAAGGGCACTGGTAAAACCGGTGGTTGGCGAACCCGGTGCACCAAAGCTGGCCAAAGACTCACTCATTGTCAGCGGCATCTGATACTGCTGTGCCGCAATAGCCTCAGTCTGTGGGAAGGCAGACGCAAGGAACTGGTTGACCTGCAGCCCCTGATTGGTCTGGGTTTGCCGCATGGCATTGTCGTAGGCTGGATCACCAGGCTTGAAACCCTGGTTCTTCAGTTGTGCATCCAGTTGCGACGTTTGGGTATCAAAGAAAGGCTGCAGGAACTTTAGCTGCGTATCCATCATCTGACCGGTCATGCCGGTCGCCATGTCACCAATGACTTTAGAGGGTTGATCAGCACCGTAACCGGCACCAGCCAGCAGTTCGCCAGCTTGCCCACCAGCCGCTGTCTGTGTGCCGGTCAACTGGTTAAGTAGGGTTTGCTGTTGCGGGGTTAGCTGGGTTTTCGCCGTGTAAATAGGCGTACCCTGCGGGGTAGTCCCGGTCTGCACATAATTCAATGATCCCAGCGGCCCCTGCTGGTTGACCATAGAAGATTGCTGGGCAGTTGCACTGAAAGGCAGTTGGCTCTGCGCAGCCGTAGTTGCCGATCCTACAGCAGCGCCAGGGGATGGGGGTGTAGGTTGGCCGAGGCTCATGCTGTTAACCCCCGCCCCAGCAGCTGGGCCATCTGCAGGGCCTGTTGCTGTTGCTTATCTAGAGGATTGACGGATGCCTGGGGCATGCCAGGTATCATGGGGTGCCCCATCCCAGTTGTATTCTGTCCTATCGTTGGTTTCCGCTGCACACCGGGCATGGCCAACGAAGAGGATTGACCTGTTGCCTGCCGGTTCTGTGCGTGGGTGGTGTAGGAGTCACCGGGTGGTGGGTTCATTAGCATGTTTGTCTACCTTAGGTGAAATTTTACCCACACGCTCAAGCACATCTCTGAACATGACCAGCCTGACGCCGGTATTTCTGTTGCAATCACGCTTGCCGTAGTAACAACGGGAGACGCCCTCAAACTTGAAACCGGTCTTCATCAGCCCCTTGATCAGCTGCTTGTTTTTCTTGCTTGTGATCGCACTCAACCGGGAAGCGTCAAACTGAAGAATAGCATACCTGGCCAAACTTCTATAGACCCCAAGGGTCATAGTTTCTTCGCCATAATAGGCTATTTCTACGTTGCTGCCGTTCCAGCTGTGATAGAAAACCGCTCCCACCAGCATGCCGCTGGCGTCAACCAGCCCCAGGGCCTTGTCGTACTTGTAGGGCGGCCATTTGTACTTCGAGAAATGCCATTTCGCCACTTCTTCATCACAGTCAAAGAGCAGCCCAGTAGCCATTATACCGGCCCCCCGTATTCGATGACGCTGTTGAAGGCATTAACTTGCACAACTGGCAGCGTTGGGTCGATGCTACCTGCGAATCTGCCGGTATCAAACACGGCACTGTCGAAGGCAGCCGAACCCGTGCCAACGCCAATGGCATTGACCTGCATCCTGAGTGCCAGGGCGTGTCCTTCGGCATTTACCGTGAGCCAGCTGCTGAAGTTCACGGTAGTCGACGGCCACAGGCTTTGATCCCAAAGGGCCTGATCCCACAATACCGTCGATGTAAAGGTAGTGACCGGGGCCTGTAGGCCAGAAGTTTGAAAATCGGTATCTACCCCCAAAGTTGGGGTAATGCCGCCGCCCAAAGTCAACAGCGGCTGGACCATGGTTATCCGTTTGTTGCGTCCAGGTTCGTCGAACCAGTTGAAAGCACATTGCATATCTGCAAAGATAGCTTCAGCATTATCAGTCGACCCAACATAGCCTTGATTAACCAATCCATTGTTGCTCCCCCAGTACAGGTTGTTGTTATAAATAGCGAAAGTGTTAGCATTCCAGCCAATGAACTGACACCAGGCACCAGTCAGGGTATTCATGACGAACTGGACCTGCTGCTGATTTTCCACCATAGGAACATTAAGCAGCAGCAATTGCTGAATTGGGAAACTGGTTACTTCCCAGCCAAACAGGGACTGCCCGGTTATGGACGCCTGGGCCATCGCATTTTGAATACGGGCGGTGATGGCAATGGAACGGTCGGCACTGGGGTCAAACGGCAGGGCCTGAGAAATGGGGATAACACCCTGTTGGGTGATTATTGCAACATCCGACCCCAACCGGGTGAGGCAGCGGCGTCCTATAGGCGGGGAAATATCAAACGTGCCCACCAAATGAAAGTCACTGGCATTGGTTGGGTCAACGCCAGAATACAGACTTACCTGCCCCCGGCTGGAAATGAACATTGCGTAGTCGTTGGGGCCACTACCACCATCAACGGTCCAGCTGGACATAGAAACCAGGTAACCACCTTTGTTCCACAGCGAACCAAAGTCCAGCGTCCCAGCTATTGGCCCCTGGATGGCACCTACCGGCATGAAGGCAACAACGGTGGACTGGTTCATGACATACCACAGCCGCTGCTTCTGGGCGTGGATATTGATGATGTTGGCAGTATTACCGCCAGGCAACCCGGTTATGGACGGGTTGGTCCAAGCACTTCCATCGTATTGGATCAGGGCGTCAATACCGTTGACAGCCTGAAGATATGATGTGGTGCTGCCGCCTGGAGTGAAATTGGTGTATTGCCAGCGGGCGCTGCCAAGTCCAGTCAGAACCGTACTTCCAGTGCTGGTTGATACGTTGATGATGTGGGCGTCTGCCGCAGCAAACATTTGTTCGCTGGACGGTGACCGGTAGACCATCAGGGACTCAACCGCTGCCATTACGCCCGTGTAGGCATAAGCAAAATACCCACCACGCATTTCTACAAAACCGGGGCGCGGCACCCAATTATTGAGGATGGGGGCGCGCTTGGGGTCCATCTCAGCCAGCGGTGAAATGGCGTCCCAGCCGTCTACCGGTGCCGGTATCGTCTTGGCCACCACATCGGGGGCTAGGTACGGTACCTTTTGGACGCTGGCTGATTTTCTCATTTATTGAGTGCCCTGACGTAATCCTGAACCCCAGAGGCCACAGCGGGGGCTGCGACTGCACCACCTGCCAGACCTGCAAGCAGGTTCCTGCTTTCCAGGTCTTTGAATGCCGCCCAGGGTGATCTTAGTTGATTGGGATCAAGAGCAATGTACGAAGTATGCCCTGGATCTTCTATTTTGTTTATGTACTTTATGGAGTCGTAGCCTTTCCTGCGAATAAGGTCTCGAAGACCTTGTATTTGTTTATCCGAATCTGGTTCATACAATCCACGCGCTGGTTTACCACCCAAAGCGTAGGATACTTCCTCTTTACCAAATTGTGGGTGACTTTCCAGAAACTCACTTATTTGCTGAGGCCCCCAATTCCCCATGTCGGGGGTCTCAAGTGGATTCTGTGCACGCATCACCAATGGGTAAACTCTAGACGGTCTATCTTTTGCTAATTCAACACCACCAACGTAATTTGCTGCTTTAGGGGAACCAGCATGTACACCAATCTCTGACCTGTTACGAATCCCTTCTTCAGGCAGCTGAAATTCACCAAATGGTTCCTTTGCTCTGGTGCCGTGCGCCAAAGGAACGTTAAATCCTGCGGCAGCGGCACGTTCAGGTACTGGAGTTGGTAAATGCTCAGGTACTCCTTCATACCCTATACTTTCAGGAAAATACTCAGTGCCAGTAGTGTATGATCCCAATGGTTTCCAAGGGGAGCTCGGGCCAACATTGCTTGATTTTGGGATCGCTGCATTTTCGTACGCCTTGTTTGTATATTCACTAAGAGTAGTACCCTTAAAGGGCCAATTTTGGTCGGTACCAATCTTTCCAATTTCCGCTAATTTTCTAGGGGGTACAGGCTTGGTACCTGGTTTGCTAGATAAAGGGGTATTTTCCTTGAAAAGGACAGGTTGGCCTGTGGCCCTATCAAAATAAGCCCCCACCTTGTGCCCAGCTTTTTCATAAGCTTCAAAGTTGCTCGGACTTAGAATTTCCATAGAGCCGGGGGTTTCAGTAAATGGATGATATACATCTGGGTTCCACGCAGCACCCTCTTTACCGGTTTTGGCCACCATCCGTATTCCAACTGATCCTGGATCCCATTCCTTTGCAGGGGCCAATTTCCCACCAAGTGCCCCCAATGCACCTCTTTCAGCTGCTGGTGCACCACCACCGGCCAATGACAAGGCAGTTTCGACGTATGGAGCTGGATTATAGTCACCGGTCTGCCTAAGGTTCTCAGACTCCTCAAACATTCTCTTGGGCAGTTCAGCCATATGCCCAGCACCAAGGGCTGCAAATGCGCCAGCTCCTGGTGTCTCAAGCAACGGTCTTGCAGGATCTATTTGCAAGGGCGGCGGCAGCCCCCCAGGATTTGGCCGCATAAGTGCGGCTATCATCTCGTCCTGGTCAGGCATTTATTGATTTTCTGGGCGTAGAGGGACTACTGGTGCCGACGGCCACATACGTCTGAACTGGTCAACCCCAGGCTGGCCAAACCTGGATTGCACATCTGCCATAAAGTCTTCGTTTCTCATGCGGCGCTGATCGGCCACTTGTGGGGATACTGGAAATGGCACAACTTCCCCAGCCATATGCTGCAGATGCGGCTGCTGAACCATGGTACCCCATCCTCGTGGGTTTAGAATACCCTGGAAAGGTGACCCCTGCTCACCAGGTATGATTGGCCTATCTACGTTGTTGGGGTTATAGGCAGGAATATTTGGGTCCTTCAGCCGCTCCCTGCCGTGCGCCATCAAGTCTGCAGGACTTAAAATTTGGTCCAAAGGCCTCGAGAAGGTAACCCCAGCTGAGGGCTGCTGGAATAAAGCATTCATCATAGGGTCTTGTGGCCCTTGCAGGGCTGAAACCATAGGATCTTGGGTCATTTTAGCTTCCGTGAAAAGCGTTGACCGTGATCTGGCAAGAAGCACGCACCGCAACAGCGCCCTTGACGGCTATCCCCGAAGTCAGTCCACGCACATCCCATTCCCGTGCTTGCACAAAGCATTCTTCTACAGTGGGCATGCTTAGCGCCTTGTTCACATCCGGCAGGTTGCCGGGCATGACAATGGTCAGGATCAGGATGATGGGGGCAGTGATTTCTGTCATTTCAGCCTCTTGTCTATGTTCATATCACGCACCCGATTATAAACAGACGTGTGTGAGAAGCCTGTAGCATCAACAATCTGTTGTATCGTATTTCCTGAAGTACGTAACTTCCTAATTTCCTCAGTTCTGGCTTTGAGGGCCATTGAATCCCACCTTGTATTCTTTGGTGGTGAGACTGGCCTATAATCAAGCCCATTGGCTTCAATCTCAATTATCAATTCCTTGATACGTGCCTCAGCATCTTCCATTGTGTTGCAACCACCTAGTGAAAGTTTCACACTTTTTAGATCACCAGCACCATGCCCTCGCGACATGTCGCGGGTAATGTAAAAGCGATTATCCCTCTTATCGTTGTAGATACCGAGGCCGTAACCGTACTTGCCAGTGCCGTAGCTCCGGTAGACCTTACGACCACGGCGCTTTGCGTGATTGGCCTCAACTGTTATTTCCTGAAGGTTTGATGGCCGATTATCCAATGGATTGTCATTGATATGATCGATATGGTAGCCCTCTTTTGGCCATCTGCCATAAGTTAGAAACCAGACTAGGTTGGCGTATGTCATTGAAACTGGGCCACCATCCCACATGATGTTAAAGCCCAGATAAGCATATACATCCTTTACCTTAGCAACCCCAGTAACTGGATCTAAGGTCACCTGGTCCCGCAGAAATGCTTCAAATTCAGGGTCGTGACGCTTTGGCATTGATAAACCCTCCATGTTGAGGAGGGCACTATGCGCACATTCACGTTCCCTTGTCAACTCATATTTGGGCCGACTGGCCCGGGAAAAAACCCATCTTGCACGTTGGCCGGTGAAATGAAGATCGGGTTGATCCGCTTCACCACGTTGAGCGTTGGCGAATCACCATCGCGGGCAATCAGCCGTTGAGTATAGTCCACCCACCGCTGTTGCAGGGTCACGTAACTGCCAAACCCCTTGATTTCCCAGAACATCCACTTGATGCCCAGGATGATGGCTTGATCGTCCAGCAGCGGCACGTCAGTGTCGTTGGCAAAATTCTGGGCAAAAGTGGTGTTAGTACCGCCGACGTTGACGGCAGCGCTGCTCAGGTACTCAAAGACCAACTGCAGTGGCTCGACGATCTCAGCCGGTGGCGGCCAGATCCTGAACTCATTGGAGCTGATGCCGGGGGTGCCACCTTGCCCCAACTGGCGGAAGTGTCTTCTTGGCCCCGTAACCACAATGCCTGACCGGTGCCACTGGTCCATCTGCGGGCTGTCAGGGCCTAACAGTTCCCAGCGGTTGGTGCGGTCCCACATTGTTCGGTTCTGGAACCAGTCAAAACCCACCGGCATGGGGTAAGTATCTTTCATGAACAACAGACTGGCACCAGTAACGGCACTGGTATTGGCGTTCTCCATGGTCATGGTCACCTGGGTGGAAGAATCTACGGTCAGCACCCTGGCAGCGGCCGGGATGCCGGGGCCTGAGACCATGAAGGTATAAGCGGAGATGCCAGTGGTGTTGGGACTGATATTAGTGATGACGGCGCTGTTCGCCGCCATGTTCCCGATCACCGTCGTAGGTACACTAACCAGCAAGTTATATTCGAACTGCAGCGTAGTCCAGTCATTCATGCGCCGCAGTTCGTCCAGCACCCGGTTGGCTAGTGCCCCCATCTGCGTGCCGGTATTGTCGGTGACCCCACCATTAGTGCCATAGACCGACGTTGAAACTGGCAGGCCCAGTTCCCTCTCGGCGTTTTGCACTATTTGCAGGATAGTCTGCATCTAGGTTTACCTTGCAATACGGGGCCGCTGCCGACGCGGCTTCTCAGCTGGCCTGAGTGACTCGCCAGTGGCATTGATCATCGCAGTCTGCGAGTCAAAGCTGGGCAGCTGCTGTGGGCGTTGCATCGCCCCGGCAATCAGGTTCTGCAGCTGCTGCAGGTTTGGTGCGGCCAGGGCGTTGTTCTTGGCCTGCTCAACCACAGCCTTGAGTTCTTCAACGGTACGGGTGAGCGTAGCAATCTCACGGTCCCGCTTCTCAAGTTCGTGACGCATCTGGCTGGCGTTTCTGCCTTTGGCAGCCATTTCCAGCCACTTCTTGGCTTCGTTTACGTACTTCTGCGCACCCATACCAATGGAGTCGATAGCAATGCCCGACAGGTCGGCGCATTGCTCAATAGTCGCAACGTTGTTGGCCCGCAGCATTGCCGCGATAGACGGGTAGTCCGGGTATAGCAACTCAATAGGCGCACCGTCCGGCTGCTGCTGCTTGTTCTGCTGGAACTGCTGCCACTGGGTTGGGAACCGGCGGATGTCATTTTCATTGGCCCGACGCTCAACAATATTCAGCCGTTCGCCAGGCGGGTGAATCCTGACAAATACCTGATCTTCAAAGTAGGGATGCCCAGTCTCAACTGATTTGGCCGGGATGTGCACCGGCTTGTTGTAGAAAATGCACACCAAATTGCGGTCGGTACCGTATTCAACAGTACCAATATCACCGCGCCAGTTGATGCCGGTGGCGGGAGAAAAGTCACTCATTGCACACTCCTCTAGTTTAGGTCATGCAAGATCTGCTGGGCACGGTGCTTCCACAAGTGCTTATCAGCAATGATCTTGCGGCTTTCGGTTATGGCCTTGTTGCGGGCTGCATCGTCCTGCAGCCAGTACTTGGCCCGTTCTACGAAGTTGTCAGGTGTGTATTCGCCAAAGTGCACATCAGGTTCGAAGCTGGTGGTGAGCCTGCCCGCTGCCTGCGGGGCAGCACAAGAATGTGCCATGACGAAGCCACCAACTGCCATTGCTTCCAGTACCCGGCTATGCAAACCAAACCCATTCCAATTATTGTGCAGGTTGATTTTTGAATTGCGGTAAACTTGGTACAGTATCCTCTCATCCTTGATCGGCGCATAGGTGCAATTGCCAAACTGGTAGTATTTCTTCCAATTAACACCATAAAATCCACACTTTGGTGACGCCAGGTAAGCCAATTGCGCCAATCGCAACCGATCAATATAACGTGGAAACTCAATAGCCATCCAGTTACAAGACTTCCTCAACGTCTCATGTTCACTTTCACTGATCTTTTCGGTTGAGATTATCTTATCAACAAATTTCTGCAGATGTTCAGCCATCAGGAAGGCGTTGGAGCTACCGGTCAGAGGCCGGTACAGAAGTTCAGCCTCCTTGAAGCAGCGCCTTTCCAGCGGGTGCATATCCATCTTGCTGAAAGGCAACGTAATGTACCCACAAATGGAAAAATCAAGTTCCCAAGAACCGTTTGCCTCATTCAGCAGTTCAGGACCAACCCCAGTCAACAGTGAGCCACGAAAATTAGGCCCTGCATTGTTCATGCCGATCCAGGTTTCGCTGCCCAAGGTGTAGATTATGTCATTGCCCCTGGATTGCCCGGCGTAGTCCGGTGCTTCTAAAGGGCGGTAGTCCTGAACCCAGGCAATGTAAACACAATGGAAAGGCAATGCTTCTGGCCGTGGCCGGTTGACCCCCAGGACTATGTCGTAGCAACCAGCATCCCTAATGTTGTAGCTGTCAGTTGGCATGAGAACGTAAGAATGCCCGGCAGCTTCCAGGGCGCGGCCCAGTTCATGGGCTATCCTGAAGTCAAACGCCCTCTCGTATTCAGGAATGAACAGAAATTTCATTGGTACCAGGATGCGCTAACCAGGGCATGATCAACGGCTGACGGCCCTTCCTGTACAACTCCAGCTTCTCACCCTTTTGCAGATAGGGGTTTTCATTCATCAACCGCACTCGTATTTCAAGCCTATCCCCTTGTAAAACTAGGGGGAAGTTTAGACTGTCGTGAAACATGAAGTGTTGCGAATCCGGGGCTGGCCTGGTGCATTCAAAGGCGAACTGAGTTGCCAGGTGATTGGGTGCCCACTTGAAGCCGTGGGACTCAAGTTGTGCCCGGTACATGCGGCAGATCAGGTGGTCCTCTTCCTTCAGGAAGAGCGGGAAGGTACCCCTGCGCTTTTCCAGGAACTGCATCAGCCGGGTTGAGCGTAGCCCACAGCCGTTGCCCACGTTCCAGTTGTCTTCATACCACCATGGGGCACCAACGTAGTCATACTTCAGGAATTCATTGGTCCAGCACAGCGTGTTGATGATCCACGAATCCCATTGAATGAAGATGGCAAAATCAGTGGTCAGGTACTTTGGCACCCGGTACCAGAAAAACTTGTTGTAGTCTTCGTGCTCCAGCCACGGAGCAACTTCTACCCACCGTGCCCCGCCTACCTTCAGATCAGTGTCTGAGAAAATGATGACGTCGCCAAACTCAATGCCACGAAGTGAGTCCTCAACGGCGAGCTTGGCTAGTTCTGGGCATGTAGTATCCATCATTACTAAAGAAACGCTAGGCAACTCAAGCTTTTTCATGCTGCTTTCTGCTGCTTCCACGACCTGGCAAGAAGCTGCATCTCCCTGGCCACACGCTCCATAACTTCGTCCCAGTCACCCATTTGCTTCTGGCCGAAGATGCGCATGGTTGGGTACCAGGCCGTGTCTTCACGATTGTCCAGCCAACGCCAACAATTGTCAAACCGGCTGAGCATCCACACCGGTTTGCCAAGTGCCCCAGCAAGGTGCGCGACTGACGTGTCCACGGTGATCACAAGATCCAGGTTTTCAATCATCGCAGCAGTATCAAAGAAGTCATAGAAGTCGGCCGTGAAGTCGCCAATGGCCATGTTCTTTGGGGGCTTTCGGCACTGTGGGCCAGGAAGCCCCATTTGTAGTGAGATCCAGGCAAGGTCCGGCACTGCATCAGCTACGGGGGCAAATGAATTAAGGGTCAGTGACCGCCTGCGGTCAATAGAACTGGCCAACGGGTTGTTGTCCCTATTCATGCCTGCCCAGCAGATACCCACCAGCATGCCAGGCGGCATGGCTTTGAGTTGTTCCCGGAAAATACCAACGCGGTGCTTGTCCGCGTAGACGTAGGGGCACTTCGCCGGAATTTCATCGTAAACAGACCACAAGATACGTGGCAGGGACATGAGTGGGGCAACGGCAACAATACCATCAGGCAGCATCTCACCAAAGGAAACTACACGATCCACCCCCTCCAAAGTTTCAGCAAGACGCAACACCGGGTGACGTACTTCCAGGAAGAGTTTGCCGTGCCAAATTTCCCTGACTATGGTGACGTAGCGCATGAACTGCAGGATATCTCCCATACCCTGCTCGCCGTAAAGCAATAAAATATCATCCTTGGATTTAGTATCCTCGCCCTGCCATTCAGGGTAGGGCAGGTTGCGCGCCGGGGATTGAGAACTTTTCCAGCGCCATTCGTACTCTTTCCAGCCCTCTTCAAACCGGCCCAGTTGCAACAAGCAGAAGCTATAACCCAGGTGGCCGTCAACGTAGTCTGGCCCTACTTCGGTGGCCGTTTTGTATTCTTTGAGTGATTCCTCAATCTTGCCCAGCCGCCTGTAGCAAGCACCCCGGTTACTGAATATTTCCGGTATTCTTCCGCCCTTGAGCATGGCCGTGGATAGATCTTCCAGCGCCCGCTCAAACATGTCCAGGTCCATGTAGGCGGCAGCCCGATTGTTGTAGAACTCAAATGCTTCGGGGTCTACGGCAATAGCCCGGTCATAATTGACAATGGCGTCGAACGGCTGGCCAAGTTGACCGATCATGGAAGCCCGGTTGTTCCAGGCCGGGGTAAAATCGGGCTTCACCAGCAGAATCTTGTTCAGGTACTCAATCGCCGTAAACAGATCACCTTTGGCCTGGAACCGTAGGGACTCAACGAACATATCTTGCCACAGCATTACAGGCTCCCTCTGTTGGTGGCCACACTTTGTCGCTAGCATAAGTAAAAGCTAGAGCCAGGACTGCGGCTATGAATAGAGCCGCAGCAGGTTCCAGGATCAGTCTTTTCAGGGTTTTAACTCTGGTCATCGCAGCGAGTGCATACTCATGCCGCCGATTGAACCGCCCGCCAGAATGGTCAGGATGGCGATGACGACGAGGATAAGCACAACCAGCCATATGGCCTGCACGACACGTTCGGGAATGGCTATCCCAAGAATTTGCTGAACGACGTAGAGAACAAACCAGATGATGGCGCACAAGACCACGAGGCCAAGCAGCATCCACAGCAGGCTTATTGCCATTGCTATCATAGCGTTTCCTCCTTGGGGAAAAAGCCCCCAGCCATTGGCGGCTGGGGTAGGTTGGGAGAAGTTACCCAGAAGAACCAACTACCGGGTAGTTGAGTACAGCGGTATTTGGCCCGGCTGTCGAGCCGGTTGCCTGACTGACCACGATGCCCAGAAGGCTGTACGTGGTGCCAGAACCACCACCGGTCGAGCTGACACGCCCGCCAATCGTGGCGGACGAGAACAGCTGCGCTTCCTTGGTGGTGGAAGCAGCGCAGTTCAGCCCAGGAGCGTTACCAGCACGCTGGACCCAGAAGAAGCTGCCCGTTTGCGTGCCCGAAGGCGCACCGACGAACATCGTCCCCAAACTGCCACCGACCACACCAAGCAGCTGCCCGGTGGGGGCGGTGCCGACGGTAGCGCCACCAATGAGTGCTACCGACCAGGAACCTGGCACGTCAGAGATGATGACTACGCTGCCAAGACCAATGGTGATGCTGGCAGTGCAGTACACCCAATCGGAACCATCAGTCCCAAAGCACCTGGTCCCTTTACCAAACGGTGGTGCCGGGTATTCAGGGAAGCTTTTCGTGTCGAGATAGAAGACGTTGTTTATGTCAACACCTTCCATGTTGAGAGTAGAATAGATTGCAGCAGCGGCCATGATAGGCCTCCTTACTTAGGGGTTGAAGCTTTTACGCTAACGGGGAAGATTGGTTTCTTCACCCCTAACATGCTTATGGTGCAGGGGAATTGGTTTCCCCCTGCACTTGAGCATTACGCGAGCAGGCCGCACCACAGGGTAGTGGTAGGGCCGGTCCAGATGATTGCAGTCTTCAGTGTCGTGATTGAGAACGGGTTGGCACCCGCATACGCCGCGCCACCGATGTTGATAGTGACACCGGCAGGCGCATAGACAGTAAGTACCGGACCCGTGGCATTGTGGATGATGAAATCGTCCACAAGACCTGGCGGGTTGGCACTTGATGGCGAAGGCAGGATGTAAGCGCCGGTTCCTGAAGTTGCGGCAACAAAGCCCTGTTGGCCATAGACTTGCGCAGCAGTTGCAGGGCTATTCCCGGTTGGGACGAGAGTGACAGGCCCAACTCCAGCTTCGGCCAATTGCGCGGCCAGTCTTGGGGGCACCCCAAGACCCATGAGATCTACAGCAGTTGTCATGACTGTTCTCCTTCTGGTTATGCGACCAGCACGCCCTGAAGGAAAGCGTTGCTCAGCGTCATGTTGCCCGCCCAGCCAATCAGCCGGATCATGGCATCCTGGTTGACCGAGAAACGATCCGGGTCAAGCGGTACCATGTTCCTGCGTGAGTGGGGCCGCCAGTGAAGGTACTTCGTGTTGAGGAAGTACATTGTCGTGGACGGCGCACCACCAACCGCAGAGCTAGACGAGCTAACCTGCGGCGGCAGCGGGTCGGAGCTGAAGCCCTGGAAGCCACCATCCAGCACAACGTCGCTGTTCAGGTATTTCAGCGAGTTGAAGCCGTACTCGGCCATATCCGGCGCGGCGTTCTCAGTTTGCACGCGCTGGATGGCCTGCAGTGACTGCAGGTAGTAACGATAGGTGACGTTGTCGGCGATGATCAGGTCCGGGTAATCACGCCCGCGAACCAGCAGCGTCCACAACGAGTCCATCTGGCTGAGGATGGTAGCGGCAGTAAGCGTCGTGCTGCCGTTGGTGACAGCCGACCATGCCTGGTTCTGCCAGAAGGTCCACTGCGAACGGTCAATGCCGCCCACCGTACCGGTTGTCGGCGAAGAAGCCACCAGAAGCTGGAGGCCGCCCACCGAGTTGCTCACCGTGCCGTCACCGTAGATACCCTGGCTGAGGCCGTTCATGAACGTATCTTCGGCGTTCATAATGCGGGACTCGAGCAGGTCGATGATGGCTTCCTCGCCGGAGTTTTGCAGTTCCTCCAACCCGCTGATGCTGACCGCAACTGCGGCCTGGCGGATCGGGTATTCAGCCGCCGTGAACACCTGCGACGGGGCAATATTCAGGGTTTGATAGCCCGAATACCACTGGAACGTCTGGTTGTCGGCGTAGTTGAGCTCTTGCACGATAGTACGGCCACCTGAGAAGGTTTTCAGGTTACCGCGCCGCGTAAGCCGCAGAAGTGCGGCGTTGTTGCGGCTCATGTTGTCGGCAAGTTCGCCAGTACGATTACGAAGCGTCGTAGTGACAACTTCCGACAGGTTCGGGAAAGCCATGACATGGCTCCTTTCTTCCCATAACCGGTTGAAGTTTGCAGCACCACTTCGCTGCGGGGTTCGCTTGGATTGTGGCCCAGGCTACTAACGTCAGCCTACGTGCAGAATGCTACGGCTGGCAGCGGCGTTTACGCTTGTGGGCGCCCCGTGATCGCCGCGACGGGTTTTACCCTTGGTAGGGTGAAATTACTCGCTCAGTTCCGCTATTGACTCGCGGAGGCTCTCAGCGACAGTCTTACCCTTCTTCCCCTTGACTGGCAAGGTGGGTGCACCGGGGGCATTACCGGTAAGCGAACCGGCCTGTGCCCTGCGCGCCTTGTTGGCTTGATCCTGCTGCGCTTTCTGCTCAGCCACTTGCTTTGCCTTTAGCTCAGCATCGGCCTTTTGGCGTTGATCGGCCAGGATTTTCTCACGGATCTCAGGCAGCGCCCACAGGGCCATGTCGTAGGCCCGGTCCAGGTCGGCCGCACCGTTGGGCAGCGGCGGCACTTCCTGAGAAGCAATCAGGCGGGCCATGGTACGCCGTACTTCTTCAAAGTAGGGCTTACCCTTGGACCAGCTGGCCAGGATTTCCTCAGTCTTGGCCTGGGATTGCTGCTGGAAGCTGCTGCTCAGCTGACCAAGCTGGTCGGTGAAACCCTGCTTCAGACCCTGCAGTTCCTGACGCATTTCATCGATGTACTTCTGCACCCCAAGCGGGATTTCACCCGCTGGCTGTGCTTCGGTCCCTGGTTGCTGCACAGGCTGTTTCCCAGCCGCCTGCTTTTCCTGCCAGAGCTGGATCAGTTCTTGCGGGATCAACCCTGGGATGGAACGCAGGTCATACTTGAAGGACTGCGCCAGGGCCGGGAAAGCTACCTGCGGGTTGGCGCTGAGGGATTCAAACCAGGCGAACAGTTGATTGACGGCCTGTCCCGGTGTATGGCCGTGGCGGCGGATGACTTCCATCCTGGGCTGCAGAACCTGGTCAATTTCACTGTACTTTTTCTTCAGGTCCTCAACGCCCTTGGCCATGTCCACTTCGCGTTTGCTGACGGCAGCCTGGATCACGGGCGGCAGGTTTTCCCACTCAGCCTTGGCTTCCTTGGTCCAGCCTTCAGGGGCAGCAACTGCCGGTTCAGCAGCTGCTTCCTCAGCGGGGGCGGCTTCTTCACCTTCAACCGGGGCAGTCTCAGCGCCCTGCACTTCTTCACGGCGGGCGGTGCTGACGTACTTGCCTTTGGTCTTGGGTGGCGGTTCCTGCGCCTTGCGGGCCGTATCAACGCTTTTCTCAAGCTGCTTGCGCAGTTCACCACGGCCACTGCCAGGTCCATCCGCTGCCCGCTCATTCATGGGCGGCGGCGCTGCAGGTTCCGGTGCACCAGTTTCTACGTTCTGTTCTTCAGCCACTGTACCAACTCCTCATTTGGGCGTGTTGTCAGGCCCGGTTAGTAACCACTACGAATCTTTCTCAACCAACCGAAAAAATCCAGAATAGATTTTTTGGCTGGCTTACCACTTTGCCTGATACTTCCATCCGGAAGTACCTCGACTGACGTATCATCTTCGCTGTGCAACAAAGCCTCAAGTTCTTCCACTGTTGTCCGTTTACGCATGGCCATTCCTCAGTTGGTAAATAGTTCTTTTGATGTCTTCGACCCGTTTCTCACGACTCAGCGGTACTGGTTTACGCGGGCGGGTGATGGCGGGGTCGTTGCCTACTTCTACGCAGCCCGCCGCTTTGGTTTCTGCCCTGAATGCCGCCTTTGAAGTGTGGTAGCGACCGGTGACCATATGTCGCGTCGGTTCCATTATATCGCTGATGACGTTCGGCGCGGCGCTACCACCCGCCAAAGGCGGGGCTAAGTGCTTTTCCACCAACTTCCCATTTCTGTACACGTACACTGACATTGGCCTTGCCCTTTTTCTTCTTGAAAAACAACTCAATCATTCCAGGCCGATGATCACGATGTGGCGGAGGTCTGCGGCGTTTTCGGCCGCGTCTTACCCTTTTCATCATGCTGACTTTCCAGGTACCTGGTGTGCTGGTGCTGCCGCAGATGGCGGCGGCGGGGGCATCATTGCCATTTGCATCTCATGGTGTGCCTTGAATTTCTCAACCTGCCCTTTCAGCTCCTGAATTTGCATTTCCATTTCTTTCATCTTCAGGTCCATCTGCTTACTGGCCATGTCAGCCTGGTTCTCTTGCTGAGTATTCTGGTTTTCCATCTGCTGATTTTCTAGTTCAGCCTTGGCGGCAATGCCTTCACCCTGGGTTTTCATTTGGATAGCTTGGATCTGGGCGTCAGCCTTCTTACCCTCAATCTGCATCTTGGCTTGAATTGGGTCAGGCTGTGATGCTGCTTTCTGGGCAGCCTCCTGAGCAAACGCCTCGGCCTTTTCGGCAAATTCCTCAATGGCCATTTCCAGGTCACGGCCAACACGATAGCCGCGCACGCCAAAAGTCAGAAGTTTGCCCAGCAAGGGAACCAGCGGCGGCAGCTGTGCACCCAGCGGCAGCGCCTGCACCAAGAAACCGGTGACGCTGGTCATGAACTCAGTGCGGTCCTGCTTTTCTTGGGCGGCGTCAGCGAAGATTGTACTGTCGACTTCAATGTCCACCCTGAAGCCGCGCAGCCGTTCATCACGTATCAGGTCCAGCGCCTTGGCAATGGCCTGTAGGGCGCAGAGCTTGCGCTGAAGCTCTGGGTCCATGGGTGGCAGCATGCCCGCACCAGGAGCCATTTGTGGCCCGCCTGGAGGCATCCCAGGCATACCCTGCCCTCCAGGCGGTGGGGCACCGGGCATTTGTGGCCGCAATGGTACGACATTTGAGCCGGGGGGTGGCCCAGGAATGACACCAGGGGGCGCAGCGGATGAGGGGGAGCGCGCGCCCCCTGGCGCTGACTGCCCCATGGATGTGGCAGGTGCCTGACTGGGAGGAGTCAGAGGCCCTTGGCCGGGGGCAGCAGGTGGTTGGTTCAGGGCCGACAAAGACGGCATATCGTCCTTGCACAACCCCTCTTCGTACAGCGCACCGCTGGCCTCAATCAGCGACTGCGGGGAAAAATGCTGGGCCATGATGTCGGCCATGATCCGCACAGTGTCACGGGCAAACCGGGCTACTTCGTTCTGCCGGTGGGTAAGCCGGGTGCCAGTATTGTTGGATTTCAGCCTGACCCCACCCAGGGTTTCCCTGGCATCGCTGGTGCCACGCAAAATGTCGTTGATCCCGGTCAACCGGTCCATTTCTTCAATTTGCTTTTGCTTGACCATCATCAGTTCGTTGATGACGTCCTTGATCACCTGCACCGGCATCAGCGACCAGTTGCCTTCCACGCCGCCCTTTTCGGCGAAAGCCGCCCAATCGTCCACCGGTATCAGTTCGTTCTCAATGCTTTCATTGAAAAGGCGCTGAATATCCTTGGCTGCCGCATTGTAGACACCACACATCTTGCAGGCTTTGGTGAGCATGGCGATGCGCTGGGTCAGTTCGTCAACCTGAATGGCCTGATCCTGGTACTGAATGAAATCAGGAACCGGGATCAGGGTGTTGTTGCTGGGGTTGGCGTACAGCGGGCGTGGCGTGGGGTAGAAGAACTCAAGCTGGAGCGGGTCCTCCTTGCGGTCACACAGGTGATCGTAGCCCATAGCTACCCAGTACAGGCATTTGTCGGTCTTGGACCAGATTTCGTACACTTGCCCTTTATCTTCGTCGGCCGACTGCAGCATGGTGTTCTGCACGCGGTCACCCCTGGTGTCCTTTTCCAGCGGGATGCCCTTGCCAACAACCGAACCGAACCGGCGCTTCATTTGGTCCCGCGACATGTACACGCGCTTGCCAATACCCGTAACTTCGGTCCAGTTCCTGGCGCGCACCGGGAAGGTGAAGAAGTCACACCATTCAACGAAGTCAACCGGAGTGCTCTCTCGAATAACCCTATCCCCGGTGGCTTCCAGCTTTTCCTCTTCCGGAGTCTGTTCCGCGGACTGGTCGTCATCAATTTCCTGCTTGACTTCTTCATGGTTGATCAGCCGGGGGCGAGTACGCCCGCCAGGGGTGGTGGTCTGTGTCTCTTGTTCGGTTGGCGGGGTGTGGCGGCCCGGCAGCTCCCCCTGCGTATCCCGCATGTCGGTCTGTGACTCGGGCGGCAGGGAAACGCCTTCCTCAATCTCAGGCTCATAGCGCACCCAAACCGTACCCCGGCCAGGGAGCAAGTAGTCGGTAACCGCTGCGTTGAGGGCGTCATGGAACCCGCAAATCTCAATTTCATTGCGTAGCGCCCGCTCCAGGATCTGCGCGGCAGTGCGGCCAGCCGGGTCAGGGTCCTTGAACCTTCTTTCGGCAATGGGAAGCGGGGTTTTGCCGTACAGTGCCGGTTTCAAGATTTCAATATTGGACCACAAGGCGTTGTAGCGGCGCTGGCCTTCCTCGTCAGTACGGTTGCGTTCGTCACGGTAGCGTTTGACAATGGTTTCGCCACGCTTGACCCAATGCTTGTGCTGGCTGTTGTCCTTGACGTAGTTGATCTGATCCAGCCAAAACTTGGCCAGGCGTCGGCTTTCATCGCCGCCATCAGGTCCAGCTAGTTCGTCAAGTTGGACAGCCATCAATGGATCCTAGAAACGTGGTATTTCCCACGGTGTTCGTTGGCTTCAAACAGGTCGTTCAAAGTCACGGTGCAGGTCAACGGATCAGTTGAAAGTACCTTTGGCTTCTCAGGCTCTTTAGGTGCTGCCCGGCCTGAAACCATCTTATCCAAGACCTGGCCAATCAAGCCAATGGCATCAACCTGGTCGTCGTGCTTACCCGCAGGAAACGTCATCAATTCACGCCTGAATTCCGGGTACCAGGGGGCGTGAATGGGCACATACAGGCCGTCCATAGCCATTCTGCCCCTGATGGACTGTGCCCGCACCGCCTTGTCACCACGGGTAGGAAACTGGGCACGGGCTATGTAAAGGTGCCGTTCCCTCAGGCGCTTGGTCAGGAACGGCCCGACACCCGACTTGACCTGCCCAGTTTCTTCCGCCCACCCCAGTGGCCGCCACTGCGCGACCATGTTGCACAGGGCCTCAACCCACTTGTCGGAAGTTGCTTGTTTGCGCCACAGGTCAAGAAGAAACACGCGGTTATTTGGGTCAATCCCCACCACCACATGCACAGTGTAGTCGCCGCCTTCGCTGGTTACGGCATAGTCACTGGCACCGTAGACGTGCATTTCGTCCCGTTTGGGGACGGTCACTGCACCTGGAGGGTCGGAAAGCCTTGAATATGGCCGTAGCCATTCGGCGTCAAAGTAGTCACCTGTATCGGGTGCGGGTCGCTGCTGAAATAGAGCGGACCAAGAACGCGCGTTTCGACGAAAAGGTGCAAAATGTTGTTCGGTAAACCACTCTGGCCATAGTATCTCACCGGGTTTCCGGCGTAGGGGGTCGTCGTCACGTTCAGCGACTGCGGGTAGGCAAACCACATACCAATCATTGCCATCTTGTCCTTTGATCATGCCGGATTCGCCATTGTAGTCAGCAGGCAAAATACGTCCAGCAGGGTCGTCCTCATGCCAGCGGGTGATGATCCCAACTTCCCAGGTAGTAGGCTTGCGGCGGGTTTGCAGGTCGTCCATATAGGCGTCCCAAACCTTATCCCGCTGCACCTTGCTGTCTGCAGCCTCACGGCCCTTGATCAGATCGTCCCAAATAATGCCGTCAACACGGTTGCCGGTGATACCGGTCAGGATACCAGCTGCCATCCATTCACTGCCGTTGGTGAGCGCCCATTCGTCAACGGCTGAAGAAGTTTCACTCAGTGTCGCGTCAAAGATTCGTCGGTATATTGGCTGAGTGACGATTGAACGTGCACGGCGTCCAAATTTCTTCGGGAGATCAGAGGCGTAACTCGCAATAATGACTGATCGCTTGGGGAAACGTCCCAGAAAATGGGTTGGAAATACCACACTGGAGTAAATGCTTTTGCCGCTTCCAGGTGGCATAAGGCCCATAAGACGTGTAATTTCCCCATCCTCAATCTTCTGGAGGCACTCAAGCCACAGCAAATGGTGAGCGCCAAACGCCTTTGTGTTCGGGACGAACTTCTGTTTTTCATCATCTTGGTCAATTGAGTGGGGTGCCGTCGGGATCTCGATCGAGCTTGCGTAAGTCAATAAGTGGTTCCTGGCGCGCAGGCGCTTTTGGCGCTCCTCGCGTAAGGCTCTCAATTCGGTCGAGAGCCTTGTCAATTCTGGTGTCAAGCTCTTTCTGTGAGATGTCGGTTGCTTTGCCATTGGCGTCCAGGTGTGCGTTGATGTTGGTCTGATTGGCCTTGCCGTAGGCGCGATCAAAGAGCAGCGCGGCAGCAGCAAGCGCAGCGGTTTCGTTGGGTGAAGTCTTTGCAATTTCGGCTACCCGCCGCATGGCCGCATCAGCGTTCTTGCGGGCAAGTTCCTGGATCTCCCGCGATTCTTTGGCCACGGTTTCCTGCAGCCTGAGCCGCTTGCGTTTGACTTTCGTATGGCTTGGTTTCATCACGACCTTTACCCCTTGACGTTTAAGGGACTGCAGATGCCAGAATTTGTACATGCCCCGCATGCGCTTCACGTGCGCCTCGGGCGACATTTGCCCAGGTGTTGGGGGGCCAGCAGGGGTTGGTATAGTAGTAACTGGTACTCTGCCGGGCAAAGATACCTTTAGTCTTGGACGTACAATCGGCACCATTTCTTTGGCTCTATGTAACCTTTGACTTTTTCGCAGCTGTGCGGGTCAATGAAATGTTTACAGGCACATCTTGGCCACCGTGGTGTCCAGCCGCAGTGCGAACCTGAGTGGCCGTCGCTGTAATCAACGTCCTTTTTGTCCTGTTTTTCCTTGCCATTCCCCATAGCCTTTTCCATCCTGGCAATCAATCCTCTATTGACCGGCGGGGCGTAGTAAGGCTGCATGTCCAGGTTGGCAGGCACTTTCTTCAGGGCCTCGTGTTCATCAGCTTTGATGAATGGCTTGAGGGCGTCGTTATAGGGGTTCCAGAACAAACCGGCTGAGATGACACCCCGCCGCTCATAACCAGTAGCGGCTTGGTGTGCGTCGGCATAGGACCAACCGCAAGCGTCCATTACTGCCTTCTCAAACCGTTCGTGCATGGTGAGGAACCTGGATGCGTCAAAAGTCTTCTTGTGTCCGTCTTCTTCAATGGTCAGTTCCTCAGGAAAGTGACGGTCTATGTAAATAGTTTCCCCATTCTCTGAGTAGCCACTGAGGTAAGGCAGGTCGTAGTCGCAGTTAATGTCCTGAACCCGATAAAGTAATTTGGTCACCTCAGGGTTCTTCAGCAGCCGGTCAATGACCTGGCTGGCCTGGCCACTCCCTTCATTATGGTCGTGTCCACAGGACATTACAGTTTCTTACCTGTTTTCGGCACGCCCACCTTGTGCGCATGGGGTACGCCAGACAGCCTGAGTGCCCCCTCTATCTGATGGGCTTTGTGACCGAAGCCATGAGCCTTGGGGTGTGGCTGCCTTAGAACCGGCCCCAGGGCGTGAGTACGGCCTGGGTGCAGGGGCACCGAAGTAGGCTTGAACACGCCAGGGGTCTGTACCTTACCCACGGGGTTTTCCCCGGCCACTTTCTTGGCCGGGACTGCAGGCTCAGAAGCGTAAAACGGCTTCTTACTTGCCACGATGGCCCACCCGGTGGGCACCTGAATGGCCAGACATGCGCAGGACACCTTTACGCTGACCACCTGCATGTCCGTAGCCATGTGCCATGTTTGCAGCCGGTGGTCGGAAGCTGTGGGCTACCCCACCAAAATTCTGTCCTACGTGGTGTTCGGCAATGTCGGTGCGGCCAGCACCCAGGCTCTTGCCCTGAGGCTGGCTGTGGTTCCCAGGAGCTGGCCCCTTTTCCTGCAGTTCGCTGCCGCCCCGGTCAGCCGGGCCGTTATTCGCAACTTCGCCATGGTGCTTGCCCATACCTGAGCCTCCTTTTCCATGATGTTCAGTCAGTTCTGCGTCGTAGCTTTGGTTTGGCCTGTGGCCAGTAAATGTAGGAGCGTTGCCAATGGATTTGCCACGCGGCTGCTTGGCATGCGCCCCGGCGTTGTACTCACCATACGGCGGCTTCCCTTCACGCTTGAAGCCAGGGTTCCCTGGGAAGTGGCCGCTGCGGTCATAGCTGCCACCACCGCCATGTTTCACCGAATCCTCCTTCTTCAGGAATTTGGTATTTCTGGACTCAGTGCTTGCTCCGCCAAGAGCTGCCTTACCCATGGCATTGTCACGCTTTGCCCTGGACGCACCATATTTCTTGCCTTTGTCGGCGGCATGAAACTCTTTGGCCACCTTCTTAGGGATACCGGCTGCTTCACCAGTTGGTTGCCAGCCATGAGCAATGGCAGACATAGTCTTGGCTTGCTTGACACTGTGTGACGGCATTTTCGCTCTCCTGTTTCTGAGCGTGGTCGTGGCTAGTTCAGTCAGTCCGGGGCTGGGCATGACTAGGAATTCTTCAATTGGCCCAGCGTAACGAAGAAGGGCAGGTTGTGCGGCTGTTCAGTGCCGCCGCCAGGTGGAGTGACACCGCCAGGATGGAAAAGCGTGCCCACCATGAGAAGTATCGTCATTGATTTGCTACCTTCAGTTCGTCTTGTTTCGTTTCGTGGCCGCAGTAGCGCCACCACATGGATCTGTAAGCATCTTCAACTTCCCCAACATAATCACCGCACAGCGGGGATTTAAGGAACTGATCGCGCAATTCACTGCGGGCCTTGCTCAGTTCTGTACGTTCGGCTGCCAATTTGACCGCCTTGTTCACGTAATCGTCTATTGACTTGGCAACCCAATTATCCCGTCCCATGATGTGCAGTGCCGTGGCAGTGGTCCTGCCACCTACCTGGCCATTGTAAAGGGTGATCACCGGGACACCCATGTAGAGGATTTCCAGGGCGGTGACACCGCCAGTATGCGGGAAGGTATCAAGCACCAGGTCGACGTTCTGGTAGATCAGAAACTGCTCGGGGTGAGAGCAATCCTGCATGAACAGGATGCGCTTAGGGTCAACATCGTGCATTACTTCGCGGATGCGCTTGATAGCGTAAGGCCGACGCATCCCCAGATCTTTGACTATCAACCGGCTGTTTGGCGTGCGCAGGAGTATCTTGTGCCACGCTTCTAGCGACTGTGGGCTGTATTTCTCAAACCGGCCAAAGACCCCAAAGGTGAAAATGCCATCCCGGCCTACTGGCGGGTGGCTGGCGCTGGGCTGATTGTAGTTCGGCGGTTCGTAGGCCACCACACAGGAAATATCCCATATTTTCTCAGCGAAGAACTTGCGCTCTTCTTCAGGAATTGAATAGGGATCAGCAAAGAAGTAATCAATCTCAGGGCAGCCGCTGCCATGAGCAAAGCCCCAAGCATGGATCTGAACCGGTGCCGGTTTACGGGTGAAAAGTGGCAGACGATTGCCCCCAGTATGACCAGATAAATCAACCAGAATATCAATGCCGTCAGCCCTGATCATGGCCTCAGCTTCTTCATCATTCTTAGCTGAAATATCACGCCAGTTGGTCTTTTCCATAAACCGCTTGGTCTGAGAATCATCAGTACTTGCTGGCATCGTCATGTAGCAGTAAGGATCATAAGCATTGCGCTCATGGTACAGGATCACCTTGCCAAAGATGAAGGCTGCCGAATGCATCTTGAAGTCACCGCCGACGTAGCCTATGCGCAGCTTGCGGTCCGGTACGCGGTCATTGGCGTGCGGTTTCTTCTCACCTTTATAGGCAAACCGCTCATACCACACCTGCCGCGCCTTGTAGTTTTCTTCCGGCGTGGTATTCTTCAGCGTGCGGACAAAAACGCTGTTGAATCCCACCATTTCCCTTGTTGAATAAGGTGGCTCGAACGGCTTGGCTATGGCCGCCTCATAAGCCTCACAAGCCTCTGCTGCCTTCGCGCAGGCAGTAAGGATCATGCCCTTGGCGCAAAATGCATCGGCACTCTCAACAAGATTGATGGACCGGTTGATGGCTTTCAGCGCCTCGTCAGGCCGTTCTACCTCAAGCAAGGCCAATGAATAATTGTACCAAGTTGTTGAATTCTTATCGTCGAACAGTAGCGACCGCTCAAGCCGCTGAATGGCCGCCAGAAACTGACCTTGCTGCGCCGCCATGACCCCGTGGTTGGCAGTAATCGGCCCATTGTTTGGGTCGATACGCAAGCCTTTGAAGTAGGCTTGTTCGGCCTCAGCAAAGCGGCCTGCTACATGATGCTGCAGGCCAATATCTAGCCACTCCTCAGCCATTGAGGAGCCAATACGCGGAAGCAAGTGGAACGGCTGTGGCATACTCTACCTCACTGAGCTGGTATTATCAGTTTTAGATTGCCAGTTGTTTTTAGCGGGATACTGAGCGTTTGTGCGGCGAAGGACATAGTTGCACTTGCACCTGTAGGGCCAAATGCCAAGTAGGTATTCAACCGAGTGTAGAAGCTAGTGATTTGGCCAGTCGTAAGCGAGGCCCCCATGCTGGCTACAGAAATAGTATTCGGAGTGCCAAATGCTTGGGTATTGGATAGGACGGTAAAATTTCCAGAAGGAACTGCGGCAGAGGTTCCGTTAGGATTAGAAAACAAAGAGCCGCTCTGATACAGTGCAGACGCAGCCGCCCCCGTTCTATTTGCTACCCAATGCCCTATTCTCGTACCCGGTACACCTTGACCACCCGACTCAGGGCTGTCATTGATGCGGCAATAAGCATTCCCGTCGCCAAAAAACGTCATGAACAGATTGCTGTCACTTCCAGTCTTCGACCCGATACAACATCCACCGTTTACTGTTGCAAGATTTGTCATCATCCAGACAGAGTAATGTGCATCGTTTTGCGTATATAGACTGCTGCCGGAACCAGAATAGCCGGTGTCAATGTAAGGACCTGTACCAACACTATCCAGTCCCGCATAGCCTGTGTCGACCGTAAATGATGGACTACCCGATACAGTCGTTTGCGCTGTCGCCAGAGTGTCGCCGACAAGATCAGTCAGGGCGCTTTGCGTGTTCTCGGCGGCAAAAAGCCATAGCCGTTCGAGTTTAGCCCAGACCCCATCTGCCTTCAGGCCAACGATCAGGTTGTCGACCAGCGTCTGACGGCCAGCGCTGACGGTGCCGCCGTTGGCAATAACCGCATTCACCCAAGCAGTAGTCGCTGGATCGGGCATCTAGCCTATCCGCCAGTTAGTGCCGTCGCACCACACTGGCACTGTGCTACCAGCACCACCAGTTCCGGCAACAATTGCTCCAATGTTGGTATTGTTCGTTACTGCAACCGTGCTATCGGTCACAAACATCCTAACGCCCTTGAAGCAGGAAGCGGGCGTCGGCAAGGCCGCGACAGTGTACGCCTGCGACGTGTTTATAATGTCGTACCCCAACAGCGTGCCAATGAACCCAGTCAGCAGGGCTGTCGCATTCGACATGAAGTTGTTTCGCACAGTCAAATACGAATTGCCGTCGCTGCGGAACACGCCGTCAACGGATACCCCCGGCCCATCCAGGAGCGTAGCCCCTGCACCGATGCTGTTGAGAAACAGCGGGTAGGCAGTAATGCTCGCGCCAAGAGCACCCGCCGCCGTTCTGCTCAGCGTATAGGTGCCAGTCCCCCCGCTGCTTCCTGTCAACTGAACAACTACCGTTGCCCCCGGTGCCGTGCCGCCGCCCGATGGAAACGCAGTATTATCGTAAATGACCATTCCATTCCTGAGAGCCCCAGACCCAACGGCAGAAACCGTCAATGTAGTTCCAGAAATGGTCGCGGTGCCCGTAAACTTGGACGCAGCCTGGCCGCAGTTGATGGCATAAACCGAGCCATTGTTCTTGATGAACTGAAAACTTTCCGTTCTGGAACCCTGAATTATCATTGTGCTGCCAGAGACAACATCAACATCGCAATCATTACCATCGAACGCGGTATTGATGACGACCGGCGCGGTGGCGTTGTTGTTGGTCTTGATCCCTACGGCACATGAGCCAATCGCGCCGCCGATCACCCGCATATTCAGTGAATTAGCCCCGGAGACAAACAGGCCGTATTGCTCATGCGGCCCCATGTTGCAATTCAAATAGGTGTTTTCCGAATTTGCGGCGCTAGCGGTCGACCCGTGTACCACCCCGTTGCTGGTGGTGCTGGTAGAGCAATTGACGATCAGATTGCTATGGGCGCTGGAGCCGCCATTGACGCCATCGGGGCCAAACCACAGGCAAGCCGTGTAGTGGTTGGTCGGGTCGGTCTTCCCCTCAAAGCTGATCCCGGAAATCTCACAGAAATTGCAACCGTCGAGCCACAGAGCAGCTATGATGTTATCCGCAGTCGGTGGCGTGGTAATCTGGCCCTGGTAGTTTATGACCGACGAAAATTGCCCGTCGCCAAATATCCTGCCGCCCCACACCGCCGTCACCCGCAGTGACGAGTTGATCAGGTACGTCCCATGCGGGAAATAGACTGGGGTATTATTAGGGCCGCCACCGTTGCCGTGAGGAGAGGCATTGGTGCCGAATGCAGCATCGAATGCCGCTTGAATCGCAGCGGCATCGTCCGCCACTCCGTTGCCGACAGCACCGTAGTCCTTGACGTTGATGACTTGTGCGGCGCGGTCGCCAAGGCTACGCGAAGTGGTCGAGCCGGTCGATTTATACAATGCCGTGGCAATATTTACGGTCATAGCCCAAGTACCCTTCCAGCATCGTCGACGAAGGAAGTGACGCCAGCGTTGTCAACGAAAACAGAGATATTTGCATCATCAACGAGATGCACCACTACCACTACCGGCGGCGGTTTCGGCTTCTTACCCATCACGGACCCAATCTCACGGTAACATTAACGATCACATTGCCGGTTATGGGCAAGATCATGCCAATGTTCCCCAGCCAATCCCCTATGTCGTCCAGGAAAAAGTTAAATCCACCGTCGTCAACAAAGACCAGCACGTTGCTATCATCTATAAGCTGTGCAGCCATCGCCAGCCCCTACGGTGCGAACATCATGAACGGCAGTATGATAGGCTGCAACGCACCTGGGAAAAGAAACTGAGTAACTGTAGTTTTACCGCTACCGTGCTGTGAAAATGCAGGGAAGGAATTGGTATAGCGCACCGTCGGTGTTGCACCTGTTCGCGGTTGTGGGGCACCAGGGTACCGGTAGTTCTGCACCGCAGTCTGGCCGCTGCCATGCTGCGGTAACGGCCCGCCGGGGAAGGCATTGGTGTAAGATAGCTGGGTCATTTCAACCTGTAATCTTCTGTGGATTGAGCAACGTATGGATCACTGGCCAAAACGGTGTCATTTGGCCCGGCACTGAGGTTGAGGTAGTTTGTCGTGTTGTTATAGAAGACATTCCAGTCAATATATTTCCTCAACCTTTCATTGGTTGTTGCCGTGCCAGTTTGCAGCTCTACCCCGTAGGTTGACGCTGTAGTATGATTGCTGATAATGTTATTGGCTACGACGAGGCCAGAACCCCCACCAGTCTCGTCAACAATGGCACTCCCGCCATTGCCATCAAAAATATTGTTGACAACAGAGACAAACCCAGTAAGGACATCAAGGCCCCGTTTCCCATTTTTGGCAATAATGTTGTCGTGAATTTCATAATCGCCAGACGCAGCATTAACTATTACGGCAGAGCTGACGCAATCGTGAATGTTACACCACTGAACTGCCCCTGGCCCTGAACCTATGTAGACAACAGAATTTGCAACATTAGGTGTCCCTGCAGCTGATGAAAAAAACTCACAGCCAAGACATTGAACTGCACCATCACCGTTAAAATAGATATCATCTCCAAGTTGGTCTATTACACATCCAATATAAACATTCGGGGCGGCATTTATGGTGTTCTGAAACATAACCTGACCAGCAGTCAAGGTACCAGACACAACCCAAATACCCCGAAACTGTATACTGGCCATGGCCTTCATGAAGGCTGAAGTATTAATCTGAACAGTTGGCATACCACCAGTCGTATCTGGCGGGGCCTTGTATCCAGGCGTGGCCGGGTCATTGAGGAAATAGATGAAACCGTTAGTACTAAGGTTCCCGTTCACAATGCTGTTGCTTGAGGCTGCTGTGTAATCGTAGACATAAGACGCTGGATTTGGCACGGCCGTCCCAAGTATGTAAATTATGTTCCCAGGTACCAATGCAGCTGCCGTAGTCGTAGCGTTGGTCCAAAAATCACGCCAGGCACCACCCATCGCACCAGTCATTGCTGCACCTGCACCCGTGGTACAGGTACGGTCCAACGTCCAGGTGCTGGCAGCGGCGGCAGTGATGAAATACCATCCGGTGATAAAGTTCGTGCCGCCGGTAATGTTCACAACATTGGCAATATCAGCAGAGCTGCCGGTGACCCCCACCAAGGTGATGATATTGGTTATTCCTGCCGTCGTAGCGCGGACGGTAGTGCCATTGAAGGTGACAAATGCAGCATCCTGCTGTGAACGATCAGTCCCCGGCGTAGACAGACCAGCATCGTAGCCGCCACCATTGGTGTTGCTGCCGCCAGGACGGACGCGCCAAATAGCGGTTGGTTGGATAGTCATTAAATCAACTCAGAGCATGTTATTGGGGCCAGTGGCCAAGACAACTAGCTGCTTGAGTTGGGCTGGGGTTGCCCCGGCAACGCTCATTGTGTGTTCTCCTTACGGGAAGAGATAGCCAACAATGGAAGCTGCGTTAAGGATAGACTTGGTAGTGGCACTGACCCCAAAGGCAATGGTTATGCCAGCAGCAATATCCTGAGCCAGGCCAATGATACCGCCAGAAACGACGGCAGCATTGACGTTGATGAAAGCGTTGGCTGCAATCGGGGCCGCAGCCACGTTCGTTGGCTGAGCCGTAGAAACAAGCACGGCTATGGTATTGAACGTGGCCACTGCCGACGTACCGACAACAGCCTGAACAGAGTTGATGCGAAGAGTTTTACCCGCTGGGATGACCCAGGCAGTTGTCGCTGCCGCTGCCTGTGTTACGCCAGTATAGACCGTGAACAGAAGGGTTGTCAGTGCCGCAGGCGGGATAGTTGTCGTGACAACTATCACCACTTGAGTTCTGGCTACATCAAAGACACTTATGTCTCCGGTACCGACCATCACCACCAAGCCTGTGGCATTGACGGAAGGCACCCCGGTCGTCATCACCACACTGCTGATAGCAACAGTTACTGTCTGTGTGGGTGCAAGCCAAACTAACTGTCCGGTAACAGCAGCCTGAGTAGTTGTCAGCACTATGCCAGAAGCACTGATGGTGCCACTGACCAGTACCGATCCTGAGATGCCAACCGAACCTGAGACACCCACCGATCCAGTGTTAGTTACCGTTACCGTACCGGTTATGGTCGTAGTGACTGTGGCGGTAACAGTGGCCGTCAGACTGATGGTTTGAGTTGGGGCCAGCCAGACTACTGCACCTGTCACAGCGGCCTGGGTAGTCGTGGCAACAGCGGTAGAAGCAGCAAGTGCTACAGAAAGCGTCTGAGTTGGAGCCAGCCAAACGATCTGGCCAGTAACTGCGGCTTGGGTAGTTGTGTTTACTACCCCAGACATAGTGATGGTGCCGCTGACTACTGCAGAAACTGATGCACCTTGCTGGATGGTTACGGAAACACCGCTACTGACGGTGACTGTACCACTGATAGCAGCAGATACTGTCTGCGTAGGTGCCAGCCAAACCAGTTGTCCGGTTACCGCTGCCTGGGTGGTAGTATTTCCTATTCCTGATACAGATATTGTACCAGACACTACAGCAGAAACAGAAGCACCCTGCTGAATAGTGACTGAAACACCACTACTGACAGTGACCGTACCACTGACAACTGCAGATACGGAAGCACCCTGCTGGATAGTGACGCTTACACCGCTAGATACTGTAACCGTACCACTGACAGCAGCAGTAATCGTCTGTGTCGGTGCCAGCCAAACTAGCTGTCCAGTAGCTGCTACCTGGGTGGTAGTATTTCCTATTCCTGATACAGATATTGTACCAGATACTACTGCAGATACTGAAGCTCCCTGCTGAATAGTAACTGAAACGCCACTGCTGACGGTAACGGTCCCGCTGACAACTGCAGAAACTGAGGCTCCCTGTTGAATTGTTACGCTGACACCACTGCTGACAGTAACGGTCCCGCTGATAGCTGCAGATACAGTTTGTGTTGGCGCAAACCAGACTACCGCGCCTGTGACAGCAGCCTGAGTAGTCGTAGCTACTGCGGTAGTACCAATGTTGACTGACAGTGTCTGCGTAGGTGCCAGCCAGACTACCGCACCAGTAACCGCAGCCTGAGTTGTCGTCGCTACTGCTGTAGAAGCACCTATTGCTACAGTTAGAGTTTGAGTGGGGGCCAGCCAGACAAGGACGCCAGTGGCGTTCGCTTGAGTAGTGGTCATCACCGGTCCAGACAGGGAAACTGTACCGGTGCCTACTGTGACGGTCCCACTGACAACCGCAGAAACAGATGCACCCTGTTGAATAGTGACCGAGACGCCACTGCTAACAGTGACTGTCCCAGACACAACCGCAGAAACCGAAGCTCCTTGTTGAATTGTTACCGAAACACCGCTGCTGACGGTAACCGTACCGCTCACTGCAGCCGAAATAGTTTGCGTCGGGGCCAGCCAAACCAGCTGTCCAGTTACTGCAGCCTGAGTAGTGGTGTTTACTATCCCAGATGCAGTTATGGTCCCAGATACTACAGCAGAAACTGAGGCCCCTTGTTGAATGGTTACAGAAACACCAGAACTGACGGTTACAGTACCAGACACTACAGCAGAGACAGAAGCACCCTGCTGGATGGTAACTGATACACCAGAACTGACGGTAACTGTTCCGCTAATAGCTGCAGATACTGTCTGTGTCGGTGCAAACCAGACTACTGCACCAGTAACCGCAGCCTGAGTAGTTGTAGCTACTGCTGTAGAAGCACCAACCGCAACATTGAGGGTTTGTGTGGGGGCAAGCCAAACTAGAATACCAGTGGCATTGACCTGTGTTGTGGTCATCACTGGGCCAGACAGAGATACCGTACCGGTACCTACCGTAACTGTCCCGGAAACTACAGCAGAAACAGAAGCTCCCTGTTGGATGGTGACTGAAACACCAGAACTGACGGTAACTGTCCCACTGACAACCGCAGAAACAGATGCGCCCTGTTGGATAGTGACTGAAACACCACTACTGACGGTAACCGTACCACTGATAGCAGCAGATACTGTCTGCGTAGGAGCCAGCCAAACCAGCTGTCCAGTTCCAGCTGTCTGAGTGGTGGTATTTACTATCCCAGATGCAGTTACAGTACCAGAAACTACAGCAGAAACAGAAGCACCCTGCTGGATGGTAACCGAAACACCAGAACTGACGGTAACGGTTCCACTGACAGCTGCCGTCAGGGTCTGTGTTGGTGCCAGCCAAACTAGTGCACCAGTCGCAGCAGCCTGAGTGGTTGTGGCTACTGCCGTAGTAGAGGCCGCACCACTGACAGAAACAGTACCTGAGATTACAATTGTGTTAGAAACACTGACGGTACCACTGATAGCAGCAGATACTGTCTGCGTAGGAGCCAGCCAGACTACAGCACCAGTGACTGCTGCTTGCGTCGTAGTAGCAAGAGCTGTCGTAGCGAAACTGGCACCACTGATCGAGACTGTGCCACTGACAGCAGCAGAAATCGTCTGCGTTGGACCCAGCCAAACTACCGCACCGGTAACCGCAGCCTGGGTAGTCGTAGCTACAGCAGTGGTGGCGAAACTGGCACCACTGATTGAGACTGTACCACTAACAGCCGCACTAATTGTCTGCGTGGGTGCGATCCAGACTACCGCACCTGTAACAGCAGCCTGAGTGGTCGTGGCAACTGCTGTAGAAGCCCCAATCACCACAGACAGTGTCTGGGTTGGAGCCAGCCAAACTACTGCACCGGTAACTGCCGCCTGGGTAGTCGTAGCTACTGCTGTAGTTGCGAAACTGGCTGT